ATACGATAATACTTAAGTATGAACGAAGATACGCACTTCATCATTGGACTAATCGTTATGTTTGGAATGACCGTAGGTCTATTCCTAGTCCTTTATGAGGACGGCACTTCGTTCGCCTTGTTCAAAAAGTTACGCTGCAAGCTAAGGTTACACAAATTCAATAAGAAGATAGCTACTACGAAGATGAAGCTTTACTATTGTTCTTACTGTAAGGCCAAGAGGGTTCATCCGCCTCTAAAGATCATTCAGGGTGAAAAGAAAGAAATGGGCAGTTTTAAATTTTAGGGAGAAAAGATGAGAGCTAACGATTACGTAAAACTGGCTACTGTTACTGAATCTAAGGATTTTGCTGCTATTAGCAGGAGATTTGACGACGTTGATACCATTCGTCTTTGCCATGCCATGATCGGCCTCTGCACTGAGGCTGGAGAGTTTCAGGATGCCGTTAAGAAGTCCTTGTTTTATGGCAAAACGCTTGACCGCACTAACCTAGCTGAAGAGCTAGGCGACATCATGTGGTACGTCGCTATTGCCTGCGACACCCTAGGCGTCAACCTCGAAGACGTTATGGAAAAGAATATCGCCAAACTAAAGGCACGCTACGGCGATAAGTTCACTGAGCAAGCTGCCTTAAACCGTGACCTAGAAACCGAGAGAAAGATCTTGGAAGGATGAGTTGGGTAATTAGCGCCGTAATCGTAATTGCGCTCATCGCATTCCTAGAATACAAAGGAGTTCCTGTACATGAAATCTTTACTAATGTTGATTCTGACGATTGGGATTTTGAGTAGCTGTTCGCACGGAGTGACCAAACACCTTCGTTCGAACTGTGAGTCCGCAAACAGAAAGGGTAACACCTGCGAACTCAACACGCTTTGCTACTGCGAAGATCTACCTGAACATCAAGTTCGCGAGCGTAACTAACACTTCAGGGCCTTAGCTACAGCGCTTTTGGTAAGACCTACCTCAAGGGCGATTTTAGAGTAGCTAAGGCCTTTTTGTTTCAACTCCTTAAGCTTCTCCCTATCGCACTGAACTGGACGACCGAGCTTAACGCCCTTCTCGCGAGCCGTATCCACTCCAGCCTGCACACGTTCCCTAATAATGTCACGTTCAAGCTGAGCCATTGCCGCAATAATGGAATACATTGCCTTACCCATCGGCGTACCAGTATCGATGTTTTCTTGGTAGCTAATGAAATTAACGCCAAGACTATTGAATTCGTCAAGGGCATTAACAAGGAATTGGCTTGAGCGAGCGAAACGGTCAAATCGCCAAACCAAGACAACGTCGTGTTGGCGCTTGCGGACAGCGTCTAACATCGCGTCTAACTGCGGTCTTTTGGTTTTAGAGCCGCTAATGCCTTGGTCATGGTAGATCGTATAGGTCCAGCCACGAGCCTGCGCATAGGCCTCTAAATCCTTAAGCTGAAGGTCAACGGATTGTTTCTTAGTGGATACGCGGACGTAAATTGCTGCTCTCATACTTAGAGAGTACAGCTGCCCGGTGGAAAAAGCAAGTCTTTTTTCAACCCCTCTTGGAGGTCTTATGCTTAGGCTTTTTAACGCCGTGTTTTCTGTAAGTCTTTCTGTTTTCACCCCTATTTGGGCGGCAGAAACTACAGCCTAGGTCAAACCTACGCTCACGGTCGTCTACAGTATTGTTGGTGTTAAGTTTATCTTTTTTCATAGTAAAATAGGCAGGGGAGCCTACTCTAGTACCACTCCTCACCCTGCCTCTCGTGCTAACACTGTTCAAAATTGGTGGAGTCGCAGAGGAGCTGCCCCTCTGGTTACCGCTACTGCAGGAGGGATTCGATACCCTCAATCTCCGGCACAAGGCCGGGTTTTATCTTAAACTACTGACTCTTCACGGGCTTTCTACTCGACCCCATTTATAGATTGCTTCTCAGCGTCAATCATCCTGCTTATATCAGAGACTATAAAAGCCCTTATTCTGGGCATTGGCTTGGCTATACCGCTAGCCCACCTGTCTACCGTGGTCCTATGCACTTCGCAACGATCCGCTATTTTATCCACGCCCAGACTGGATACGGCGTCCCTAACGAATTGGGCGAATTCTTCATCGCTATAGACTTTCATGCTATACGCCAAACCTGATAACAGCGCTTGGTGTAGCAATCATTGGCTTCCAGATTTCTCCAAGGTGGAACGCCCAGAATAACGAATCCTGCGCGGTGGTAAGGGCTTTCCATCTTAACCACTCTCATAAACAGGAGTTCTAGCGGCAGTGTAAAAAGATTAGACACTTCTTTAAGGGCAAGGTCTTTTAACGACATATTAACTCCTCACACAATCGTATTCATGAATGCTGCGGTCAAATTGACCTTCAGCTGATCTGAAGGCATGTTGCCACAGTCACTCTCAACATCGTATCCAACCGCTTTAGCGATCTCCATGGCGGTGATTCCCAGGCGATTAGGGTGGTAGTAGCCACCGCCTGGGCCGCGCTTAACCTGGACGATATCTGCCATTCTCAGATTGCGCATAATCTGTTCTAGAAAATTAACAGTAGTTCCGACCTCGGCGGCCAAACTGGATGTACAAGTCGGCTCGGCTCTTCCCCTTAGGAGGGCCACTGCGTTAATTGCGATCTCAAGCTTCTTGTTAATTCTCATATCTTCCTTATCTCCTTAATTCCTTATTTGTAGACTAAACTACTTCGGTCAGGAATTCAAGCAAATAAAAAGGGCCGGTACTGTCTTTGTACCGGCCCCACAGAAGGAGGGTATGATTCGCGTGATTAGTTCAATTTCTATATATCATGGCCCTGGATAGTTTTCGGGCTTATTTTTTACTTCAGTATAACCATAGAATTTTGTTAAGGAAGCGATAGCGTCATGGATCTCTTGGGGCCAGCCAGTGATCTCGCCGATCCAATAAGCTACGACGATACAGGGCACCATGGTGGCCGTTGCCATGACGGAAACTACCTTGCGAGCATCATTATTACCGTGCTCACGGTACCACTTTTGAATAAATTCCTTATTTAACAGATACTTATTACAATCTTCAGTCATAGCTTGCGAAGTGCTCCCTCGTCGGTGTAGAAAACGTTCTTTACCCCACATAGGGAGATTAGCTCTTGGCAATGCTTGCAAGGTTTCGCACAAGCCCATTCACCATTCTTGTATTCCCTAAAAACATACAAATCGGCCCCGATCAGGTCTTCTTCGGAGCAATCCAAAATAGCGTCTAATTCAGCGTGGATCATCTTCTGAGGATGATTGGACTTAGGATGGGTCTTGATCTTGTTAAAACCCATACCTATGACCTTATTCTTTTTAACCACCACTGCGCCCATCTTATACTGATGGTGGTTAGACTTCTTACTAATGATTCTGGCCAAAGCCAGGAAGGAGTCTGACTTCATTTGGTGAATTCAGTAATATTTTCGTTCTCAAGCGTCTTACGATACTGAATCCAGCCACGGAAGTTACCGGAACGCTCCTCAGCATCCTCTTCGCCCATTGCCATAGCCTGGTGCTCGGCTGGAGAGGCGTGGATAGGGATTTGGCCTAGCAAACGATCGTAAAGCTGGAAATCCTGCTCTGGCGTGGTTTCGGTACCGTCATGATTCTTATAAGACACGCGAGCGCACTTAGCGACTGAGCGTCTGATGAGGTCGTTGTCATATTTCCAGCCGTAATTAATGTTCATCTCGAAGCTTCCATCTTCATGCTGAATACGATCAACTACTTCATGGTATTGCTCAGACTGAAGAGATTCATTAATGAATGGTAGATGCCATTCGCCTTCCTTAAGCTCCTTTGGCTTATTGAGAAAATATTGACCGTACATCTGGTCTGCCAATGCCTGGATCTCTGGCTGTGCAGCAGGATGGCAGCGAAGAGCGAAGAAGTTATTGTAATCGGTAGCCGTACAGACCACCGTAATGTGCGCCCAAGGCTCTAGAATGCGATTTGCATACTGCTTATGGACTTCTAGGTCAGCCAAGGCTTGAGCCTGTTCTACGGCAGAATCGCGAGCTTTAAGCCACGCAGCTACAGCGGCAGCTTCCTGTTCCCCGGAAAGCGCTTCGCCTCCCTGCATGCCCTTTTGGTTCTTGGTAAAAGCTAAAGGTATGACTGGATTGTCGATCACTTCCTGAATCTGGCGCTTCACAGGAATAGCGCGAGAGGAGGAGGCGTTACGCGAGAACACGCGATGGGTCATGAACTCAGCGTGAATGAAACGAGGATAGGTAAGAACGAACGTGGTCAAACGAACGCCGTTAGGTGCAACTGAATCACAAATGATTTGAGCTTTGATCATGTTAATTCCTTACTTAAGGCCCCATTTTGAGGCGAGAGGTTTTCTGGTAGCTTTAGGAATGGACTTGTTCTCAAGATAGGCCTTACCGTCCAAATGATCGATCTCGTGCTGGACGCAAACGGCATAGATACCCTGAAACACTCTGGATTGAGACTTTCCTTCCTCGTCTTCGTAATTAACCTGCACCCATTGAGCACGGTCAGGAACAATGACGTAGTCGCCAGGAGCGGAAAGGCAGCCTTCCCTCATGTTTGCTGGAGCGCTAGATGACGAAGTAATCACTGGGTTAACGAAATTAAAACGCTTTCCCTCAGGGCCTTCCATGACGAACATGCGCTGACTCAGACCTACCTGATTAGCAGCTAGGCCCATGCCGTGATGCTCGCTCATGGTATCCCACATAGCGTCGAGTAAGGTTTTAAGCTCTTCGCCAAAGACGGTGACTTCTTCGGTCTTCTCAAGCAAATGTGGATGTGGGAACTTAAGGATTTCCATCGATCATTTCTTCCGTGGTCTTAAAATGGATGCCGATTGATTCTGTAGATTCAACGACGGTTTTGTAGGCTTTGTACCCCATAATAGCGAGCACTCCTACCCACACAGATGCGTAAAACAAGTCTGCAACAACGTTTCTTTCCCTAGCCATATCAAAATCTCCAGTTGAACTGGATATTGTACGAACTGCGCGTAACTTCATTTGTAATCCTGTCACAAACGCCAAAGTTCGGTAGGTTAAAATTTAGCCTCTTATCCTTGGCAGTCTTATATGCAAACCCAGCCATTCCTAAGGCCGAGTATTCCTCTGTAGTTAATATCATTCTTGCTTTTTGATCTAAAAGCCTAACGCTATTATCTTCAGCTTGATCAACCTGGGTTCTAAGCCCAATCTGGCGGGTTCCCGCATCCAATGCCTTATTGCAGGCATCGTTATAGTTGCCCTGAGTGCTTACGCAGATAGCAACGATTGCGGAACTAACCAGCCCAGCCATAATTAATCTCCGTGAGTTTCGCTCCAATAGGCAGCGTCAAGCTCTTCATCGACGACTTTATTTTGCATTTCGGAATCCATGATCTTATCCAGGGTTTCCCAGTAATGAGACTTGTTTTCCGATTCGGTGTTAATTAACTCTCCAAGGTTCCTCAGAGCCTCTTTCGATGTTAATTTACCCTTCTGCCAATCCAAACACACGATGCACATTAATCCATACTCCCATTGGTCCAGTAAAACGGATCTAACGGTTGATCGTCACTAGACGCTTTCTTTTCTTTCTTCTCTGGAAAAGGAGGGCAGCCTTGATAATAATCAATCTTAGTTTGTGTTAAATCCTTAAATTTAAGGTTTGAGTCCTTACACTTCTTGCAGCGTCTACCATGAAGCGAATATTGGTTATAAACGTCATCTTGCTCTTTATGGCCACAATAAGTGCATTCGATCTCTACTTGCATTATTTTTTATCCAGTAAAATTTGCAGTGTTTGTCCAACCTTTTCAAGGAGTTGGTTAACAAGCAGTGCGTAAAGTTCATCTTCCATCATATGCTGCGGCATGTAATTAAGAAAATAACCCGGACAGACTGCTTCTGCAAGCTTTAAAAGACGCTCTCCATCTTCTTCACATTCAAGGTCATACCAATCATGGGCGCAGCAAACGTAAGCCTGCGCGATCCTGTCTAAAGGATAGACAGCCATGTTGGCAGTGTAATGAGCTTCCATTTCCTGAAGCTCTTCCATCCACTGCCTATGTTCTTCGGGAATATCTCCGTGATAGTTCATGTTAATTCCTTAGTGGAAATCGGTATTTGACTTATCGTCCAAGTAGTCTTCCGATACCCACTTGAGCGCTTTCTTATTCCCCTCATTGCTATAATTATCACAAGCCTTGATCACGATTCCTTCGCGAACCTTCTGAGAAGGGCAGTAAACGCTATTTCCCTTAGTTAAAGAGTAAGCGTGTTCCTTATTGTAAGGACCGCGATAAAGAACCGTGACGTATTCGAATCCGCGCTCTTTGGCGAAAGCCTCTACTTCAGCTGGCTTAAGCCAGGTTTGCTTGCCAGTGGAAGGATCGAAAACCTTCACGTCGAACAAGACGAAGCGGTGCTCCTTGAGACCATACTCATAGTTCTTTTGGATGCCTGGACCAATGATCTCGCCATAAGCGGTCTCATTTTCCTTAAGCTTGTTAAATACGTCCATAGCCTTGAAGGTAGATCCGTAAATATCTTCGCCGTAGAAGCCATTGTAGCTTGACTTAGAAGAGATATCAACGTTGTTAGATCCGTAGACGTTCTCGTAACCGCCTCCGAAACCGAAAAACTTCTTAATCTTCTTCCATAGAGTGTTGGTTTGATAAGGAAGCTTTCCAGCACGAGCGTTGGTGCCGTGAAGCTTCTCTTGGATGCAAACTTCTTCACCTTCTTGGAAAAGGTCTGGGAACCACTTGATGTTGTCGAGGCCATTGTACTTATGAAACAATGGATGCTCGGACTTCTTATTGCGCTGCTTGTCCTTACCAATGGTTTGGGCAAACTTTGGCGCAGGTGGCTCGTACTTAACGATATTAAGATGCTCTGCCAAGTCCGTCTCAAGCGTTGCGTACTCAAGATCAATTAACGACGTGAGATCTGCAGGGTTTGCGATCATGCCTTGGGAGGCAAGGCCGCGAATGCGGATCTGGCGCACGCGAGACTTATTGAGTTTGATCTTAGGTGGAACCATGACACCGTCTTCATTCTTCACCATCGGGAAGAGAAGAGCTTCCACTTCTGGAGGTAGAACTGAGTCGATAGGGATATAAACCACGCAGTCGCCCACTTGGTAGCGGCCCTTTGGAACCACGACCTGGAAGCCGTAAACCCAAGCTACTTCTAGTCGCTCAGCGTTATTGTGCGGCGTAATATTAACGATGCGAGTATATGGAACTTTGTAAGTTGAACCTTCAGACATATTACACCACTTTCAAAACTTTATATCGACCTTTATGATCTGGCTTCTTCGTCAAATGCCAACTTTCACAGCTGGCGCATCTGTAACTATACAAATCTTCATTGCGCTCAGATTTCACCTTAGCCACCACTTCTTCGGCTAACTTAAGAGTGCTATAGCGCTTTTTAGAAAGACAGGACTTCTCCCATCTTTGTCTATGGTATGTTTCCATTAGAATTCTCCATCGGCGCACTGGAGGCAGGTAAATCCACGGCGACGCCAAAGATCAACGACTTGCTTTCTGTCATCGATAAAGAACAAAGGCTTAAAACGAGTCAGAATCTCGAAATCAAGGATGATCTCCTTGGCAACGTAATCCTGGCGATGATCTCCACGACAACGCATGTAAAGATGGTTCGTAGGAAAGTCGTAGCGCTCAAGCCATTCGCGAGTGCCTCGCTGATAGTCATCTGGGCGACCAGACGCAAAGACAATTGGAAAAACTCCAGAGAATCGATCAATCAACACAGCTACAGGAACGTTTGGGGTGTCTTCTGACAAATTAACGAAGAACGACTTCCAATCCTTCTTCTCTCCAGCAGGCTTACGAACGTGATGAAGGCGGTGCTCGATATTGCAGAGCGTGCCGTCCAGATCACAAATGACAGCCAGTTCCTTAACACCTTCTGGGTAGACGAAGTTAATACGATCGGCTTCATCTGCCTCTGGGCGCTCATACTTACTGAAAAAGGTGTTCAAAGCCTGGTTCGCTGCGGACTTATCCTTAATCGTTGGATGGTTTTCACGAGCCACCGCACGCTCAAAGCAGACCTTGCGAGGCTGATGGAGAACGGTAATAACGACTTCGTATCCTTTTGTTCTAGCGGCTTCGATGAAGAACTTGCGCTGATCCTTGCTGAAGTTCATGCGGTCCACGACCACAGGCTGACCTTGAGCTAAAGCTTTTAGGAAGATCTCCCTATGGGCCTTACCTTGAGTGTCTTGGTTGATGTAAACCGTATTCGCACCATGGTCGCCATCTTCATGGATTAGCTTGTGGGCAAGGGTAGATTTACCAGAGCCAGGAGGACCAACTAAAATGTGAAGTAAACTCATAATACGAAGATAACGAAAATAAGGAATTAGGTCAACACTATTTTAGACAATATAGAGCCAAGCCATGTCCATAACGACATCTTTATAGATTTCACACACAAAATCGTCAGCCCAAGCGCGATTAGGCTCTTCTCTAAGTGTTGATTTTTCCTGAGCAATATAAAGCTCCTGAAGACCTTGCTCAATCATTTCAAAGACTTGTTCGGGAGGAAGCTGTCCAGTCTTGATTTGTAGCAAAAGTTCCCTATCTGGTCTTGGGAATGTGATTTGCCCAGTCTCAAGAAGTTCTTTAGCCTCGTTATTCACTCTGACAGCATGGGAAAGGGCTTTCCAATCCACTCCGCCTGCCAAATGGGCCTTGTGGGCGCGTTGTCCGTATCCGTCTAGCATTTTACCCACAATCTCACGAGCATACTTAACGGTAGCGTGAAATGGGATATTGCGTCCGTTAACGCTCAAATGCGGGGCGTCCATCTCTCCTTTTGGACCCTTAAGCATGACGATCTCAACTAAAGGAGTTTTCTCAAGAGAAATTAGCTCGGAACACTCTTTTACCAAATCTTCTATGCCTTGAGCGTGGTGAAGCAACTTTGTTTGAGGATGAATAACATAAAAAATATCAAGCTTATGTGCCACTCGCTTCAGGGCGTCCATTCTAGAGCCCTTAATGCCATACTTAGCAGCTTGCTGGCGGGCGTACCCAACGAACGCATTGACGTTCTTATTCAAAAGTTCAAACCTATTCTCGTAAATGCGATCCATGATCCACATAAGGCATGGATCTTGGAAAGTGTACATGTCACGAGGGGCGAAAAGAACGTCTAAAGCCACCGTCTGGCCTTCCACCAATAGATCCAGATAACGATCGAGACTGAAGAACTCCATATCTACGTCGTCTTTATTGTTTCTTTCACACTCTCTCTTAGGCCTAGAGGTAGCAATTGTTCCCTTATAAGTATGGAGAATGATTTCACGATCCGTAGGCAAATAGATGCCCTTCAGATCCAGGTCTGAATTGGGCGTATCGGTGCCGTAAAGGTGCGATCCAAACTTAAGCTCGAATATTTTTCGCATGTCGTATCTCCACCTTAATGCTAGGGTCAAAATTAAAAATACTACCAGCGATTCCGGTTACAACGCATTCTATCCAATTGTCGCCGTTTTCTTGATCAGGATACTTATCGTAAAACTCATCAATAAAATTAGTGACATCCTTAAGTTTCCTAAAGGTTCTGATCTTTGCAGAACAATCCTCGACATAGTGAACCATGTGGAACTTCTTAGATTTCTTTTTCATAAAGGCAAGTCCGCTCCACTTCCTTGACCGCCCAAGATATCGATCGCCTTAAGACATGCGTCTAAGGTAAGTCCAGTAGCCCAAGACGTGGCTACGACCTTGCCGGCCTGCTCATAACCATTTCCGATAAAGTTATCGTCCAAGATAACGAATTCAGTCACTTCTGGATGATCTTCTAACCACTCGTTAATTTCGAATCCACGCTCTCTATTGAAAGAGCTTGGAGTTTTATCGATCACGCGAGAAGAATCGATTCCGTAACTTGCCAAATGCGACTTCAGCCATTCTAGGTCGTAAAGATTTCTCCAAGTGCTTGAAATAACGATCTTAACGTCGTCTTCGCACTTATCCAAAATATATTGGAAGTTGGATGTGCAGACGTGGCAAAGAGTGTTGTTTACACGGAACTCTCTTCCAGCCTCAGGATCGGTCTCCATAAGCTTCTTTTTCTTTCTACTCTCCATAATAAAGGAGGCAGAAGAGTTTAGAACACCATCAAAATCTAGAAAAATAACTTTCATTTTGCGGCCTCTGCTTTAAAGAATTCAACTATATCGCACCAAATACTGCGATGATACTTACTGTACTTGAAATGAATGAACTTGCCGCCATTCGCCTCAAACTTGGCTTTCCACTTAACGTCGTTATCATCGATAAGATAACCGCCAACAAACAAGCCCTTATCTTGGGTCATATGGATCTTCTTGATAAGCTCAGGGAAATGAAGACCAATCCACTGAACCTTCTCCTGGTAGGAGTGAGCGCTTTCTGCCAATGGCTGAGTTAGGATGTGAACATCGTATCCGAGCCTAATCAGGGCTCTCACTCCAGTCAAAGCTCCCTCGATAGGCTTAAGGGATAGAAAGAAACCTGGCTCGTACATCGCATGAACGCTGAACTCATTAGTCTTCTCGCCATTAAATACCGGATGTCCGGTAAAATCAGCGATTGTATCGTCCATATCTACGTAAATGATCTTATTCATATTTACGTATTGTCGCTATTTTCATTATTTTTGTCAACTATCTTATCAATTTTCTGCATTCTACGATTTTTATGGAACTCTTCATAGTAAGATCTGTTGTCTCGATAATGCTTCTTCGAGTACTCTCTCATCCTTATAAGTCGAGTTTCTCTGTTTTTATGATAGCTTATACGATTTCTTTCATCTACCTTCTCTTTGTTGTTTTCGTAATACTCCTTTTTATACTCCCTCAATTTATCCTTATTATTTAAGCGATATTCCTTGGCTTTTTCCTTAAGTCTTTCCTTGTTAGCTTCCTGATACTGCTTGATTCTTTCCTTGTTGGCTTGATAATATTCCTTGGCTTTTTCCTTAAGTCTTTCCTTGTTTTCTTCGCGATAGTTAGCCATGCAAGACTTACATTTAGTGCCATAGCCGTCTTTTTTAGTTCTATCTTTAGAAAAGAAAGAATAGTCTTTAGGAACATTGCAACAATAACAGGTTTTCATAGGTTTATTTTCCCTAAATCGTTATTTTTAGTCAAGCAAATTAAGCTTCGCAGGCAGCGCACTCTTCCTTGGATCTTGAAGCCAGGTCTCCGCGAAGAACGCCTTCGGTCCTTAGGTAGTACAAGGACTTAAGACCTTCTTGCCATGCGGCGACGTGAACCTCGTGAATATATTTGGGGCTCGCGTTACTTGCAAAGAACAAATTAACGCTCTGGCCTTGGTCAATGAATTTAACGCGTTGTGCAGCTTGCTTAACAATAGCGTGTTGATTAATTTCACGAGCGGTTAGGAATACTGCCTTCTGCTCATCCGTCAGAAACTTCAAATGCTGGACAGATCCAGACTGCTCGTTAATTGACTTCCATACTTCTGGAGTATTCTTACCAAGGCTTTCGAGAAGCTGCTCAAGAACAGCATTTTTACGAATGAACGTTCCCTTAGCGGACTTCTGACTGAAGATATTCGCTGCAATTGGCTCGATACCGGCGCTGTGGCCGCCAGAGATCGTGGAGTTCGATACCGTTGGAGCTACAGCTACCAAGTGGGTATTGCGGCGATTGAAACCCTTGCACCACTCGGGTTCGCCTTTCTCTTTAGCAAGAACGGCGGTTTCCTTCTCAGCATTGTTCTTAATAGTTCTAAAGATATTTGCATTAAACATCATGGCTTCAAAACTATCAAACGGAATCATTTTCTTCTGAAGGAAAGTATGCCAGCCAAGGACTCCTATGCCGATCGCACGACCCTTAATAGCTGAGCGACGAGAGGATTCTAGTCCAGGCATACCTTCGGACTTAACGATGTACTCTTCGAGAACTGCATCCAAGAAACGAACGGAGACTTCGACCACGTCCGAATCCTTCCACTCTTCCCACTTAACGAGATTGAGCGATGATAGGCAGCAAACAAAGCTATGGTCCGGGTCCGTATGAAGGAAGATCTCGGTACAGATATTTGTAGTTTTAACCGACAGACCGTTCGCCTTGTAGCACTCTGGATTCATCTTATTAACGTTATCGCTAAAGAACAGGTAGGGCTCACCAGTCTCCACGCGAGCCTTAAGGATCTCCTGCCAAAGAAGGCGCTTCTGCTGGTCACCTGCAAGCATGGATTGCATCCATTCGTCCGTGATGCAGACGCCATGGTTCAGGTTCAAGCAGCGACGATTCATGTCTCCAGTAGGACGACGGATGTTAATAAACTCTTCGATATCCAAATGTGTGACCGGTAGAAATGCTGCCGAGGCACCGCGACGAGTAGATCCCTGACTCACCGATACTGTGGTAGAGTCGTAAACCTTAGTCCAAGGAATTACTCCTTCGGATTTTCCGTTCCCCCTGATAGGAGCACCACGACCTCGAACATCCCCCAGATAAATGCCCACGCCAGCGCCGTTCTTGGAAAGCATGGCAAGCTCGTGTGATTTTCTAAAAATTGAGTCAACGCTATCCCCAACGTGAATGCTATTGCAAGAGATAGGAAGACCACGGTCAGTGCCCATATTACTAAGAATAGGAGAAGCAGGGCAAAGCCAGTTGTTCCACATGGCTTCGAAGAATTTTCCTGACCAGTATTCTGAGTCTTCATAGTATCTCCCTGCAGCGCCCGCGACCCTTACGTACATGTCGCGAGGCGTTTCTCCAGGCAGCATATAGCCGCCCTGAAGCGTTTTGTAACCTTCTTCGCCCATCCACTGCGGGGTCATATCGTTCGCTTTCAACTCATCTAATGTCATTATTCTCTCCCGCAAAGATCGCATTCAGCGTCGTTGTCAGAATGATTATGAAAATTGGTTTCATACAACTTGTCGTAGTTGTAAAAAGCTTCTTGCTTAGTTTTTCCAAATGCCGATCTTCTATTGTGAATAGCTAGAACGCTAAATACGCGATAGCCTCCATCTACTGATTCGAACATAATCTCATCTACGATTCCAAAATCTCTAAAATCCATAATTAATCCCAAATCTTGCTAAAATCAATCGTTCCCTTGGAGTAGTCCGTTACTCGTTGAGCGAAGAAATCAGCATGTGAAACCCCTGCACTCATGATGTCGAACCATGACATGCGTTGCAAGGAGTCCTTATCAATATTTTTCCAATTCGTCTTAAGTCCAAGATCAGTCAGCTTGGTGTTCGCACGATGCCTAATGAAGTTCTTCATGTCTTTCGCTGTCAAGCCTTCTGGATCACCGAGTTCAAAGACCTTGTCGATAAAATTGTCCTCAAGCTCAACGGTCAGACGTGCGGCGTCGTAAATATCCTTCTTAAGCTCATCAGTCCAGATCTCTGGATACTCAGAAATTAACGTTCTAAAGAGCCAACAGCCTGCTTCTGAGTGCAAACTCTCGTCTTTGATCGAAAAAGCAATGATTTGACCAAGTCCTTTCATCTTATTGAAACGACTGAAGTTCAAAAGCACAGCAAAAGAAGAGAAAAGGTTAACTCCTTCATTGAATGCGGAGAAAATAGCGAGCGATTTAGCAATCTCTTCCTTAGATTTGCCTTTGGTAGTGATCAAGCGGTCGATCTTAGCCTTAGCGGTAGGCTCATGAAGGAATGCTGAGAAGTCCTCAAGGCCCAAAGACTGGTTCAGATAGGCATATGCCACGGCATGGATCGACTCCATAGAGGAAAACGATGCCGACATCATCTGAATCTCTGGCTTTTTGAACCACTTGGCAACCATTTGCGACCAATACTCGCCAATGAAGACCTCTGATTGCGTAAAGCCTTTCAAGATCTGGCCAATAACGTTGCGCTCGGCGTCCGTTAAGTTCAATTTCCAATCGTTAATGTCTGAAGCCATGGCAATTTCGGTGTGCAGCCAGTGGCTTTGTTGCTGGAGTTCCCAGTATTTATATGCCTGCTCGTACTCAAAAGGCGCGTAGGTCGGCCTTGGATTCATCAATCCCATCTCAACACTCCAAATTCAGCTGTAACAATGATTATTCTAGGTAGTAAACGGTGGCGTCGTAGTCGCTAAAAACTTCTTTAAGAATCGTCTCAATCGTATTCCAATCACCGCCGGCAAGCCCAGCGCCGATCTTAGGAAGAGCGATAGAAAGACCCTTATCTTTTGCAAATTCTTTGACGGTCATCATTGCGATGCGAATTCCATCGTAATCGGCATGACAAATGCCGCGAGGAAGGTAAGCGTCTTGAGTGGCACAGTTGGCAATGTAGTGTTCGCCGCTACTAAGCTTTACGAATTGGACTTCGCCAAGCTCCCAACCTTCATTTGCATGCTTTTCTAGGTAACGTGCCCGCGCTTTTGGGTACTTCGTAGCCACAATTTTGGCCACGCCAGATCCGAACCCGCCCTGGCAGTTGCAGCCATGAGCAATAATGTCGGCTCCAGAGTCAAATAGGTCGCCCTTTACCAAATTAATCATTGCAACAATCCTCCTCACTCTCTTCCTGAAGCTCCAAAAGGCATTCTGCGCAGGGTTTATTCCCCTCTTCATCGCAAAAGCAGCTTGGAACGGCTACAGAGAGTGCCAGGTTGTCGTCACAGCGATAACAAATCGTCATACCCTGAGAATATCATCAGGGCATTTCTGGATCAAGGGAAAATAAGAAAATAAGGTTATTCACTGACGAGGTCGGTAAGGGCGATTCCATTCGCACAGAAGACCGTTAAATCCAACTTAACGGTGAAATTAACGTCTCCATTGGCCTTAGGAGACTCAAGAACGGTCGTTTGGGAGCCAAGAATTGATTTCCACATTCTTTTCGCGTTCTTAATGGCCAGAGAAGGCTTATAATCGCCCGAGTCAAAGTCGTAACCCCAATCCTGAATGCCGGGATTGTCAGAAAAAGACTCATCGGAATAATTTTTATATCCAGTAAGCTTTGCGATCTGAGGCCGGGAGACCTTGAAAGTGAAGCTGTTGACCAGAAGCTTCATGTCGTCCGCGTAAGGGATAAAGAACGTATTGCCCCTGCCAAGGCCAAGAACGTGACTTCCTTCCTCGTCCGAGGTGCTATAAAAGAAATCCTTCTTCAGGAATTGTCTGAAGTCGTCCAGACTACGCTTCTTAAGCTCAGCAGCGTCGTCTAAGGCCATGCCTGGCGCATGAGGCGGCGAGTAGACCGTCTTATACTCGAAGTTAAGCCGTGGAGTCCGGCCAGAGCAGAACTGATCCCTTACCTTCCGAAGCTGAACTTTTACAGGAACCTTCTCGGTCGAGATTTGCTCCAGGCGATGGTAAAGGCTATCGGAAACGAAATGGATAGGGTGATAGTCCTCAGCAAAGGCAGCTTGCGCGAACAGGGCCAAGATAACGATACTACTGACGTTCCAGATACACATCGACAGACTCCGTTTCTGTTGCCAATTTGCGGTCGCCGCTGAGCGTAACATGTTTTGGTTGATACCCTTCTGCGCGAATAACGATTTCTTTATCTGAAGGCTCGACCATTACGGTCATTGGATTACTAACGCACCGCATTACTCTTGTTAATTTACCACTAATTAACACTGACTGGCAAGCAGGAATTGACGATACAATTAACTGCTTATTCTGAGACTGAACGATCTCCTTCTTATCTATATGCCGATCAGAAGTGTCATTTTGGACATTGGCTGAAAATTTATTTTCAGGTTCGATCTTAGCCTTAGCAATATCGATCCGGCATTGAACCCAGGCTTCCTGAGAATCGTTAATTTTAGCCTCGTATTGCTTTTGGATGTCGCAGGTCAGGCCAGAGACGTTGTGACTTGCAGTCACTTCCTCATGGTAGGCGGCCATTTGCTCCGTTTCTACACTCAATGACTTTACCTGGAAGTCGCTACTCAACTGCTGCGTGGCAAGCGCTTTGCATTGATCTACTGCAAGCCGGATCGCAACGTCTCTGTCTGGACCTATACCGTGGCACGCTACAAGTAGCTTGCCTCCTTCTTGTCTGGGCGGCCTGGTTGCCCATTCCGGTCCTTCAGCAAAGGCGGGCAGGGTGAGCAATATAAGACCTACGAATCCAATGTTCACCCTGCCCAGCATATTACTCACCTTCCTTGGCGTTTGAGGCAACCTTAGTTTCTGACTTCTTACCTTCTACAAAACGATCCCACTGAGCGTCCACTTTCTGCTGAAAGTTTTGGCTAAGCTTATGCTCTGCGACCTTTCCTGAGATAGCGTCATTTACAGCCTTCTTAAGATCTTCCTCGGGCATTGTCACAAGGCTATAGACCTTGTAATAGATCCGGCGAGATCCGTCGTCTTGGCTTTGAGCATAACGCTTATACCAATGACCTTCTGTCCGCATAGAATGGCTCGTTATCGAAGAGACTTCAGATCCAATATACCGAGCCTGTGTTGAGTCCATTCCAGCGTTCTCTTCGCTGTTCTGGAATACGAATTCGAGTCGGTTCTCGATCGTCTTTGCGAAGTTAGCTCTCGCGTTATTCTCCGCGATTCTAAAGCCAGCCTCCGGTCGATCTTCGCCACGCAGGGTAGTAACGCCGACTGAATAGACTTTACCGGACCGGATAACGAAAGGAGTAGACTCATCAGCCCAATCAGGTTGGTCTTTCCCATTAAGCGTACTAAGAGTCTCATCTTTCTCATAACCTCTCACCGATGGGGCTGAAGAACAGCCTTGAAATACAATGGACATAAAACCAATAACAACGATCATCTTATTCATACGTTCTCCTCTCACAGACAATTGCTAGCTAGGGCCTTCTTACGAAACTCTGGGCTATCCGACGGAACGAAGTTAACGCTTACGCCGGAAAGACATCCCTGAAACTTTGGATCTTCCCATTTATTAACTTCATTGTGGAAATCGGCGAGCATCCATTCGCTGGCGCACTCGTCTGCTGCCCAGGCATTGGCTGCCTCGGGAGACCGTGCGAAACCAGTCTTAAGAGCTATGCGGGCAGCTACAGACCGGCATGATGCGATAAACGGAGCTTTCTTAGGATTCTCTCCTGCATACGCACTTGCGCATAAGAGGAGCACTACTACGTACTTCATTTTGCCTCCTAGTCAATCCTGACTGATATACTCAGGTTAACAAAGCTTAGCAGTCTGGTCAACAATTATTTTTCTGCAATAAGTCGTTGACTTCACAGGGTCTAAACATTCACGATTAGGTACGTCAAAAATGACACGGAGGTCAGATGATCGTTTTGGATGTTGTATTAATGCGTATGGCTAAGGCTGTGCAGTACCTAAGCCCTACCGTTGTGGATGTTGCCGACTATAGAGAGCCCGAAAACTGCAAACCAGAGATCGTTCTTCGAGTCGTTACTGACAATTTTAAGGACATTAGGAACAAAACCAGGGATCGCCTAGTGATGGAGATGGTTCAACATAACGATCCTGAGATGTCAGAGAAGCTGAATATCGTTTGCCAATGCCTCACTGAGCGCGAATATCGATTGTTTAAGCTCTCAAGAGATTTCCTACACTGAAAATAACGCTTGCCAACGCTAATCTTATGTCTAACAATTAGACAATAAGCTCAATGAAGAGTTTAGATTAACCAAGGAAAGAGGTTATAGTATGGATATGTCGAGTGTACCAGTCGTAGGCAAGGCAGTTGTAGGTCTTGGCCTTATTAACATTGCTCTCACCGCAGCAAAGCAAATTCTTGATAAAGTAGCTGCAGGCAGCAAGGCCGACACCATCGTCGGTAAAGCTTGCGCGATTCTTGCTAAGATCCTTAGCTTTGTTACCGCAAACACGCAGGCTACTCCTGCAGCCGGCGCTACGGTAGCAGACCAAGTTGCAGCGGCTCCAGCAGCGCAGCCAGCAGCAGAAGCTCCACAAGCCTAACAAGCTTTGTTTTAGGAGTTGTGAGGAAGAGGCTGTCCAGGGATGGACGGCCTTTTTCTTTTTAAGAGGCCTCTTCTCTCTTTTCAGCACAAGCGTCGCACGGATAAAGAACTTTTCCATCCTTGACGCGGTAGATAAGCCTGAAACCATCTACCTTCCAATTGCTCACCTGTCGAACGTAACAAAGCTCGCAATCAGGGCATTTACATTCCATGTTGACCATCTTAGGAGAAGGAGTCATGGGTGCAAATTAACCAATTGCGAGCTTTTGTCAATTATTAATTGGCGGCGCTGTCCTAACGTTTTGCAGAGATTTCCGACGCATTCGCTTCCATCTCACAGCTACGGTCAATACTGTCGAACCAGACTAAGTTTCTGGCACCGATTGGCGTGTCTACAGTGGTTCCGTTTTGGCGTTCCCAACTTAACAGGAATCCCGCATTTGCCGACCACAGCGAATTCCCACGCCGCCGCCAAACTTTTGATTACTTGGCGCCACCAATCTTGAGCGCGTCAATTTTGGCTTGGGTTTGCTTGAGATCTTTAGCAAGGAATTCCTTGTATTGCTTCTCACGACCCACATTCTTAGGTCCAACGTCGCTGGACTGAATCTTCGCTTGAAGATCTGCTGCGTACTTAGTTAATCTTTGCAATTTGCTGTCAGCCATATTTATTTCTCCCTCTTATTAAAATGCTCATCACAGAAGTATTCGCTATAGACTTCTCCATCGCGAACGCCGTGACATCCTCTAGTGCTTTCGGCACCACACTTACAATTCATGCTTTGACCAAATACAGTCTCGGCCTTTTCCTTACTTTCTTCGGCTCCAACACCATCAACGCTATAAAGCATAGTAGTGCTGTACCCACCAACATCCTTGTTGTTCTCATACTCTTTCCTTAATGCGATCATATTCCTTCCTTGGCCTTTTTAACTGCTCGTATTGCGCTACTGGACAGATGAACCTTGTCTCTTCCAGAAATAATGTAAACTACCGGAATCTTTAGGCCTAGATCCTCGTACCAATATTGCTGGATCTTCTCGTCCTCAAAATCCTTAGTGTTTCTAAGGCCGCGAATAATAGCACAGGCGCCTACTTCAGCTGCGTAATCCGGTAGAAGGTAATTAAAGTGATGAACGCTGACCCTGTCCACGTATGACAAAACGATGTCGAGCGGAAGAACGTTTTCAAAGTCAGGATAAGCATCCTTATCTGGATTAATTCCAGGGGCTACAATGACTTTGTCGAACATCTGAAGTGCAGCTAGTAAAACCTGCGTATGTCCGGCATGCCAGGGATTAAAGCTGCCAGGATAGATAGCGACTCTCATGACAGTAAGATCCCGATAATAAGATAGTGCGTGAGGTGATGAACGCCTTGGTCTAGGCCCAATGCCCACCAAAAGTAGGTGTTTTCCTTGAGGCGCTGGCGTGCCCAAGTAACCTTTTGCTTATATTCTTCACCGATAACGGCCACGGGCATATTGCCTTCGGCCATTTGAGCAACACCTGGGTAGCAATTGGCGTCCAAGGACTTGTAGCGACCAAGAAGGTTTGGACTCGCCTTAATGCGATCCATAGCGAAGTGGAGCACGAAGTCTAGAATTCCAAGGCTAATTGGCAACAGTTGATGGTCGTGAAGCTTTCCGGTAACAATGAGATAGAAAGAGGCAATGATCCACGTTCCAACTAAATGAACGAGGGCGTGCGCGGCGAGCGGTAAGATCCATTCGCGTCCGTCTTTAAACTTCCCAAGCATGTAAGGGGTCTGCAAAGGATAGTCGCAAAAGAAGTGTTTAAGCTGAAACAGAACTAGAAGTAGGTAGATCATTCTTCGTCATCCATTCCTGCCATAATCATGGCAAATTCGATATCGTCCACTGCCTTAGAGATGTTGAGCTTATAGGCTTCTAGCTGTTCTTTTGTAGCTACATAGGCTTTGCCGTGACTCGTGAGCACGACGGCGCCATTTTTCTCAACTACATAAGTGTCTTCCGTACCTTCTTTCTTATGAAAGAATCTAACAGTGAAACCGTATTCATCGCACTCCCAGCCGGAGTAAAACATGCGAAAGGCTTGCACTTCATAGATTCTCTTATTGGGAAAGAGATCTTGAATTGCTGATACTGGAATTCTTGCGCTCTCCATTTTATAGCTCCGTCATTAAATTCGCGGTATAACGATTTTTCCGTGTTAATTGCGTTATATGCGACTTAATACTCAATATAATTAACGCTCATCCTCTCATTGGATCGCCGTAATTATGGTTCACACACTTGTCACAGGCACATTCAAAATCGTGCTCTTCCTTACGCATTCCAACGAACTGCATTCTATGGTTCTTGATGGTCGTAAGAGAGTTAATCAGCTGATCAATATCAAACCAACCGAGATTGGTTCCGCCTTCCCCTTCTTCGCCAAAGCGAAGCTGAACCATATTGTCACCACCATCCAGAGAATCGGTGCTAATGGAAAGTCCATCGTCACCCTTGTCGGCAGCAACATAGATCTTAATTTCAGTAAAAGTGCGGCTCATTTTTCCTCCACAAGTCTTGCAACTTCACATTTTTCCTTGTACTCCCAGGTCTTACCGATCTCAGCCGAAATAACTCTGCCGATAACGGTCTTCATTGGATTCTTAATGTCATCGACCAAAATAACGTCGCCAATGCTAAGATTGCGGATTTCAGAGATGGCCTGGTCGCGAGAAGAGTAGATCCTCACGGAGCCCACATTATGGTCTTCATGATCAAAGTATGCGTGCCTTACATATTGCTCAACAGAGCCGTAAACTACGGAGGAGAACTTACGACCATCCTGAAGCTCGTATTCGATGCTGGTTGCACCAATATCTAACTCTTGAGTCTCGTAAACAATGTGATCTTTACGTTCTTTCTTAGTAACTTCGATCTTCTTTTCTTCAGTCTTATTTTTCTTTTTGAAAAACATTATTTGTTTCCTTCCAACCAATGTCTAAAGTTCTCTGCATCCGGTCCACAAAAACCTAGCGCAGCGTCATAACAATCCTGCACGGCATCAGGCTCGCCTGTCGTATATTCTGGGCAAAGCTTTTGCGCAGCCGTATAGCAGCCTGTTTCATAAGCGTTTTGGGCAAGCTGCATGCGACGCTCGCGCTGCACATCTCCATCGCGATAAGACTTGTAGCTTAGCAGTAACATCGCCACGACGAAGAGGATGATAAAAACCGTATCTTTCATGCTTAGAGAATATCTGACTAAAGAAATAAGCGCAATAAGAAAAATAAGGAATTAACTCTTTTTGCGAGGGCCGGAATTGTCTTTCGAGGTCTTACCTTTATGGCAGGTATTGCAAATAGCCTGGTGATTATCAAGACCTAGGCTTTGTCCGCCCTTTGAAATGGGCACAATGTGATCAACTTCTATACGGCGCTCTTTGGGCACCTTACCCTTAAGAAGCTTGATCATATACCAAGAAAATTCCTCTTTCAGGTCTGGAACCTTGAGATTTTTCTTGCGCATATAATCGCTAACTTGGTTAACGAACGGCATGTAGTCAAATTGACACATGTTGCACTTATATTCTTGTCTTGCAAGAAGCGCGTTAAGTCCGTGCTCCTTTTGCGGATAGGCCCAAGCCATGGCGCTATCGGAGCACTTTTGCGAACAGTATTTTCGCTGCCTTGAGGTAAACGTTTGCTCGGCGCACCAGCAGCACTTGAAGAGCTTCTCTTCCGTCTCTACCTTGATCGAGCGTAGCGATCCAAGGTGAATCGAGCGCTCGCGGCACGACTTCGTTAATTCCTCAATCTGCGGATTCCCAGGCTTCTTAAACATCGTCAAACATCAGTAGGGCGTAAAAACATGTGCCTGCCATCAAACCTAAGAAAGCGTTTGTTGAAGGATGTTCGCAGTAATTACCTGCGGAAGAAAGTAAGAAGCAATAGGCGCAGAGCCATTTAAGGAACCTCTTTAGCTTTAGCACTCTTCGCACCTATCGCAGATATATCCCATCGGCATGACGACGTGCCCATTATGGCTCATCAGCTCGAACGGCTGATCGCCGCAGGCAGCGCACTGAACCGGATGGTCATCGAAGTGCGTGCGCGGGAGGTTACTGTAAATTAACGAAAGGAGTTCTTCTTTTGAGAGTTCTGAGATCTTTTTCATATTAATCTCTTAATACGCAAACGCGGTAAAAACCCTTCTCGTCTTTGACAGGATAAAGACCGTTTGCGACATTAACTTTGTACACGTACTTAATGTCTTGATCGTTCTCATGGCCGATCGAAACCCACATGCCGCGTTGGCCAGGGTTTGGATTCGTCTCAACTTCCTTAAGAATTAAAAGACCTTTTTTATCCTTTGCAAGCTTATAAAATCTCATAATTAACTCCTTAGTGGCACCAACAACGGCAGTCTGGGTTATCGCAGCACGGCTGAATAATGGACTCATACCAGGCTGTACATGAGGGGCATCTAACGTAATGCTGACCCGGAATATCTATATCAGTGTTCTCATCGTTACAGCGCCATTGACTTGAGTCGGACTCTTGTCCGCACTCGGGGCACTTCTGAAGCATTAGCCTCTATTCCTTTTGTAAATCTCTGCAAGCGTTGCTGCGCTATTCTTTGTAATAATATCAGCTTTCACTTCGACCGTGTTATTGGCGATATTTTCGGAGCGCTTGTTTCGAACGATCGAATCCCTATAGAGTTCAGCGGCGGCGCGGGCAGCTTCGTTAACTGCGCGGACCGATTCCTTGTAGGATTCGGAATGCGAGTGAAGAAGCTCGTCGTGCGTGAGCCCGAACGGCACCTGAACGGTTTCGATCTCATATTTTGATGCTGGATCAACGCCATCAAGGTAATTCGTCATTCCCTCGTAGCCTGCGTACTTAACGCCCGGAACGCGACACGCGCTCTTAGGCCCCATAATGTACTCGCTATATGGAATGCCTAGAAGCTTTGCGATCTTTTTTGAATCGAGGAATAGGAAGCAAAAGAGCGTAAAGGTATTAACGCCTGATCCGGTTTGATCGGCCATGAGCATCATGGACGGCATGGTCAGATGGCCCAAAATCAGATCGTTATCGTCCAAAAGCTTCAAGTCATCGAGAAGGGCTTGCGACGCACGTTCACAATCGGGCGCTGCAAACGTTACGGAGAGGAACGTGCAAGGCTCAACTCTTCGCACTGGATTGCCAATGTTAATGAGTGGCAAAAGGCGGATCTCGCTCAGACGATCCAAGTATTCCATGCGGTCTTCGATTTTAAAGACCCCCGAAGCCTTCAGGCGAAGCGTGTTAATTTTACCAATGATGGCGTTAATTGGCTTAACGAGGAATCCAAGGATTCGGGCGCCAAGGGATGGCATCTCGTTAAATTGATAAAGAGTATAATGGGACTTATTCTTGCGGAGCGCCTTTTTGATTTTAGGATGATCATCCAAGATGACAGTTGCAGGAACGATGTTCAGGGGTCCGCCGTCGTTGCGACCACTTACAGCTGGAGCTAGGAATACGACCTTCTCGCCTTCGGTCTTCTCGATAAACTCGCCCACAATCTCAGTCGGGGTCTTACCAAGGATATTCCCTTGAACGGCGTCAAGGCCACTGAGCACGTAGTGCCTAATCTTGTTCGCACCCATTTGGCGGGCAAAGCGCAAGGACAAATCGGTCTGGGCTAAAGGACGAAGTTCGATCATAATCACCTCGTCCTGTTAATATCATATCAAGGTTTGCCAGATCGGGCGTTTTTAACGATCTCTTCTTCGGACATTTCGGGCGCTACCTGCTTAGCCCACTTAACGAAGTCCGCCTCTAACATGCGATCGATGCGGCCTGCAAAATTCTTATTGGGAGCGTAGCAGACTAGGGCAACGCTGTTGCCATTTTTAAGAAGCTTGAAATCTTCAGGATTGGCGATCATCCAGTAGCGCGGGGCGAGCCTGACCACATGGGTGGGAAGGCCATAGTTCTCGACCGAGTTTATGGCAGCCTCTTCGACCATCTCAACGAGGTCTCGTTTAAAGAGAAACTTCAGGGTCAGCTGGGGCATCAAGGATGCCAAGGCCACGTCAGCCACATGACCGCGAATTAACGTGACGGCCCTGCGACTATAGAGATCGACTTCCTCAGCCCTGCCGTCTTCTTCAAAAGAAGTGGTTCCGATCTGGCAGTTATAATGCTGGACGTTAAATTTGATGTTAACGGTCGCCACCGCGTCCAAGAACTCTTTGAAAGTGACGAACTTAACGTTAAAGCCGACGACGGTTTGTTGAGAGGCGGTATTCATGCCCAGTTAATATCATGGAGACGGACGCCAAATGGTTCAAAGGGGCGTCCAAGATAAGAGGGCTTATTCTCCCGGTCCAAGCCTACCGTTCGGGCTTACATACCCGGTTCATGGGCACCAATTTCCCAGGCTTGTCTCTTGCGGCCCAAGATTCAACCCACATTTCTCGGGCGCCAGGGTTCCACGCAAAGTGCGTGACATCACCTGCTAGGTCACGGATCACTCTTCCGTAGCCCCGCCTTTCTAGCCGCCGCCAATACGCCTGCGTCATCTCCGGTGCCCCATTAAAGGGGATGCCTTCAATGTATTCGATATAGGGGCCTCCGTTAATGAGCCTCATTGAAGGCACACCGCCCCTCGGCTCTCTTTTTGGACCTCTAAGAGGCGGAGACAGTCATTGCACACTGAGACTTCGGGCTTCGAAAAGTAGCCTTCATTTGGGGCCATGAGATCGAGGATCGCCTGGGCCGACATGGTGAATAGCTCCGATTGATGGCAGCAATCCCAGCATAGTCCACACGACGAATACTGGATCGTTTTCATAGTGCCGTCATATACGCATGGTACATGCGCGTCAAGGGGGTTCCGTAAATAAAACGGAAGAGGTGTAATAGGGTCAACTGGCGTATAGAAGTTATAGGCTGGTTTATAGAACGGTTATAGAAGGGGGCCGTTTTGTTATAGTTAAGTAACAGCGCCCCTTTGTTACTTTAAAATAACGGTTCCGAAAAAAATTTTTGATATCAGGTAGTTAGACGATATCTGGAAAAAAATTTTGGAAAAAATTAAAGTGTTTGTATGTCGGTATACAAGGGGGGTTAAGGCAGCTGTGTCACACAAACCCCGATAACCGGTTTTTATGTCTAGTTCCGTATACTTAGCGCATGTAAGCAAGCCGCATGCCGTTACATGTGTCTGTCGATAGTTTGGACACCTAGACAGCCGACAAAGAGTGTGCCAAATCAAGGACCGTGCCAGCTGTCAGCTTTGACATGGACATAGCCTAGACTAGGCATAGCTTAGTCATGCCGTGGAATAATCCCTAGCCGGACTAGCCTAGCCGCGCCTAGAGACTTCAAGGGGTTAGGCGCTTGCGCTTAGTCGTGTCGTAATGAGTTGATTAGTTGACGGTCTTATTAATAAATAACGCGGTTTTTGTTAATAAGGCCTAAGCCTATTAAAGCCGCATTGCATACGCTGGACGCACGAATGCACCGCGTGATTTTAACCGCGATGCTGCAGACCATTAGAGACTACACGCGGCGGAAAAGGACCGCTTTTAGTCAAGGTCTAGGAAAAGCCACCTATAGGCTAATCGGTAGGTGTGTCGTTTGGGACACATGTTAATTCTGACTCAGCTACTCTAGGCGCGGCTATACTAGCCGATCTATTCCCGCTAGGGTATTCCCTGCTATAGGTCAGAACTGACACACCTACTCTTTTTGCCCTTATTTGCGTTATGCCGTTAGGCGGACTAGCAAGGTCAAGGCAACTAGATAGGCAAGTTTTAGGGTAAGGCCTAGCCGTCTAAACGAAAGGGTTTATAGGGCAAGCTAACGCGTCGTATGAGGGGTTAGCATTCTAGTTAGGCTTAAGATTGGATCGCCTAGGCGTTAATTAACGCTAATTCGTATAAGTTTTAGCCAGTGTTAAAGCCTTAGACGGTGCGCTAAGCGCCGAATATGACTCAGCTATTCAAGATAGGGCTTAATAAAATCAGCTACTTAGATAGAGCTATAGGTCATAGGCCTAAATCCTTATTTTCGTTATATTGTTAACTGGCATATGCGATGCATTAACTATCGGCATAACGAAAGGGTTAAATATGACTAAGCCTAAGTTCTGCCTAGCTAACAAGTTCTGCGTCATGATCGGCATTATGGGGGTTAGACATATCAGACGCGCTAACCGCATTAAAGAGATTTTAGCCCAATTGGGTGAATAACGGATAACTAAACGAAAGGGATAGATTATGCCTAACCATTGTGAAAATGACATTTATATCTATGGTCCTAAATCAGAAATTAACGCGTTTTTCAAAGCGGTTAAAACCGATCAATACCTAATTGACGCGGATAGAATTATTCCATACCCTGCAGAATTCAAAGCCCTTGACGATTTAGCTAAAGCTGAACGCGCTAAAGGCAATTGGAAAGTAACCGACGGATACAATAGCGGCGGATATGATTGGTGTATTAACAATTGGGGCACTAAGTGGGGCATGTATGACTTTAGCCCTATTAGAGAGTCTAAGCGCGGCGTTAAAGTATCGTGTCAATCGGCATGGTCGCCGCCTCTGCCATTGATCCTTGAAGCGTCTAAGCAATTCCCTAAGCTTAGATTTAAAGTGAATTACTTTGAAGGTGGCGTAGGTTTTAAAGGCGTCTATGAGTGTAAAGCCGGGGAAGTTCTGGACGATACCGAGTCAAAGTATAGCGGCAAGCGTGGCGGCTAAACGAAAGGGTTAATTATGACTAGTGGCAAAATCAGTTTTTCAGCTAGTGGCGTCGTGACTCAAGACGTGACTATTCTAGTAGACGGTTTAACGGTTAGCGATCTAGTCAAGGGTTTACAGGAAGGGCTTTATTTAACCACAATGCAAGGCGATCGGATTATTAATAGCGAGACATTGCAACCGGTTGCTATCATTGAGGATATGGATACACAACTAGAATATGTTGATTTTGAATCAGAGGGTTAATTATGACACAGGCCTATGTTTTAAGCTCTATCTATGGCATGGCTAAAGCCACAATTAACAAGACTAAGCAAGGCTATACGTTGCATATCGCTTTAACGCCTAAGGGAAGTTTGAAAGTTGCCAAGTATTTAACACAATCCGGCCATAGACGGCGCCTTGACGCTCTTAAGTCATGGAATGAGTTAGCAAGCCGTCTTGAAGCTGAATTGCATCAATTGATGTCTAAGCCTTGAACACTGGCTAAAAGATCGCCATATTATTAAATTAACAATATAAGGAAAATAAGGCTTTAGCGTTGGCATTCTAGGTGCATAACCCTATACCATAACGCGGCGCTAACGACGCCGAACGGATAACGAAAGGGATAGATTATGCAAGGCATGAGAAAAACAGGAGTTAGAACGGTTAACGTATATTGTGGCGCGGTCTATGGTAACGGCAAGCGTGCAAGCGGTTGCGGCGCTAAACCTAAATCTAGCGGCTTTAACGAGTATGCCTATAATCCAGACGGTTATAAATCGCTATGGTCTACGGTTAGCCTATGCCCAAAGTGTGAAGCTAGGGTTATCGTTATGCTTAGAACGTCTAGCGGTGCATTCTATGCGTCCAGTGATCGCGATTTAAAGAAGTTGAAACGCACTGGCTTAGGCAACTTAGGTTATTTGTCTCTAGGCTTGCTTGCTAGTCACGTTGCTAAACATGGCTATAACGTTGCAATTCTAGGATAACGAAAGGGATAGGTTATGTTTATTTTGATCAATTCTAAAGCCCAATGGCGCGAGTACTATAAAGGCATGATGTGCGGCGTTATCGTTGAAGTATCGCCCGAATTCGAGGAGGCAGTCACATTTGACACAGAGCAAGCCGCGCTAAAAGAACGTGACACTAACCACGCGTTTTTAAAAGACTTTAAAGTCATGCGCGTTAACGGATAACGAAAGGGATAGGCCATATATGCACGATATTGCTAACGAATTGAGATCAATTGCTAAAAATGCGGTTAATGCAAGCGAGGTTAACGAATTAGTTAAAGCTATTCTAACCAAGGCTAAAGGTGAAGCTGAGTCAGGCAGGACACATATGTCTGTTAGGCTCGTAGGTGAGTCATGCAAGACACTGTTTGAATTCAATCAATATAATAAAGACGACGCATTGCATCGCGCCGTTAAAACCGCGCTAGTTAATCAAGGCCTAGACTTTGAATTTATGTATGGCGTTAACGGACTATATGCGGTTATCATGTGGGGTTAGCTATGACACAAGGCAAGGCTGAGTTTTTAAAGACACATATAGAACACGCTAGGCATAATCAGTTAGCCAGTCTATCCGATGCTAAGTTCTATAAAACCGCGTGGCGTATAGACGGCAAGTTTAGCCAGTTTTTAGAGTATCGGCAAGCGGTCCGCGTTGCATGGAATATGCGACGCATTGCAAGGCAAGCCGCTAAAGAACTTAAGGCAAGCTAACGAAAGGGATAGGCATGGCATTGCTTAAATTTATATTCACGCCGCTATTTAGGCTTGCATGCATGATTAGGCGTTATCACAACTTCGATACGTCTAAAGTGTTATGGCATTCGTGCAAGCTATGCGGAAAAACTAAATATTGGGTTATGGGTAAGGGTTATCAATTCTAAGCTATTGAAAGGATTAGTTATGTTGCGGCTTCGTTATTTTTGCCAGTGCGATTATTGCAGACAAATCATAGACATAGACGATTTTAAAGCGCATCAAGTTCTATGCGCTCAAAATGAAGACGCGGAAAGTGTAGAACTTTCAGACGATAGTCAAGAACTTAAACAGGCTGCTTAGACACAGTGTCATTAAGACCTGAAGGAAAATAAGGATTTAGCGATTTTAGCAATTGGCATACTGACTGCAATAGTTAGATGCATAACGCCGCTAACGACGGCATAACGAAAGGGATAGGTTATGTTAAATAATCAAGTTGCTAAAATCGTAAACCCAATCGATCAAGTCAAGGCATTTGTAGAGCGTGACTCATATGGCTTTGTCAATACTCGCGAAGTGTTAGACATTTTCGGGCAAGCTGGATGGTCGCCAGTTAGCGAGTCATACGGCAAGGTTAAAAAAGAGGAGAAAAAAGGTTATCAAAAACACTTGATTAGACTTGAAAATGCGGCCTATCCCGCTATTGAGGGGTTGACGGATGCAAATAAGTCTAGGCCGCAACTAGTCGTCTTGAATAGTCACGACGGTACTAGCAGCTTGCAAATTATGTGGGGGCTAATCCGCATTGCATGCCTTAATGGAATCATTGCCGGCACTGGCATTAATGGCGTTAGGATCGTGCATTCAAAATCGATCGTGGACAAGTTGCCTAGCGGTATTGACTATATGTTGAACAACTTTGGCAAGTTCAATAGCCAAATCAAAGAGTTGCAAGGTAAGCAATTGAGCGCTGCAGCAACTAAAGAGTTGATTAAAATCGTATACGATGAGCGTCTGAAAGGTGTGTCTAACTTGACACAGGTCAACTATGACTTGATCCGTTCGCGCCGCATTGAGGATAACGCTAGCGACGCCTATACGATCTTTAACCGCGTGCAAGAAGCTCTAATGCGTGGCGGTATTCAATATCAATACCTTAAGCAATTTAAAGACGATAACGGCGCGGTTATCGGCTCAAAGCTCATAACGACGCATACCGGAAAAATCAGCGCGGTAACGAGTCAAGTAAAGCTTAATCAGCTTGCCTATGACACGGCGCTAAATCTTGCCGCATAATCTCTAGCGGCCTAAAACAGGGGTTAGGTTATCACGTTGCCGATCGCCTAACCCCTCATACTAAAAGGCTAGTCTATGGCTTTAGCTATTATAACGGTTATCAAGGTTTTAGCGGTTATAGGCTTAATGAGCATTCTAATTAAAGCGTCTAAGCCTTGAACACTGGCTAAAAGATCTACAGATTTTAAATTTAACAATATAAGGAAAATAAGGCGTTAGCGTTGGCATTCTAGGTGCATTAACTAGACGCATAACGAACGGCGATAACGACGCCACTAACGAAAGGGATAGGTTATGTTTCAAGTAAAGAATATTGTTAGAGTTGATAGCGAGACTGTTAAAGTCACGGTTACGATGGACGCTAAAGAATTTAACAAGGCTAAAAAACAGGGATTAGGTCAACTCTTTGGAATTGATATATCTAACCACGTCTTTAGGGAATATGGGGTTAAAGCCTATAACCCTAGCGTTGACGGTATCTCTAGCCGCGCTGTTCAAGGCGTTAAAACCTTGCAACTTTACTATAAAGATGACGCATGGGTCTATAATGACAACGTTATCAGAGTTGATTTTGCAGCTAAGCGCGTTGCGGCCTAAATAAGAAAATAACGATTGACGCGCCGCGCTGAATTAACACATACTAGAGTTAACGAAAGGGATAGGGTTATGACTAACGCTAAAAATCTTGCAATGCTTGCTAAAGTTAACGCCGATCTAGCCGCGATGCACGCTAAACATGTTGAGATCACGCTAGACGATATTGAGGCAGTTTATAGCCGCAACGTGCTAGGTATTCAAGCCGATGCAAAAACTAAGAAAGGTACCGGCAAGGGATATTTAACCGGCATTATGTACCTTGCACCTGCTAGCCTTAGCGGCGTCAATATTTGTCCTAAGTCTAGTGCGGGTTGCCGGTCCGCTTGCCTGTTTAGCGCTGGACGTGGACGCTTTTATAGCATTACCCGCGCTAGAATTGTTAAAACGCTTGCATATCACTTCGATACGCCGCGCTATGTTGAAACGATTAAAAAATCAATTAAGTCTCTAATCGTCAAGGCTAAAAATCAAGGCCTAATCCCAGTCGTTAGACTCAATGGAACTAGCGATATTCTTTGGGAACGTACCACGGATATTTTGCAAACATTCCCCGATGTGCAATTCTATGATTATACTAAAATCGCTAAGCGGTTTTTGTTCAGCATTCCCGCTAACTATCACTTGACGCTATCCCTTTCAGAGGATAACGACGCCGACGCTAAGCTTGCACTATCTAAAGGCTTTAACGTTGCGGCGGTATTCCGTAAAGAGTTGCCTAGCACGTTTTTAGGCTATCGCGTGACTAATGGCGACGAAACTGATTTGAGGTTTTTAGATCAAAGCGGCGTCGTTATCGGCCTAAAGGCTAAAGGCAAGGCTAAAACCGATCAAAGCGGCTTTGTTAGGGATTATAGCAGCGCGGCTAAAATCGCCGCATAATAACGAAAGGGATAGGTTATGTTAATTCAAGTTGTGCAAAATACCGCGCCAGTCTTGCAAGTTGTGCAAGCGGTTATCCTGATAACTAGCGGCGTCGTTATGGCTATCTATTCAGTATCGAAAGGTTAAAAGCATATGCCTAACTATAGTCGAAACATTGGATCTAGGGTTAAAGTTGCGCCTAACAGTCTCATTCAAGTTGACGGCAAGACTTATAGGGTTATCGATTCTAAAGAATTGCATACCCGCAACGCTAAAGGCTTTAGGTTTTATTTAACGATTAGTTTAGTTGTCTAGGTCAGATTAAACACATGTGTCAATGGTGACACATGTGTCATAACGGACACACTGTGTCAGATAGGAGATAGGTCATGGGATACACACACTATTTTAGTTTTAAGCCAGTCAATGAACGTCAATGGCGGGATATCGAAACGCGGTATAAACGCGCTATTTTAGACTGCCAACGTATCGTTAAAGCATTCTATGCTAAGCATGGCCGCATTAGTGGCTATTCAGCGCATACGCCGCTAGGCCGCTATGGCGGTCTAAAGGTTAACGGCAAGGGTATTGATGCATGTGAGGCATTCGAGTTGCGTGAACATTATGGGCAAAATCTCCGCGATTTTAAAGGCTATTGCAAGACTAACGGCTTGCCATATGACACGGTTGTCACGGCATGCCTTGCCGTCCTAAAGCATCGTTTAGGCGACGCGATCCAATTGCATAGCGACGGCAACCGACACGACTGGAGTTATGGGGTTAGGCTTGCTAGGCGCGTCACGGGTCTAAAGCTAAAAAACCCGATCGTATGCCTTGATTAAATTCTAGCTATAACCGGCCTAGCCGCCGCGCTATTGAGTTGCGGCGGTTAGGTCAAGGGTTAGGCCGCTAAGCGATGCTAAAGCCCTATGGCAAGGGATAGGAAAATAACATATATACATCGCTAAACAAAAACGCGACACACTGGATACAATCCGACGCGTGTCTTGACCAGACACAGGGCTGTGTCAAAACGGACACGCCCCATTGAGGACAAAATTATGGGCTATAACACGACGCTAATTATTCTAAACGACGCATTGCATGAGATACGAGACGACGTACATTTTGGATCTAAAGTTTATCATGCTGCAATTCGCGTATCAGGTAATTTAAAACCTATTGATATTTCAAGCGGTTGGCACGCTAACGCCGCAACGGTAATAGAGATGCATCATGCCGATCAGATTAAACTGATCGCTATCGGTGGTAATTGTGGCCAAGATTTAGGCTATGTTGGCGACTATCGCGCTAAGCCAATCGATATGCTTAAGGCCCTAGCAGAGTCTCTAGGCTATCGAGTGTCAAAGAAGCCAGGCGTATGCGTTGACTGCTATGCTTATAGACGCATTAGCCCATTGAAAAACCCGCCATGTGATAAATGTGGAGGGAGGGGGAGGGTCAAAAAACGTAAACGAAAATAGGGTTTTTCAGAAGTGTTTTTTTGATTGAAAGGATCTTATGCCGAAAGCAATTAACCAATACGTTACTGACGCTGTTAAGTCCTGGTACGTAAATAGAAAAACCTATTGCCTTATCAAGAATGCCGGCCAAGGGGATGAATACTTGGTGCGTGTCATTCCAGATGGACGCGACGCGGTTAGCTATTGGCTCAACAAAGGCCAAACGTGGGAGACGGAGAGCGGCGCGGCATGGTCGATTCTAAATGATTTAGATGAGGGGGAGGGTTAAAATTAACACAGATAAGGATCGTTTTTTAAAAGTGTTTTTTTGATTGAAAGGATCTATATGGTTAAGCCTGAAGTAACAGTTACCTGTAACGACGGCACGCGGTTTAAAATTAAATGGGATAAGAAGAATACGGAATATGTTCTTTATTATCGCAATGACTTAAAACCTTTGTCATCTGGATTTGGACAAAAGATCAAAGGAAAATGGCTCTATCTTGATAGTCAACCTTTCTATTCGGATGTTTTAGACTTTATGTTCGATGAGATCAAGCGAATAGATGCGGTGGAGGGCGAATAAGAACTAGACACTGACTAAAAGATAACCGAAATAGCAAAATAGCGATCTAATAAAAACAACAACTTAAGCCTGGCACGGTCGCTGCAATAGATAGATGCATAACTGAACGTATCCTGAGGGAGGATAACACTATGAAAAACGGCAAATATAAAGTTACTTTCGAAGTTGAACTGACTGGAATGGAAAGCGGCCAAGAAGCTACGCACGCTATTGTTGATATGTTCAACGAAATGCGCGACAACGAAGAAGCTCCAGCTATGGAATTCGAATTGATCGAAGAAGGTGTTGACCAAGAATGGCTGGATGAAGAAGAAGAAGTTGCCGAGCTTGACCTTGAGCAAGCAAGTTAAAAAGTGTCCCCAATCCTAGCGGAGTCGTTAACCGCTAGTTGTCCTATCCCATCCGTGACGGCGCTATTCGAAAGAGTAGCGCCGTTTTTTATTTTGCGCTCTAGTGTTTAAGTATTGTACGTTGATTAAAAGATACACAGGTTTGAAAATAACGAATTTAACGATTTCAACACTTTAGGAATGGCACGAGCGTTGCTTATATATAAGGCATGAGTGATCAAGTAGTTACGATAGTTTGGATGATCGCATGGATCGCTCTAGGAACCTGGGCTGGAAACAGGTTTCAAAATAGAAAGTCTAAATAACAGCACTGATACTGCAACAGGAGTTATATGGCAATGTCTAATAAGGAAGTTAAGAAACCTCTCGAAATTAAAGATTTAAACGATGTTTTTCATTACCTCGCCCAAATCCAAGAAGAGCTTGAGATTCGAGGTTATCAGCAAGCCGCACTACATGTGCATAAGTCAATCAGCAGTCTAAACGGCGCCATGCTGCTAGATGCTGCAAGAAAAAGAACAGCTGACAAAGCTAACGCTTGTTAATTATTCTTGACCGCAAAGCCTGACTATTATAATCTAATAAGATGAACACTCGCGATCTGATGGACTTCGGCCCACGAGAGCGGCGGTTAGCTGCTGAACTCCTATTACTCTTTAGGAGTCCACGAGATAAAACGCTCCGGCTAGGGGAGTTTGTTTCGCCAGAATATAACCCCATTTCAAAAATCGTTTTCTTAGTAGACATTAACTTTAATGTCGGCATGGTGCGCGATGGATACTTAGAGGATTGGTATATCTGCCCCATGTGTAAAGAGGAAGGATTTGGGGATGCCCTGGCCAAAGGCAAGGTTTGTTGTAGATCATATCTGAAAAGAGAAATTCCGATCGCTGCTTGATTGGCAAGCCGATTGCATATAGCCGCGCTTTCTTAGCACATGTACCTCCAAAGGACGCCTATCAGCTGATCGGTGTCCTTTTTCATTTTTGCAACCAAAAAAATGTAGACAGCTCAATTTTGTCACTGAATAATATTATTAAACTAAAAAATGGTCTAAATTAAAAATGAATAATGGATTAAAATTTAAGATGTTATCGAATAAAAAACGTATTTAACGATACTATTTTTAGTTGACCATTTTAGTATGTTTAAGCTACTATTAATTCATGGGAGCAAAGAAGTCTCTCAAATTGGCTAAGGAAATGGCCAGAATCAACAACTCCAGTATGGAGAGAAAGTAGTAACGTGGCACGTATGAGCAATGTAATCATTGGTAATTTTGGCTTTGGTGGTCGAGCATACAGCGAATGGGGCTGGACTCGCGCAGTGCTACTAAATCCTGTGGACTATAGAAATGGAGAAGTAATCATTCCCGCAGGTACGGAGATCGTAGTGGATACGTTTAAAAATGTTGGACGGTTGAATGACGAAGACTTCGAAGTATTTCCAGATGAGTATATGCTGCTAGCGGAAGCTGCAAACTAAAACGTTTAAGTAGAGTCGCAACAAATGCCGCTCCTTGCAAAGGGAGCGGCATTTTTCATTTATAACATTTGATTTTGCCATATTCCCATGGTACGCGCTCAGCAAATACGCTTTGGGGGAGCCAATGAAAGATATTCTGATTATTGAGGAGGACCAGGCCATTAGAGAGGTTCTAGGTCTTTATTGTAATCACTGCAGGCAAAATTGCATATGTGTGTGTAATATTGGCGAGGGATTTAAGGAGCTAGAAAAGAAAAATCCATCCCTTATTCTGCTAGATCTAAGTTACCATACCGAAAACCTACCAGAATTTATCCGTAAGGCCAGACAATCGGTCTCTAATCCTCGTATTTTTATAATGAGCGCCATGAATGGCGCCGAAGAAATTGCAAGAAATAATGATGTAAGCTTCATTGCAAAACCTTTTCATCTTGATTTGATTGAGAAAATCATTTGCGAATAAGATGTGAAGAATTCGTCAAAATAATTGTTGACGCGAGGCAACAATTAACGTATTCTGATATTAGAAACGATCGCAAATTAATAAAACTCTAAGAGTCAGCGGTCATTTCTCAACAATACAAAATGAAGTACGTGTGGAAGCGTACAAGATAAACGAAAGGTAAAAAAGGTAAACGATAATGAGTCAAAGTGTGAAGTTGAACGGAAGCCGACTGCATAGCATCACCCATGCATCTCACAGCGCAGAAGTAACAATGACAGCATTAGCATTACGTGAACGTAACCGGCATTTCTCGGACATTGGCCGGACCCGAACCGCTCTTATCCGCGCAGGAGAGCGTATTGTTGACGAAGAGTATCGAAGGTTTTGGCTTGACCTTGAAAAGGAAGGCGTTGGCAAAATCGTTTATGGAAGACGCGGAAACCCAGACCGGTTTGAATGGTACCACGCGCTTAAGATGGTTGCCGATTGCGCATTAACCGGCAAGGATATAACCATTGAGCCACAATCGATGTTGCAAGCTGAGGAAGAAAAACCAGCTCCTAAGAAGGCAGCTGCACCTAAGAAGTCGGTGCGCATGACCAGTGCGCAAAAGAAAGATAAGGTCGAACATGCCGAAGTTGCTTCGGCTAAAGGTTCTGCTGAAAAGCTCGTGGTTATTCCATTGAGAAAAGACTTTTTCCTTGAAGTCAAGATGCCAGCTGACGTTTCTAAGGATGAAATGGAAGTCATTCAGGAAGCTTTGAAACGCGCTTCAGCATAATAAGGAGAATTTAAGCAAAACAAAACATTTAGGCCGGAGCGGAAACGCTCCGGCTTTTTTATTTTATGGCGTTGATGTTTAAGATATATACAGCTGTATAAAAGATCTACGAGTTTTGAAATTAACTATTTCGTTATTTTCGCTATTTACGAGCGGCATAGACCATGCAACACTAGTCAGCAAGGAGATAAACAATATGTTTAACACAGATAGAGGATCTAAAATGGCAGCTTATAAAATCGGTATCGTCGGCGCTATGTGCGTCGCCGCTAGTATCCTGAGCGGATGCGGCGGGGCTCCACAAATGGCAGCCGCTCCGAGCGTACCGGTAGACATTGGCCCTGGCCCTAAAGATGATGGTTACGTAGTTCGCGGCGTAGCTCTTTACACCATTAGCAACGAGCAACAAACGGCGCTAATGAAGCTCTTTAACCTCGCTATGCCCACGGCATACGCTGCAACCGGTAGCACGACTGTTACCTATGTAAACGCAGCATCAGTTAACTTCTCTATCAACGTATCTAATTTCGCAGCTGGATCATTTACCGGTAACACGCTAAGCCTTGGACATGTTGACCTTGGCTCAATTGACGATAACAATCTAAAGGTATGCGGCGCGGGCGGTAACTCCAAATGTAGCTCTGCAGTGATTCGCGTATATACGACTGGATCTATTGCAGGCTTTGTAAATACCGCCGATGGCTACGGCGCTCCGGTCTATGCGGGATCGCTTAACCCATCGACCGCTGTGGGCCTAACTTCGGCCAATAGCGTCCAGGTTCAGACCTATACTATCCCTTCTAGCGATCACCGCATTACCACGTCAGACTTTGCGTCAACTCAATACGCTGTTAGCTCTGACTTCGCAAATGCTGGCGCGGGCTCCTATAGCATGACCTTTGTGGTCGAGTACGCTCTCGCTCCTTAATTGTCTCCTTAACCCTCTATCCCCCCCAAAGCCTCTGCCTTAACTGGCAGGGGCTTTTTTGTTTAAGAGCTTGACACCGACTAAAAGATCTACGAGTTTTGAAATTAAGGAATTAAGGAAATTAACTACTTAGCTCTGGCATGCCGGTTGCTACATATAGAGACATGAAGAAGAAGACGAATAAAAAGATAAAAGTTTCAGCTAATGAAATGGTTAAAGCTTTTAAATTCCTTGAGAAGGAAGGCCACGGCAAGGTCATTACCGTAAAAGGAAAGAAACTTTTTAAATGGAATCGAAAGCTGCGTTAATTCTTATTGACGGAATTAACAGATAACAATAGACTGAAATTAACGGAAGGGAATAATATGAAACTCGCAAGCCATAACAATAAACTGGAAACGAACATTCAAGACGCTGAAACCCAAAACTTCGGAATTGGTGATGCAAGCGTTGTCATTGAAATTCTGCGGAACCGGCTCTATGAACACAAGATCCAAACGCTTGTTCAAGAATATGTCTGCAATGCTCGCGACGCAATGCGTGAATGCGGCAAGGCTAACGAATTCGAAGTGACTTGCCCTACCTCTTTGAGCCCTGTTTTTAAGGTGCGTGACTTCGGTCCTGGCATCTCCCCTGATCGCATGGCTAACGTCTTCATTAAGTACGGCGCTAGCACTAAGCGTGACTCTAATAATCAGACTGGCGGCTTCGGCATTGGCGCTAAAAGCGCTTGGAGCTACACCGATAGCTTCACGATTGTGACCTATATTGACGGTACCAAGCGCACCTATGTCGCGCATACCGGAGTCAACAATAACGGACGCCTGGATCTTTTGAGCACTGTTGCTACCTCGGAACCAAATGGAACTGAAATTCAAGTTCCTGTCGGTCGCTATGACCTTGACGAATTCCGCAGAGCTATTTACCGCGCTGTTTACTTCTGGGAGTCTCGCCCAACCCTTAAGGGCGGAAACCACGAGTTGCCTACGCTTGTTGGCGGCGAGCGCATTAGCGATCTAGTCGAAGTGATCGATTATAAGATGCTCCCTGCCTTCTTGAACGTTGATTACTACGACAACATGCTTGCCGTGATCGATGGCGTGCCATACATGATCACCTCCAAACTCATGGATAAAGTCAAAAAGCTTAAAGATCTCAAAAGCTTGAGCAAACGCTTCATTGTGCTCCACTTCGGAAATGGCCTTGTGGAAGTCTCTGCAAGCCGCGAGTCTATCGCTGACTCAAAGGCTACAGTCGAAGGCCTGGAAAAGCTTGCAGCACAGGGGGTAGTGGCAATTAAAACCAAGATCTCCAACGACTTTTCAAAAGTGAAATCTAGCTCGGATTTCTTTAAGACCTACCTTGCAATGGAGCCATACTTCCATGTGGACAAGCTTGCAAAGTATGACGTTTATCAAATCGATGGAAATTATGTTAAAACTGACATGCTCCATAAGGTTTCATTGACTCTCATGCATATGTGGGGAAGAAATAACCGCGTCCAAGTCGATCGCATTACCAAAGAGCAATACGATCAACGTCAAAAGCAAAACGGTATTCGCCTTGAATATCTGAATAACGTTTACTTTCTTCGCGCCTCTGAAAACGCTATTATCCAAAATAAGCGTCTGCGCGAAAACATTGGCCCTAACTTGCCAGCGGTGCTCCTGATCGAGCAACTGGGCGATAACTCTGCGGAATTTGAGAAGTTAATTTTGGATCTGAATGCTAAAGACTTCCAAACGCTGACCTACGTAGAAAAGCCAAGGGCTCCGCGTGTTAAGATCGAGCGCGATAAGCAAGAATTCTGCATCCATCAATTCTTAGGTGTAAGACATCACTATACGAGTCTGGCAGATAACACCGATAAGTGGCTCTATATCCCAATGAGCGGCGGCAGTCTTACAAACTTCTCAAATGTGGACCTTAAAGACGTAGCTTATTTCGTTAAAGAAACTACTGGACTTATCGTCTGCGGACTCTCTGAGAACGTTGTGGAGAAGGTGAAAGATAACGCAAATTTCTTGCCATTCTCCGAATGGATCGCAAAATTTAAACCTACCGACAAACAAATGGCTTATGTTAAAATGATGGAAGGCAAGAATACCAGTGTCATGTCGATCCTTTCTAAGCTGAAAGGTCTTAAGGATAAGTTTATTCTTGAAATGATTGAGGAATATAAGGGTGCAGTGAGAAACGATTTTTCTGGCGATCCGGTCCCTAAAATGTTCCTTGAGCTTATCAAGAACAGTGACGAATATAAGGAATTCGTAAACAAAGACGGTAAGTTGAAAGATCTTATTGGAAGCAAATATAGACTTCTGAGCATGCTCGATGACTACTATTTTTCCAAATCGACAAAATACGCTGAAGAAATCGTTATTTATATGAACGCTAAACACAAGGCTAAGGCTTAATAAGAAGGGAAAACGGAGGAAGTATGAATAAAGTAAATTATCTGTGGTTGAAAGATTCCATTAATCTGAGCTTTGAAGGGAAGCATTTCACGATTTCAAGCGGCGATCCGCTCTTTGAAAAGGTTACGCAAGCGATCCGCGAACAGCGCTTGGAAGACATCCCAAGCATTGTGGACATCTCCAAAGACCTTAAGATTGCAGGCTTGGAGCTTAAAGACGGCGCTCTGTACGATGGCGAAACGGCGCTCCCTGAAGCTCTTAACCGTCGCATCTTGGAATATCGCGACGGCGCTATTCCATATGACTCTCTGCTCAAGTTCTGGGAGAACGTGAAGAAAAACCCATCGTTCAATTCACGTCAAATGCTCTTCTCATTCCTAGCTCACAATGGACACCCTATCACTGAAGACGGATGTTTCATTGCCTACAGAGGTGTCAGGGAAGACTTCAAAGATAAGCATTCTGGCACTTTTGACAATTCGCCAGGCTCCGTTTGCGAAATGCCTCGCGACCAAGTGGACGACAACCCAAACAACACTTGCTCCAAGGGCTTGCACGTTGCATGCTTCGACTACGCCAAAGGCTTCGGCGCCAAGCTTGTCGAAGTGAAGGTCAACCCAGAAGACGTTGTTGCGGTTCCTACCGATTACAACGGCACCAAGATGCGCGTCTGTAAGTTCGAAGTGATCCAAGAGTGTGAGTCCATGAGAACTGAGACGCTCTATAACCACGGTATCAGTCGCGAAGAGCTTTGCGACGACGAGAGCGATGAGGATGGCTGCGAAGACTGTGGAGATTGCGAAGACTGCGATAAGAAAACGTTAGAAGATGGTAACTGCCCTGAATGCAGAGATGACGTTGAAAGTGACGACGCATTCTGCAAGCACTGCGGCACCGATCTGGACCAGTATCGCGGATAATTAAACCCCCGCCCCGCACTTTGTCGGAGCAAGGTGCGGGGATTTTTCAGGAGTGAATTTTATGTTCGATAGCAATAACCGGAAGTTTGTAAAGACTCAGATGACTGTCGAAGCACCGTATGGCCACGGCAATGTCACTGGCAAGTTTAAAGCGGAAAAATTCGATGGCCACCCTATGATGGATACCCACGTAGAAATTAGCATTACGCCTTTCTCAGTCACCTGGGAGCAAAAGGAACAGATGTTAAGAGAGATCGCCGCAGTAATCGCCAAATACCAGATCTGAGGAGTGAATTTTATGAAGGTCTTGAAAAGATTCAAAGAGGGCGACGCGATTCCAGAGGGTGCTAAGTTCATCTCCAAAGAACAGGTCAAAGATGACATGCCTTACAGGTTCTCGTCGGAGGTCGTCTCCAGCGGATTTTTCTTTGAGAGAACCAGGACTTATGCGCATTACCATGTGAGAACATATTATATCTATGAGGTAGAAGATGATCACACTTCCTAACGATAACCGCATCGGTGGCGCTCATGGTAGCTATGTAAAATTGAGCCCATCTCTTGGCGTGAAGATTATTCATTCTGTCAAGTTTAATAATATCGCCAAGGCTTATCGTAGTAGAGCTTATAGGAACGCGCTGAGAGAAGCTTATATCCTTAACGTTGCATTTGAGAGCGGCGTCGTTCCCCGCTGCTATGGAGTCACATTGGTTCGAGTTAAAAAAGGATATAGGGTGGGGGTGCTTATGCAACACCTCGGAAGTACACCACTTTTCGAAAGTGAATTTTGTGACAAATTTTCCGAAGCTTTCGACGAAATTAATGATAGATTAATTGAGCTAGGGATTGTTCATAACGATATACACGATGAGAATGTTATGGTCTATCGTGGCAAATTCTACGTGATTGATTTTTCGCCCGACTGCGTTAAAATGAAATAAATAAGGAGTTAGTATGGATCAAGTATTTTCTGGCGCTAAAGTTTCTGTAACTGTCGATGGTGTAACGCACGACCTCGGTCGTATTGATGGCTCCATCACTCTCAAATGCAAGCCTTCTCTTGGTAAACTTAATCGTTTGACCAAAGCTGCTCAAAGTCTTATTGCTCACCAAGGTCACGCAACTAAGCGTTTTAAGCGTGACTATGACACTGGCACCGCTAGTTACGAATGCCCTAATTGCGGCGCTCGTGCGCTAGTTGTGGCCAATCCTGTGGCCGGCGAAACCAAGATGCAGGGGGAGGCCATTAAACTTGGCTGCGTTCCTTCTGAATCTCAGAAGTAATTTTTTGATAGATAAGGAATTAGTATGAAGACGTTGCGCGTTACTATTAGCCTTGAACTTAAAGGCGACGCAGAAGATAGCGAAATGATTAAGGAAGATGTTTACAATTATCTTCAAGAGCTTATGGAGAGTGATGAGCTTGAAGAGAATTGGGATGTCGTAGAAGTTGAAGAAGACGAAGACAGCGAAGAAGAGCTGTAATTTCAAATGGCTATGTTCTTATTTAAGGACGTAGCCATTTTTTTAAAATAATAGTTGACGTAAATAGTCAGATACAGCATACTAAGAATATAAGAATCGAGGAACGTATGAAACAAAACAAAGAACACTTAGCAAAACTGATCCTGATCCAAGTCGAGAGTCTTAACGAAGCCAAGAAGGAAGGTTCTTACCTTAACCTCGATGGCATCAAGACTCTTGAGCACGAAATCGCCCGTGATGCCAAGCAGTTAGCTGAACTGATCCAAAACGAAAATAACCAAGTCGCTTAATTAGGAGGAAATATGAATAACGTTATTAACATGCGGACCAAGAAGCCAATCGAAACTCTCCCTTACGATAAGGAACAAGCGCAAAAGCTTATTGCTCATATCGTGCTTAATTTCAGAGCACCAGAGGAAGAAGCTTATTCCTACAGAGAAATGATCGAAAACACTCTTCGCCACATCATGAATAATAGCGGCGTTGATATGGAATTCGTTAATAACCTGATCGATCAACAAATCAAGAAATCGCAAGGAGCTTAATTTATGAAAACTTATCAAGAACTTACCGAGATCCAACAGAAGAAAGCTATCGAACATGCTTATCAAGCTCTTGTTGCAGAAGTTGTTGAAAAAACCATCGTCTTCAAAGGCGAGATTGGTAAAAACGTAGATAAGGCCCTTAGGGTTGCAACAATGTCCGACCATCCTTCGGCTCCATATATCGAAGTAGCTCGATACGCAGGTAAGGCACTTATGGATCTAGCAGTAGAAATCGCTGAAGATAGCAAATATACCAACGATGGTGAACAAGTTATTTACGAAGTCGCTTAATTGGGGTTATTATGAAACTCGTTGATTTCGAACGTTTACTTAAGGATTCTGGATATGTTCTTATCAGTAACTCGAAGCACCGCAAGTGGAGCAACGGTGTAAATAACGTAGTCGTACCTCAAGGTCGCGTGATCAATCGCATGATTGCTCGCCGCTTACTTAAGGAAATTAACTATTCGCAACGTGTTCCTGAACTTAACTTTGGATAAGAGGTTTATATGGGAAAAAGTTCTTCACTCTCAGCTATAGCTATGATGGTGGCCGCAGGCATCGACCCATCTTTATTTTTAGGCCCAGGTGGTCGCGCCCCTACCGCAGATGAGCGCCGATTCCTAGACTCTTTGCACGGAGAAGCTAGACGTATCTGGGGTCGTAGGGTTGCAAGAGGATTAAGTGAATCAGAAAGTAAATTCGTTAAGGAAAGACTTGAACAGTTAGATAAGGAGACACCATGCAGCTAATTTTAATCTTGACCGCTTGTTATTGTCTCGGTGGAAAAGTAGCGCTCGGCTGGGGCTGTGTCGTAGCGCTCTGTCTACAGTTTGCATTCTTTATCTCTGAATGAGGTTGTTATGGTTAGTCTTTCAGAATTCTGGGATATGCTAAACCAGCATGATTGGTACCATGTTTTTTCGGACAGCTGGGAGATCGATCAAAGAGGTGCTGAAAATCGCGCAAAGCTATTAGAGATAGCTCACCAGTCAGATGCTCATACAAAGTTATTTATCGACTTTGAAAATCATTACTGGACCGGCAAGCCTTGGGGCACCGAACAAGCTCCTAAGCCTGAAAGACCAGTTTGACAGTAATCGTTAGATAGCCTATAAGGCCTCCAAAGAATTAACTTGCCAAAGCTGACCAATTATGTCAGACTCTTTGGAACCATTGGAGGTTATAGATGGAAGAACTGACGAACGTTACTGAAACCCAAAAAGTAGAAGAACAAGAGTCCAAAGAAAATAAGTTTAGCGACCATCTGGTTTTCCTAGGCCTGTTGAGTCGAGACGAAAAGGGATCTCTAGTATTCACAGATCTTGGCAAGCGGACCCTAAGAACTCTCCGGTTCCTTGACGGTAAGATCAATTACATTAAGAATGGCAGCAAGAAGGTTAAAGCCATTAAGAAAGCTCCTCTTAAGCGTAATAAGAAGACTGTGATGCATTTGAAGTATAAGGCGGGAGCTAAGCCTGTCAGACGCTCTGCCAGACCGCTTAATTTGCGTCAGAAGGGGCCTATCTTTAACCATAGGCTGGCTACCTTCATCTTTGCCAATCACGCCAAGGAACTCGTTTCTAAGCTCAATAAGGGCAAGGTAGACGCTACTATCCGGCCAACCCTGGATGGCAAGCGGAGCCATGTGATCATCCCTTACAGCAAAGTCCACGAGGCCCTGCCGATCCTTAAGGCGTTCCGCGAATCTGCCAAGGCTGGTGCAGCATGAAGAGCGTTAAAATTAAAACAAAGGAGAAGCCAGAGATCCACGTATTCGTCTATATGGAGCAAAAGAGGGCCGAGGAACTTAGGCCTATCATTATGGGCATGGCCCAAGCCAATGCGGGCGAGTGGAATGGAGAAGGAACTGACGGTAAAGAGTTCGATGTAAGCTTTACCTTCAAGAGTCAAATCAAAGCTAACGAGTTTGCCGAGAGGGCCAAGAAGCTTGCCATCAGAGAGGTCAGCTTAAGCCTGTGGGATGGAAACCGGCATAGTACGGTACCTACCCTGCATTAGCTCTCAAAACCACCTTCGGACTCTTCGCGTTCTAGGTAGCTCAAATTAACGTAGCCCCCCTTGGGTAAATTATCCTTGGGGGGTTCGTCTTTTTCAGGAGTGTTTTTTTGATCGGGAACGCCAAGTAGGGTTGTCTCTTTAGCCAACGCGGGATGGATAGGCTTACCGGACTCCAAGCGCAAGCGCTCTTCTTCCTCAGCCTGTTCCGCGAATGCGTCAAACTCTTCTTTCTTAATGGACTCGTACTCTGGATCTTCAATGGAATAGATACGATCCATAAGAACGTCTAGGTTATCGTCAATATCGATATCCTCTAGGTCGTCCTCGAAATAGTTCAAAATGACAAATTCTGGAGACAATTCCATTACTTGATGCAATGGTGTATTGAACCTTTTAGAGTAGGCCCTGCATATTTTTCGATAAACGCTTTCAGCGGTTGGCGAAAGTAAATTTGCGATTGCCTGCGCTCTCAGCGCATCGGCCAAGTCTTGGAAGTCCATTACTCCTCCGAACTATCGGAGTCTTCGTCTTCGTCAGCCTTATTGGCTAGAAACGCTTCAGCGGCCTTCTTAGCTCTTTCGATCGCTTCCTTCTTCTGCTTGTCCTTCTCTTGCTTATATTTAAGCTGAGCGTCACCGGCAGCGTTAAGAACTTGATTGATCACATTCACGTCAGGAATATCGCCTGCCATGCCGCTAGTAGGAATGGATGCGGTCCAGAAAGGAGGAGCAGAGATAACTCTTTGTTCTAATTGCGATAAAGCATAAGCCATGAAGCTCTCGTGCTCATCCGCAGCAAAAGGATTAGATCCAAGAAGCTCCCTACGTTTGCGACCAGCAGCGATTTCCTGCATAGGCGTTAAGTAGCAGCGAAACTTGAACGTTCCTGCGTAGGTACCATGGATATCACCCTCAGCTCTTAGCTGCCAGGTAGCCACGTCACCATCGATTGAAATGTCGCTAAAATCTTTTTCATCAGCCATAGAGTTAATTCCTCTAACCAAGGGTATCGTAGCTGATATATCATAGCGTTAAAAGCCAAGGAAAAGCTTCCGCTAACTTTTTGCTAATATAATTATTATAATTAAATTATAGTAACTGTATTGAGTGAATAAATTCGTAAGAACAACTCACTCTCGTGAGGTGTATCATATCTTTTTTTTAAAAATGAAAGAAAACGACAAAAAAAGAAAATTTATTTTTGCTATTGTCTTATTTTCTTAAATCAACTATCCTTATGCGAATAGGAGTAAATATGGATTTAAATACACTTTTTAGCATTGGTCTACACTACGGTGTTTACCTCATTGGTTTTATTGCGTTTTTGGTTTTGGTCTACAAGGCTCTTGGCATTGTAGTTATCGGTGAATCCGAAGTTGGCGTTGTTACTAAGAAAATTTCTAACAGGAATCTTCCTCCAGGTCGCGTCATTGCTACGAACGGCGAAGCTGGCGTTCAAGCTGATACGTTGAGCCCGGGCATGCACTTTGGCTACTGGCCATTTGTTTACAAGGTTGACTTGGCACCTCTTACGAGCATTGCTCCAGGCGAAATTGGCCTCGTGATGGCAATCGATGGCAATCAGATTCCGGCTAATCGCTTGCTTGGCCAAGGTGTTGATTGCGATAACTTCCAGTCCGCAAAGGCTTTCTTGGCTAATGGCGGTGAAAAAGGTAAGCAACTTGCTATCTTGACCGCTGGTAAGTATCGTATTAACCCAGCATTGTTTAAGATCGTAACGGCTCCTGTGACCGTTATCGCTGCAAATCAAGTCGGTATCGTTACGACCTCTGACGGTGTACCTCTGGAACAAGGTGAAATCGCAGCGGCAACCGTTCCTGGCCACAATAACTTCCAAGATATTCAGAAGTTCATTGATGCTGGTGGCAAACGCGGTCTTCAAGAGCAAGTTATCTTGGCAGGTCAATGGAACTTGAATCCATGGTTTGCTCAAGTAAAGACGGTTCCAATGACGAACGTGCCAATCGGACACGTAGGCGTTGTGACCTCTTACGTTGGTAAAGCCCACGTCGATATCTCTGGCTCTGAATTCAAGCACGGCGACCTTGTGGACCAAGGCCATAAGGGTGTTTGGGCAAAGCCTCTCTATCCTGGCTTACATCCAATCAATACGGACACTATGAAAGTGGATCTCGTTCCTACAACCAACGTCGTCCTTAACTGGGCAACAAATCGTAACGAATCCCATATGCTCGATAAGAACTTGTCTAGCATCACGGTTCGTTCGAAAGACGGATTCAGCTATAACCTCGACGTTTCTGTGGTTATTCACATCGGCGCTATGGAAGCCGCTCGCGTGATCTCTCGCATGGGCAGTATGTCTGGCCTTATCAGCCAAGTCCTTGAGCCTACGATTGGTAACTACTTCAGAAACTCTGCACAAGAGTTCGCAGCCTTGGACTTCCTCAAGACTCGTACTGAAATGCAACAAAATGCCGCTCACTTCGTTCATGAAGCTTTGAAGCAATATGACGTGGAAGCTGTCGATACACTTATCGGTGATATCGTTCTCCCACAACAATTGCTTGAAACTCAGACGCAACGTAAGCTTGCTGAAGAAATGCAAAAGACCTATGAGATCCAACAAGCTTCTCAGAAACAGAAAGAGGCTCTCAATCGCCAAACTGCTGTGACTGAAATGCAAAAGGATCTTGTGGCCTCTGAACAAGCTGTTAAAATTGCTCAGCAAAACGCAGAAGCAAGCATTCGTAAGGCAGAAGGTGATACCAAGGTCGCTGAACAGCAAAGCTTGCAGAAGATTCGTCTTGCTGAAGCTGAAGCTGCTCAGATCCAAAAGAAAGCTCTTGCTGAAGCTGAAGGCCTCAAGGCTCGCGGCTTGGCAGAAGCAGAAGCAATCAAGGCTAAGGGTAACGCCCAAGCTGAAGCCTATCAAAACGGCGCTAAGGCAATGGGCGAGAAGAACTTCACCATGCTCGAAACCATGTCCGTCATGGCCAAGGAAAAGATGAAGGTCATCCCAGACCTCGTCGTCAATGGCGGTGGCGAAGGTGGTGGAAGCGGTACCGGTCTCAGCATGCTCAACTTGCTGATGGCTGAAATGGTTAAGGAAAAGTTTCTTGATCCTAAACAGGAAAAGAAAACGACTGCCTAAACTGTCAAATCCATAGACACTCTGAAGGGCGGCCCCAAAAGGTCGCCCTTTTTATTTTGGTAATTACGAAAATAAGGATGTTGCAAATACGAAAATAAGGCGCTAAAGTGGATAATATAAGTCAGCTACTTGGAGGATAAAATGAAAGAATTAAATAGCGCCGGATACGATCTCTCGGAAGTGTCTGAAAACGAATGGATCTTTAGCGTTCGGGGTGGAAGCCTTTATGTTGGCTCATTCATCCAGATCGTTATGATCATGGTTATGAAATTTGGCTTTGATATCGATAATATCGACGAAGCTGTCGAAGAGATGGTTAAAAAAGAGAAAGATTCCGTTCACTTCGGCATGTATCGCTCCATGATCTACCCTTACAATAGGGAAGATAACCTCAAGAAGGTGAGCTAATGACTCTCAGATTGGTTAAGGGCGGCGCCCAAGAAAACGGCAATGGTAGGGTCTTAAAGGATGGCCAATACACTCCCTACGAGCCACGCAAGCTCGATAAAGGGCCGGCTATCGATCCAGCTATTGAATCGCTAAAGAATAATTTACAAACCCTAAATTCTCTTCATGCTAAGCTTAAACATATGATAGAAGAACTTAGGGAGTTAGTAAGAGAATGAACGTCGGTATCCAAGTTCTTAAAGTAATGCATTATGGACCAACAGAAGAGGACAACCGTATGGTGACTATCTCACCGGTTAACGTTCTCATGCTCGCGGCTCCATTGGTTTATGAGCGCATCCAAGATCGTGAAGTTAAGCGTGTTACCGTTCTTATGATTGACGGTGGCGAGACCGAGGTCTGTATCAATGATATGGATCTGGATCAGCTAGAGCAAGCTGTAGGCGCTTACGGATTGCCTTATTAGTGGTTTGTGGGTGTTATGGTCAGACTCGACCTCCGAGGGCCAAGGTAGCGCTTTAAACTGGCCCATAGCGAAGATGCCTAGATAGGTATTTCTAGGGACAGCCTCTTCGGCCCACATTTAACTTAGTACATGGCCTAATATAGGTGCGTGGCAAGCCGGTACAGTTGGAACACTTGAGTCTTAAGCTGAGGGATAAAGGATCGCAACCCCCAAAGCCGCGAGGCCCGCTAGATTCCACGCCGTAGCTGTGTTATCCCGAGCGGTGGGCGAAGTCGGGGTTATTCTTTATCAATCATCTTAGTTAAAAGAGAGACCATCTGACTGAACTGGCCTCTTAGCTCAGTTCTTAGGTCTTCTATCTTATCGCCAAGATTGCGGATTTCGCCATTGTAGGTCTCGCGGACGTGAGAGAAGTCTTTTTCCACGGATTCCTTGAAGTTAGAGAGTTCGGCGTCTAAGGCCATGATTTTAGACTCTAAAGCCGCCTTAATTTTGGCGTCTTCTTCTTTGGCCTTTTGGAGTAGGGCAGCTTCGGCCACTTTACGTTGCTTGGTGTGGTCCGCGTTAATTTTGCGGATTTTCATATAAGCGCCAGCCACGGTAGAAACCATAGCGGCAAGTGATGCGATTGTCGTAAGGTTGATATTTCCGGTTTCCATGGCTTGCTTGGCCCTCTCACTAAAAGATTACTGTAAAGCTATGATATATAGGGTTTTAGAGGTCTTTATGAAAGAGAAAGTAGCCGAATTCATCAATGTTATCTTTGGGTTCCGCAAGTTCATTATTATGTTACTTGCAATGCTCATCGCTATTATTTTCAGAATGAAAGGCCTTATTAACGGCGAAAATATGGTTGATTTGCTTAAGGCAACAATCATCTCCTTCTTTGGTGCCAATGGTGTCGAGCATATCATGGCAGTGGTTAAGGACTATGCTGCAGCTAAGGGTCAAAAAATTGCCGGAGAGGCTTTGGTAGGCCCGGACCAAATCGATGAGGCCGAAGAAGCTAAGGCTGAGGAGAAGAGCAATGAGTGAGAAACTTAAGGCGTATTATAACGCCGCTAAAGCTAACGTTGTAGCCTTTGTGCAAGCCAACAAGGCGATTTTAATTGGCTTTCTGTCTATTTTAGCCGTTTTTAAGTTTAGAGACTTCTTGATGGATCTGTTGCTCAATAGCGCTAAGCGCATTGGTCAGCAAGCCCAGGAAAAAGACAAGGTTCTAGCGGAGCAGGAAAGTAATGCAAACACACAAGCGAATCAGCTTATTGAGCAGGCTGAAAAAGCTAAAGAAGAAACGCCCCAAGCAGACGAAAACTGGTACAAAAAATGAGAAGAAATAAGCTCTTAATGGCGATTGGCATTTTTATATGCCTATACGCGTGCTGGAATAGGCTTGCAGCCCATTACCAGCAGGTCATTGAGAACAAAAGTACAAGGTGTCCAAATGAAAAAACTTATTGCGGCAATCCTAATCGCTAACGTCATGTCTAGCGCAGCTTTTGCTGAATGCGACTTTAAGACTGGTATTACCGCGAACCAAGACGGTTCGTATACCTACACCAAGGAATGTCACATTAAGGTCGGTCAGATGAAAAATGACCTTGAGACCGCCCAAAAGCAATTGGATAACCTTGGTCAGGCCATTACGCTTAAGGATCTAGCCCTTCAGAAGTCTGATGATCGCGTAAATCTTTGGATGCAGACCTCCAGTCAATTGGAAGATCGCATTACAAAGCTTGACTCTATGCAGAAGCATAATGAGTGGATCTACTTCGGACTTGGCGTTCTAACTACCCTTGGCGCAGGCTTTATGACTGCGAGGATTTTAGGGAAGTAAGGTAGTTAAACACGTCTAGCGGCGTCATGTCGTCCAGATCTCTAGGTAGCTGTGCTCCTGCGTATTGCTGAAGAATGTAAGAAGCAAGCTCTGAGCAAACATAGGTCTGCCCTTCATCTTGGAATGGATTTGTTATTTTTCTGCCGAGAAGCTCGTTAATCCTTACCCAGGCCATTCCAAAGATCTGCTTAACACCATAAGGCTTGCCAGCGTTATCGATGGCAAATTGCACCATGGCTGTTTTGTTCTCTTCAGTGATATCTACTTGAAATTCGTCTACAATGACATTTTCGGATAGAAACTGAGCGTCACCCATGAAATTAACCATGAGTTTGCTCGCTTGATAGATCAAATTTCGGTCATACTTATCAGAACGATATTTGATGTAGACGTGATCGTATGGGATATTGAACGCAACCATGATAAGCCAGGCAAAAGGCTTCCATTTGTTTGGCTTTGAGAATCCTACTAGAATCTTTTCCATGTTAAACCCCTAAGTATGCCTTGATCTTGTTGACGTATTTTTCAATTCTTGCTTTAGTAACAAGTGAATCTGGAGGAGTGGCTTCCATAATTGCTATGGCAGTATATAGAGATCCTGCTTCTAGCGCAGCTTTTGCCCCTGCAAATTTGGTAAGGATCTGAACGATTTGAATAGGGTTGTAGCCCAAAACAATATTTTCTACGCCAACCTCAATAATTATGGATCTGCCAAAGTCCATAGCATCTTGGATGGTTCGAGTGATGCCAGGCACTTTTTGATTATGGTCCATAACTACTTGGTAGATTCTGCTCACTTCGCCCTGCGATAAATCTCTATAGGTGTTAATTGTAAGGATATTACCGTTAACGTCCATAGATGAAATCCAAGAGGAGATGCCAGCTAGCTGCATTTCCTGGGTCAAAGTGTTCTGATCAATATGTTTGACGTAAGTATAAGTTGCCATTACGATAACTTCTCAAGATTAATAGCGTAAGGCGACGCGTTTGCCGTACCGCCGCTGGTGTTCCATCTGAGGTCAATTGTTTGAGATCCATTGACTGTAACTACGCAGTCGGTGTAAATGGCGTGCGTATCTCCTGAGCCTATGGCGCCGCCAGTTCTAACGAGAACGGTAACTGCGGTATCCGCCACTTGAACTCCGTTGGAGTAGATGCTGACGGTCACAAGCCTGTTATTGGAAGTGGCCGAAACTACCGCTCTAGCGGTTACCCTATAGGTTCCTGCGGCAGGGGTGAGAGCCATGCCGGTCATCAAGGTGTCTGTAGTGCTTAGCGTCGTGATTACGGTGCTGCTAGACGTTCTAAAGTTCGTAACAGTAACAGCGTGGGTGTGGTCTGCTCTCGCAAACGAAGACGCAGATCCCTGAGCATTAGCTGTGCTCGTAGAGATCGACGTTGCCGCAGCTGTAGGGATGTTATGTACGTGGTCAGCACGAGCAAAACTGGTAGAAGTACCTACGGCGTTGGTTTGATCCGGCGATTGAGCCGCAGCCGCAGCTGTAGGAATATTGTGGACGTGGTCAGCACGAGCGAAATTAATGGACGTACCGGCACTGTTAGCTTGGTCAGGAGCCTGGGTAGAAGCCGCTCCAGAAGCGATAGCGTGGGTGTGGTCTGCGCGAGAGAACGACGTTGATCCACCTTGCGTGTTGACAGATCCAGCGTTTAGGGAGCTTGCAGCAGCCGTAGGGATGTTATGTACGTGGTCAGCACGAGCAAGGTTATTTGATGTTCCAGCAGCGTTCACTTGGTCAGGATTCTGAGTAGCAGCTGCAGCGGTAGAAACGGCATGAATATGATCTGAGCGAGAGAAAGTGGCTCCAATACCTTGAGTGTTAATGTTATTTGCTCCAATAGATCCGCTAGGTGCAGCCGTAGGGATGTTATGGACGTGGTCAGCACGAGCTAGGTTGCCGGACGTTCCGGCAGCATTTGTTTGGTCTGGGATCTGAGAAGAAACTGCTCCGGTTGCGATAGCGTGACCATGGTCTGCTCTGGAAAGTGCATTTTGAGTACCTACCGTATTAGATCCAGTAGCGCTTAAGCCAATTCCCGCAGCTGTAGCTAGAGGATCGGCTCCATTTGGAAGGTGCCTTGAAGCGTGGGCAGTAACGTCTACGCCGTTAACAGTGCCAGCATTTAAGATATTATTTCCGGCCATGTCCAAAGAGCCAGACATAGCGCGAGATCCATCGCCTAGTAGGTATTGCTTATGATCGTCCTTATCTAGGCCAAGCAAGTTACCGTGCGTAGATGAAGCGGATATGCCAGATGCTTTGAAACCGATGACTGGGCGCTCGTCGCGAATCTCGATGAGGTTAGGATAGGTAGTGTTGCTTGCGTTTCCATCACCTTTGACGATAATAGAGGCAATGAGAGTGATACCATCGGTGAAATAAGATGGTGGGCTTGGAATATTACCCTGCTCTGCTTCGGTAAGAGTTGAGAATTGATTCTGGCCGTACACAAGCATGTATTTCTCATCATCGTCGTCTCCTACGATGTATAGAGAATGCTTAACATATTTACCGGCAGCAATTACCGCAAGTGTTCCAGACCCATCGTCGTAATGGGCGTTATCAACAGTGTTAGTGGTGGTTTTAGTGTAAGTGCTACCGCCGCTGTTACGGAAGTAGGAAACGAAATTTCCTGCGCTTATGCCTACAGGTTGGAATTTGTTTCCTGAAAAGTAAAATATGCCTGAGCTAATGTTTAGCTTTCTTGTGCCTGACTCGGTAACGATAGATCCCGAATCATAAATAGATCCAAGGGCATAGCGATTAAAAATATCGTTCCTGTTACTGGCGTGAGCAGCTACGAAAGGCGACGTATCGATGATCTCAACGCCAGCGCTATCGGTAACTACCCGACCAAATAAGATATTTTGTTCAGTATTTGGCATGGTGCTCGAATAGCTGAGCACGCCATCAACATTCACATAGATATAAGAAGAGGTATTGGCAGGTAATGCGATCGATAGGTTTGACCAATCATAGCGTCTAAGAGTGCCGGTATCCGCTGTCATCACGTAGCCAAAGCCGGCTTCCACGTTAATGGAAAGACCGCTACCTGGAGTTATGTCTCCACCCTGAATAAGACCGATCGCAGTTCCATGTTCTAGAAGCGGCCTGACATCAACCGCTGTAGTATGCGTATCTCCCAAATACAAAGCTCCAATAGCGGTAAAGCTATTGATAATTGGATCAGTATAAGAGATGGAGATGGTACCGTGGGTTGCAAGCGATGTTTTAGAGCGCTCGAAAGATCCTTCAATACTGCCGGTCGAAAGAGGATGTTCGATCAAAATATGTTGAGCAGTTTGATTAATTTGAAGTCCGAAGATCTTAACTTTAGGCGCCGCACCGTTGTTAAGTCCATGTAGTCCTGTAGCAAGTCCTTTTACGGAAATACTTTGAAAATCAAGCTCTGTACCGTCATAAAATTCTGTGAAAGTGCCGCCGTTACTTTGGCCATAGACATTGCTTAACAATACGAGGGTGTTTACGCCCGATGCTTTAATGAAAGCTTCTGCCGGAGGATTATAGACAGTAGTGAATCCAAAGTTTGTGACGATAAGATATGCCATTGCATTGTTGGCGTTATCAATGACAAATCCATTCGTAAAAGCACTGGTGCCGATAGTTGGCGTTTCAAGTTGTAGGAATGCTGGAACTGAAGGGAATGATGCATGGCAATATGCGTGCGTTTGATTCGCATCAAATTGACAGTTACTAGCATAGAAAATGCCCGGCACGTCCGTTGGCGAAAAGTAAATACCGTAACTATAGGTAGCGCCTACAATTGCTAGATTGTAAATAGCAGCGTTAGCGCAGGCGATGAATACCGGCTCAGTAGGATCTTTAGCCTGAATAACAGTCAGTTTCCTCTCGGCGCCAGCGATAGCGATATATGGCTTCATTACGATCGTATCTTCTACGTAAGTGCCAATCCCTACCTTGATGAGATATTGATTTGAGACGGATGAGTCTGTGATCGAATCTACGGCTGCCTTTAGGGAACTAAAGTGATTAGGAGTAGAAGTGTCGCCTTTGGTGACATAGATAATGTTTTTGTCTGGAAAGAGCCTGGAATTGAAAGAGTCGTAGTCGGCCTTAGAAATTAAGCCGGAAGTAACCCCTGGTGACGATGCTTGGGGAATATTAATCGTGTTAATGTTGTCGCCAGACTGAGACCAGTTAGGTGCGGTTCCTGCTGCGCCAGTATTTAGGATCTGCTGTCTGTTTGTGAGTCCGTTGAGGGAACTAAGACCATACGCCTTTGTCCAAGAATCGGTTGTGATATCGTAGGTCTCAAGGGACTTTACGTCGGTGTTGTAAATCAAAAGTCCGTTTTGAACGTTGCCTAACTGATCGCGTTCAGCGCTGGTTAGACTTGGAATATAAAGACCGCTACCCTCGATAGTAAGGAATTCGCCTGAGAAAGGGGTGATATTGTTGACTTTAATTTTACTCATAGGATTATAGAACGATTAGTTCCCCTCCGTCTTGGACTTCGATAGTCATGTCATCTGGAATGCAAAGGTTTGGATAAACTCTGGTGTAGCCATTCATAACGACGAATGGAGCTTTGGCGACATTGCGCACCGTAAAGCCCATTTCAAGATCGTTAATGATCTGAAGTTCGTTAGTGAACGGATTTAATGCTGGCTTTGTTCTATTCTGTGCCATTATGTCACCTTCACGTTGGTCATATTGCCGAACTCATCGTACTGCATCGTGAGAGTTGCTACGGCCTGACCGTTAAGCTTATAGGTAGCTCCCGACATATCTTGAGTGTCGGGGTCATAAGAGATGGAGATCTCGTCATATGGAACCTTGACGAGAGTGTTACGTTTAACGGTTTGTAGTGAACCTTGTCCGGCAGGCCCATCAGGTTGAACGGCGACTTCAGCGTTTTGATCGCCAATACGAACGGAGTCAGCGGGGGAGTCAGGAGCCTTAGTGCCAGTTTTTGAGGATAGCGCGACGTTAATTTCAGCATTAACGGTGCCGATGTTAATTGATCCGTCACTGAGCCTTACAGGGAGAGGGTTTGAGGTCTCGTAATAGCGCCCTAGCTGGTCCACCAAGACGTTTCTATAGGCTACGGCAGGCTCTTGGTCATAGACCGCCATTTCGCGGTCCTGTTGGGTTAACTCGGTCTTTGGCTGCTCTTCAGCGAAGATGTAGGCACCGGCAGAAACCGTATAGGAGGTAAGGTTTAGATTTCGGTCAGTAATCTTGCCGCCCATTTTGGTCACGATCATTTGGGTATCGGACAAGACGCGACAGACTAGGACAGGGAGATTGGGCTGGCCTGGACATGTAATGGCCGCAGTAGCTTTAACTTTGAAGCCACGCGTATTTGCGACAGTGACTAAGCCTGTGGACGTACCATCGCTTGTAAAGAGCTGCGGGGCGACCGCAGGCCATTTCTTTTCTATAGCCATACCATTTCCTTAAAGTCTCAACCCTATGAGACTATTTAAAGATTAGGCTTCTAGATATGAAATAATGGTCCGAGGGGAGGGAATTGCACCCTCATTTCCGGGTTCGGAAGCCGGCGTTTTAGCTAATTAAACTACCCAAGGGGCTGTGATGGCTTTGGGTGAAAAATCAGGTTGTTCGGGCTTGCCAGTAACTCAAATTAGCTATATCGCAAGTACACTTGGAATAAATGGTCCGAGGGGAGGGAATTGCACCCTCATTTTCTCCTTCACAGGGAGATGTTCTATCTCGCTAAACTACCCAAGGGACGTTAAAGTGGCGGGGCCAGGGGGATTCGAACCCCCGATCTCTGCCGTGACAGGGCAGCGCATTAGGCCGCTATGCTATGACCCCAAAAATGGCGCACTCCCTGAGACTCGAACTCAGCGCTTACGGTTTAACAGACCGTCTTCTCCACCCGGTAGAACTGGAGTGCAAACTTGGTAGCGGGTAGAGGTATCGCACCTCTCTGCTAGGCTTATGAGACCTGGCTGGATCTATCTCCAGTCGAACCCGCTAAATTAACTTTCTTTCCTTTCCTTTCATTCCCCGCCAGGCCCTACTTGCCTGGCGGGATTTCAAACATGGTGCCTGCTCTTGGTTCCGCTCCAAGTCCTCTAGCTCTTCAGGCTAGCGCTTCTACTAAGTTAGCTTAGCAGGCAAAAATTGGTCTAGTAGGTTGGATTTGAACCAACGTCCTCGTGCTTCCAGGGCACGCCGTCTGGCCAGGCTGACTTACTACTAGATATGGTCGATGGGGGAGGATTTGAACCTCCGAACCGCGAAGGCGGGCCTGGTTTACAGCCAGGTGGTATTAGCCACTCACCCACCCATCGATATTAAACTTAACTCCTTAAAAATAAAAAAGCCTCCAAACTTTCGTTGGGAGGCCTGTGTTCTTGTTAATTGTACAATAGTGAACACAAGCCTACATATCAGGGCAATCCTTATTATAATCAAAATGTTTCGGCATGTGTTTTTGCACGGTAAAATTCCTTGTTAAATACAAGATTAGTATTCAAAGACACTATATCATATGAAAAATGACTTAAATACAAAAAAATCGCTAATTTTAATAATTTTAAATAAAAAGGGGCCGACGAATTAACGCCGGCCCCGCCTTCAACCCTGAAGTTTATGGGAGGTGATTAGGGGAGGCTTACTGCGCCAGCACCTTCATCTTGAGCACCAGATTCGTCGCTTAGACGTAGACCGGTGTAGTTGATGGTGAAACGGCTAGTAGCTCTTGAGTTATGGTTGCCGTTGTATCCGGTAGCCACGCAACCGATAGCGGTTAGGATAGCTTGGCCAGTTTGACGGTCAACTACGGCAATCGTCACGCCTTCTAGGGTTAGAAGATCCTGAAGCTTAGGAGCTTTAGGAAGTGCGTGAGGTCCGTTACCAATTACGCGGAAGCCACCGCATGAGAGGGTGACAGCTTCATAGCTGGTAGGGGTGATTTCGTCTGGGCTGAAACGGCCAAGTAGATGGATTGGCTCAACCCCGACACTCATATTGTATGTACAAGTTTCGAAGACACCGACTAGTGCGTTATCCACGTAAACTTTGGCTCTTGCGCCTGTCATTACTTTCGACATTGTTTATCTCCTTAAATTCGTTAAGCCCAAATTACCCAGCGTTTTGCTGAACCTGCGAGAGGCTGATTGCAATTGGGATGAAGTACACGCTGGTTGCGAGCTTCGCTTCCACAGAAACATCCATCTCTGGTCCAGAGATCGATACTTTTGCGTTCTTGAATCCGAGCGGAGCGTCGTCAGAAGCCGCAGTCATCTTTAGCTTCTTATATCCGTCAAACTTCTGAGCCAAGAAAGCTAGTGCGGTAGCAGCGTCAACGTCTGCCAAGGACTTACCGACGAAAGCCTTTTGGAAGCTGTCAGCGAGGTCGAGGGCAAGGATGTCTGCCAAGTACACAGCTTGGATGCTGTTGTAGACGAAGTTAGTGTCGAAGCCGTAAGTGGTTTGGTCAGAAACCCAACGATTTCCTGCTGCATCCTTAGTGAGGATGAGGAGGCCAGCGTCGAGTGCGTCTTCAACGTCGCCAGGGCTACCAGAGTCGAGACCGCTTGGATCAACGAAGCTAATAACGTTTGCGAACTTGTTGGTGATGGACTTATAGAATCCACCAGCTTGCATACCTGCTGCGACTGCAGCGCCGTACCAAGGCATGAACGTAACGACGTTACCGGAAGCGTCTACTTGGGAAACCTTTTGGCATGTTAGGGATGCGCGATAGTTTGCCAAGGATTGAGAAGCTGCCTTAACGTTCGAGAAGCTATCCCAGATGGAGAGCATTGCGATACGATTGCGCTTGAGCTTAGGCGTGCTGTATTGGATGCAGTGAGACTTAACGATCGCGTGAATTGCCGAGATCGTGTAAGCCGAAGTGCTGTCCGTGAGGCCATCAGCGATGTCGTCAGCAGCGTCGCGGCTGAAGAGTGGAACGATGATGTTGCACTGAATACCAGCAAGCTGGTTAACAGCGTTAACGATATCGTTTGCCGAGGTAGCGCCACGAGCGCCGCCAGCAAGGTAGGCTGGAGCAGACATAACGCCTGGGAGACCTGCCTTAGCGGTAGCAACGAACTCCACAGCGTGGGAGGTAGCCATTGCCTTCTTGAATGCTGCCATAGCGCTCTTCACGCGGCCTGCCTTAGCTGCTGGAGAAGCGATTCCGATTGCGGAAACTTCGTCAAGAGCCGAAGGAGCTTGCTGCTGAGCTTTAGCGGAAGCAGAAGCGCTGTATCCAGGCTGAGAAGCGATGTAAGATGCTAGGTCTGCGATCGTGCGGAACTGGCTCATGTCGATGCTGAGGTTAGAACCTGATCCACCGGTAACCGTCGTGGAGAGGGTTCCAGAAGCGATCGAAAGAGTTGCAGTCGTGCCAGCATAACCAACCATGAGGGCAACTTCTGCGTTAACATCGATCGTTTCGCTGAGGCCGGTATCTGGACGAGAGATAGCGACTTCAACGCCTGGCTCTTGAGCGGAAACAACGAGTCCAGCCGAAAGGCCGAGAGCAGCGAGATCGCCAGCTTGAGCGTCAATGAGTTCAAACGACTTGCCCCAACCCTTACGGTTAGCGGAAGCGTCAACTGCAACCGTTAGCTTGATGCTATTGGATGCCGTTCCTGGTGCGGCGGTGATGCCAGCAGGAAGTTGAGCATTAAGTTCGGTGCAAAGAGCAGCGACCGTATTGTGGTCCGAAGACGTGGTGCTGAGGGTAACGGTTGTCTTAGCGCCGCCGTTCAAGCGAACGTCGAACGTTAGACCGTTAAGAGCAGATCCAAGGGCTGCGATCGTGTCACCGCTAACGGTAGGAGCAGATTCAGCAGCGATTTGGGTGATCTGGAACTTATACTTGTTTCCAGACTTACCAACGTTCTGATCTTTGAAGGTACCGAAGTCGCTATCAACGATAGCGGAAGCCTTGGTGCCTTGGTTCGTCTTAACGATGTAGACGAGGTTAGCAGATCCGCTGATGTCAGCGTCGCTCGATGGAGCAGAAAGAGCGCGGAAAGCGTCTACGATCTGGCCGCTCTGATAAGCCTGGGTGACTTTATCGAGCTGGTCAGGGGTGAATGCGTTGTCCTTGAGGGCAACTTCTTGGTAGCTGGCGCCGCCATCGGCTTCACCGATAATAACGACAATACCAGAAGCTCCAAGACCTACTGGGTTACTTTTAACAGTAACGTTAGGATAAGCACCTGGAATATTGGTGTTTACAAAGCTTGTAACTAGTCTTTGAGACATGTTGGTTTCTCCTTAATTAACTAATCTTTTTAAGTCCGAAATGTTTGAGACCTTGCTCAAACTTCTCGGGTTCGTCCATCTTGGTAGCCTTCAAGTGTAGCCACAAGATTTGTTCTAGGTCTTTGGACTTTCCGTACTTGTATTTTTCGCGTGCCCAAAAAAGTCTAAATTCTTCTCTCTTCTCTTCATCCGAAAGCTGCTTTTTAGCAGGCTTCGCCAAGGAAGCTCTAAAAGCGCGGGCTTCTTCAGCTGTCATTTCAGCTGTAGCGGTCTCCGTAAGAGCTTCAATCAATTCTTGCCCCATGCTTTTATCTTTCTTAGCCATTATTCCGCCTTTGGAGCCTCTTGAGCAGGAGCCTCTTTTGCAGGGGCTTCAGCTTCGGGAGCTTCTTTCTTTTGTCCGCGTTTGTGTTCCATACGGCCCAAGAATTTAGCGAGTTTGAGATGGCCCTTGAGGTGGCCTTCGGCAGCTTCGGCTTCAGGGTTTTCACCCATATGTTGGTCAACTAGACTTTCAACTTCTTCGCCGAGCTTAGCGTCTTCTTTTTCGTCTGGATTAGCGGCTGGCACTTCTGCCTTAGTAAGCTTCGAATTCTTAATAACCTCTTCGGCCTTCTTAAGAACGGCTAGAGCAGCTTCTTTAGCGCTAATTTTCTTTTCGTCTGCCATAAGTTAAAACCTCTTGTACTCCAATAAGATTATCGCTTTGATCTAGTCTTCTCTAGAAAAGCCCTTAAATTCTCAATACTTGGCTTTTTTATCTTGCCAAAATCCTCGGATTTAAAGAACAAAGATGGCTTTCCAAATGGGTCAGGCATCTTCTTTGATTTCGGCGTCTTAACGGTTGCCTGGGTTCCCACCTTCATCGGAGATTTCATACCCCCACCGCCAGCACTAGCCGACGGAAGCAATGTTCCTGGGTTTGAAAGGTTTTCACCGATTTTAGGAATCTTGGCGTCCATAAGCTAAAGATTACCTAACCTTGCTCTTCATCAGTGCCGGGATCGTTAATTGTGGTCCAAGCTTCCTGAGTGGCGTCAAAAGTTGAGTCTAAATTGCTCATGATGGTAATTCCGCCAGTCATTCCATCCTTAACAGTAGCTTTCTCAATTACGCGGCGAGGTGACTTAATCCAAGTGTTCTCGACCTGACCAGATAGGGTGATATAGCGGCTCCAAGCCGTTTCCCCACCTTCGGTGGCAAAATTACCATTTAGGTCAGGATTTCCACGACTTACAACGCTTTCAGCGAAACCGTTTGCCTCAAGTAGGCTCTCGCGGTATCGCAAAATGCTATAAAGTACAATCGACTCAAGCCATAGGAGGACTTGAGGATCGCCGTGGACGTGGCAGCCTACATTGTAGGTTTCTTGGAAGAATGTGTGCTCTACGCGTGCCTTATAGAACTGGAATTGTGGTATAATAGCGAATCTGGTCGTATCAAGCTCAAGGTCTTCTTCAATGAAAACGCCTTCGTCGTCCATTCCAATGATTTGGTATCCATGGCCTGTAGAAGGATCGACAAGGATCATTCCGATTGCCACAGAGTCTAGGCCTGACGGAACAGGGACGTGACCGGTAGAGTTTTCATAAGACGTGTCAAATGGCTTAACAACGAAAGGAATAGGCTTTCCGATTTCCTGAGGCATCAAAACAACGGTTTCGGAAGAAGAATCGCCCATACTCTTCATAGGCTCTTTTTCATTGCTGGAGCCGATTTCGATGGTAATGCAAGGAAGCTCATCTTTATCGTCGCGACCGCGCATAAAGACGTTAATTTTGTTATTTAAGAACCATTCCTTACACGCGTCGATTTGCTTTTGGCCGTACTTAGCAGCTGTATAGGGGTTTGAGGCCAGATCGCCAAGCATGTGGTCGATAAGCCATGGGTTCTTACGCATGTCGTCCATGCCGTTTTCAATTGCGGCTTTAATGAAGATATCGCCTTGAAAAATGCCTGCCATAATTAACCCCAATCTTTCATGACCTTAGTCATTAAGTCGGGCAAAACCTTAGTTTCCCATTCTTTCATTGCCCACTCTACGGCGCGATCCAAGAACTTCTTGGCGTCTACACCTGGGTGTAACCATTTATCTTTTTGATTAGGCTTGTCGGAGACTGTTCTAAAGGTAAATATATCACGCCTGACTCCGCCACCTGGGGTCTGGGTCTGGTAGATACGCAATCTGTCCAAAACAGGCGTATTGCCCTTGCCTGGGGTTTCGCCACCAAAGTTGAATTCATGGAGCAGTCCAACGCGAGGGCTGCCTTGGGCGTTCTTTTCAATTTTCTTAAATGGAACCTTTTGCTGCTTTAGCTCAGACTTGATTCTATCGACTAGGTTCTGGGCATAGCCATTCATTTGGCTTGGAGCTTTGCTATGCTCAAAAGGAACTACTCTGTACTTATGACCATCTTTAGCCGTTTCGCCATCTCTCAATAGGCCTGGCTTCATGTCAAAATTAGCGTCCAAGCCTTCTTCGATCCAGAGAGCATCTTCGTCGATAGCAACAACCCAAATACCGTCAGAAACCTCTTCAAACTTTAAGTTATCCTGTAGAGTCTTAAGTGAAGACTTAAGCTCCTGACTGGCTAACTCAGCTACTTTGGCGTGAGTCATGGATGCGAGTGCTTTGACGCCCTGAATGAACTCTTGTTCAGCTTCAACTGCAAATTCTTTGAATTGAGCAGCAAGAGCAGCAACGTCAATGTTGATCTTAATGCTCATCAGTGTTCCTCGAAGGAGGTTTGACAGGCACGCCGGTAGGGCTTTGAACCATACCTTGCTTACGATCGATAAAGCGAGTCTTGCCAGTTTTTGGATCAACTACCTTTTGCTGACCTTTGGCGTTAATTGCGCCTGGAGGCATAGGTGTTCTGGCGATATGCTTAGTAGTGTGTTTTGCCGATAGTTTGCCGATAGGCTGACCTACCGGCTTACTGCTGTGGGGATTCCGCAGCGTCCTCCTGGGCCGCTGCAGGAGGAGCGGCAGGCGTTTCAGCTTGCTGCCCTGGCTGTTCCGTTGGATCGGCTGGAGTTTCTTGAGATGGTCCAAGGCCTAGCATCTTCGCCATTTCAATCATGGCCTTAAGCATCATGATCGAAGCTTGATAGAGCTGCGGTGCTTGTTCTTTTGCGCGTTCGAGAATGTCTTTGCTTTGCTTAAAGCCATCAAGGGCTTCGGACACCATTCCAACTACTTTTTCGCGTGCGATCTGATCTGCGTGCTGATCAAGTCCACCTTGGAGAACTTGCGTGAGATCTGGACCTTGACCTTGATCTTCTTCAGAAAGGCCCATGTCCGCAGGAACGTTTTCTTGGTCTCCTGGGAGCGCCTGCCCATTCACTGGAAGGGCAGCGTCATCTGACATCGGATCTACTGGAGCTTCTTGATCAAAATGTTGCAGAATATTCTGCATAGCTTGAGCAGTCTCAGGATCATCTTGTTCTGATCCTTCTGCTGATCCGACGGCTGTGGGGTCTTGCCCAGCAGCGACTTTAGCGTCGTACTCAGCGCAGTGGGGGCAGTCACAACTGTCTGAACCACCGCGTTCGTCGTATTCTTTACAGTATGGGCAATTGTCGTGATCGTGGTCTTCGCTATTTCCTTCAGCTTGCTTAGCATCGTATTCCTTACAATATGGGCAGTCATCGCCGCATGCATGTCCGTCAGCGCCATCCATTTCTGCGCAATAAGGACAATCGTGATGATCATCAGCCGGAGCCGGTTGATCGGTTGTGGTTTGAACGTCGTCTGATTTTTGTTCTGGAGTCATGTAAGCTTCTCCTAGTTTCTTTTGTTCGGCAGAAGCGTCATCTGCTCCAAGGCTTGATTGGGCTAGCGCATAGTCCTGCTCTACACTGTCGTCGTAGTTAACGACTTGGTCTTTGCCGCGAAGTTTTCCGACCATGAGGGATTTGCCAGCCTGAGAAAGGTCTTGTCCAACGCCGACAGTCATGGTTAGGCCTGTCGCGAACTGATAGTCTTTGCGAAGTTCTTCAATGTGGTCCATGGCTTGAGGAGGAACCTGAAAGGTGCCTTCGTCGCCACCGCCAGAAATGCGGGTTCCGCCCATTTCAGCTACCCAGCGGGTAACGATTTCATGGCCGAGATCAATGCGCTGAGAGGCCTCGCTGAGACCTTGTGCGTCGTTTGCTAAAATTGCTCTTCCGACCAAACGACCGGCGTTGTCGCCGTCGTAGGCCATAATTAACATGTTATCCACGTTTCCTCCTCATGACCTCAAGGAGCATTTCGATATTTTCTTCATCCCAGCCTTTGCTGAAACGAACGGTGATGCCATCTTCGGTCTTCTTAATGAAAACCCTACGTTCCATGTCATCGCCTAGGCAAATGCAGCCTGAAAAGAGCTTGCCATCAAAAATGTTCTTGCCACAGTCTGGACAATGGACGTTTTCGCCCTTAGCAAGCTCGACTGTAAATTCTTTCTTTTTCTTACGAGAGTCTAAGAAGCCTTTAAGGGGAGAACCCTTAGTTTTTGGCGCATCCACAAATTCAGGCTCCTTCTTATTAACTATGGCGTCCGCGACTGCCATACCGTTTGCCATGCCTCTGTGGTACTCATTACCGGTAGACTGCTTGGCGACCTGTGCTAGATTAGAAATATCATGCTTCATATTACGGAGAGACTCTAACTCCTCCGTTAATTTCATAAGCATGAGTTGGTGGACGGCTTCTTTTTGCGCAATTTTGTTGTCTACAACCTTGTTAACTAGGTCGTGGAGGGCTAGACGCTCCTCAATGAGCTTCTGGACGCGTTCTTCTGCCCCAGGAGCGAGTTCTGCCTGCTTAGGGCCTTCTAGGCTATCCATGTCGTAAAGCTCAAAGGCGCTCATAATAACGAGTCCTACGCCGGGGATAGAGCGGAACTTAAAGTCAACGATAACCTTGTTGTCTTGTTCAATCTCGCCAGAATAAACGTCACGCTCGTGCTTGTTAATTCTGACCATTGCAGGGGCGCCTGGGACTGGGAGCCAGATTTCCTTGTTATCGCCAAGGTTCATTGGCGTTAATTCGCGAATTAACAAGGACATAATAGTGCGCGGCACGATACGGAGAGCGGTTTTGATCTCCTCGTGGTCAAGCGTAGTCTTAGTTCCTGGTTTCCAAAGCTCAAACTTCTCTAGCGACTCAAAAAAGTCATCGCCGAGAGCTTTCTTTAGAAAGTTATCCGCGCCCTTAGCCATGCTACACCTTAGCGCTTGGCTTCTTGTTGGATGTAGCTTTCGTCGTCAATTAAGAAGACTAGAAGCGTTGAAGCAGTAGTTCTAACGAAAGTCTTCGATCCGCAAGCAATGTAGGTCCAGTCGCCGGGGGCGCAAGGAATACCTACGTTTCCGTTTGCATCGCAAGCTCCAGGGGCCAATGCGGCAATGGAAGCGTCGTCTCCAAGGGTAACAGCGCCAACCGAAGTTGCGTTATTGTAAATAGCCAAGTTCTTACCCATGGAAGGAAGGACTTTAGCGGTAGCTGCGTTGGTGGTAAAGCCAGCGCCAGTTCCGTCGTCCAAAGGAATGAGTTTACGGCCCACTTCCATATTCTTTTCTGCGCCAGAAGCCTCATTGTACGTGAGGTTGCCAAGCTGACCAGTGTCTTTGATATTACTAGTGTTTCTCTTGTTAATTGCCATAAGTCGTTAACTTCCTTACAGTTAGGTTACCTTTAAGATTGCTCGCCGTCGTCGCCAAAGGCTGCCATATCGACTGCGATAGAGCCGTTATCGGGCTTTACGGAATCGGTAGGGGCCTCAACGGCACGCTGAGGATCTTTGGATTTATTTTGGTTTTCTGGACCACCCTTATTTTGGTTGTGGTAGATGTATTCTCTAACGATAACAGCATGATACGGCATTCTTTCGGAAGTTCTTACATTTCCGTTAGTTACGCCGGTTACGCGGACTTCCTTAGGTAAGGAAACAACGTACCAGTAGGCCTTGTAGAGATAACGCACTGAATATACACGGCCTTTTCCAGTGTCCGGGTCAATGCCAGGATTATTACCGCCAGAGAGCCAGCGAATATTGCCGTTTTGGGTGATGCAGTAGTCAACACCTTCGACGTATTCTTTATTTTGGCTATCCACAATTGGGACTTCTAGCTTGGAAATAGGGAACATTGGGACATTATCTTGTCCCGATTCGTAGTCCATGCGTTGGTAATTGCTGACTAAAACGTCGGCTTGGGGATCAGAAATGTAGATACGATCGCCTGGAGCCATGTAAATTCTTGTTTTTCCGTCTTCGTAAAAACGAGGAAGGACCAGTCTTGACTGGGAGGTATCCAAAAGGTCATTTTGACCACTCTTTTGGTTGCGCTCGTTATCTTCCATGGTGGCCGTAAACGTTCCAGCGCACTTATAGATCATGCCATTGGAAGTAATGGTATCGACGCCGTCAGAACGACGGTAGTCGCCACGGTCTTTGAGCCCAATAGGGCTTGGCATAGCCTTGTAGTGCGAAAAGGTAACGCCAAAGCTTTTGACGAACTTATCCTGCTTGTTCAAGTCCAAGGACATCTGAACAAAAGGGCTAGTTCTGTTAATTGCGTCGGCCTGATTGCCGTCTGGTTTACGATCTGCCATTTTTTTCCAATAGATCTTTGATCTCTTCTATCTTTCTATCAGCGCTCTCCAGCGAAGAAGACATAAGTTTAACCATTTCTTGGAATTGCTGCTTTTTAACCTCTTTGTCACTCCAAGACTTTTCGTTAATTTTGCTTTCTAATCTTTTATTCGCTGCTTTTGGCATAATTAACTCTCGATGCGCGTTTTCTTGGCTCCGCAAGCCATTGCCTTCTCGATCGTCGCGCCGGCCAAAGCCCTTGCAAATTCTTTTGGCATTTTTAGTTCTTCAAACACGATCGTATCGCCTCTGAGTGATCCGGTAGCGGTACCGATTCTCTCGCCATGCTTTTGGACATGGAATTCGATCTTTTCGTTGGTCTGAACTGAATAGATATCATGGCCAGACTTCCTAAGTTCATCAGAAAGGAAGTGCGAGTGCTGGTCCACGGTAGGATTTACGGAATCTTCGCTCTTCATAAGGGTAGGCTGGAATTGAGGGTAAGCTTTTTCGATGTTATACTTAACGATAGCTGGGTGAGAGCCTGCAGCGAGAGCTTCTTCGCGAGCCTTTCCCTTTGGCTTGCCGATACCAATCCAGAATCCGCCCTTAGTGCGAATCATCTTGACTGGAGCGTTGTCGAGCATGCCAGCTTCTTCAATTGAATGAATTTCGTTTGGAGTAATATTCATGTTATTTCCCTTTATTGTACGCGTCGTTAATTTTCTTAACGTGCCAATGATGGCTTATATTCTTGTGCTCTTTTTGGGCTCGATAGGTACCTTTGATGCCCTCTAACCATGCGTAACCTATCGCCGATGGATCATGACCGAAATGATGCTCAAGTCTTGCGAGATGGCGGGAGGCTACTTGGTCCTCTAGCTCAGGATGATCTTGCATATAGTGATGCAAGTCTTGACCGTGTAGCATTAACGCCTTTTTGTGCTTGGCCTTGAGATCGGCACTGAGCCCGACAGTGTCGCGGATGATGGCAGGAGTAAGGCCGTATTTTCCGTATGCCTTTTCGCCATGATGCATTCCGCCTAACGCGTGGTGATCCATCTGTTTGCCATTGCTACTTTCGACCTGTGCGATCGTATGAAGCATTTTTTGGCTAGAATATGCAGGAATAGTTTGCTGGTGAGCAATATCGTTGTTGACCGGAGCCATCGATTGGCCCGGAGTACCTACTGCGACTGCGGCAGCTGCGCCGAGTGCAGTTCCTAAGTTTTTGAGAGCACCTTTTTCTAGCGGATCGCCCAAGTCTTGCTCGGACGCTGCTAGTTTTTCATACTCCTCATGCTGTTTAGGAGGATGGAAGGTGTCAATTACCTTATGACCATGCCTTAACTGGGCAGGTCCAAATTCAATGCCTGCCTCGTGGGCAGTTTTTGGTTTTTTAGCGAAAACGTTATCAAACGTCTTTTTGTCCACTGTGATGTGGACAGGGTGATCTGGAGAGTGTCCAGGGTAGCCGTATTGAGAGAGCTTCTTTCTGTTCTCTACAAAGTGTTTTTGATGCTCGCCGAGCAGCTTAATGGCGTAGGTGTCGTTTCCGAACCTATCCTTAAGCACTGCGGGCTCAATATGAGTCTTCTTAGGATCAATCGCTGGGTAGTGAAGGCCCTTAGCCGCCTCATGAGCTTGCGCAAGAGGATCTTTGGTGTGGTCGAACATTTTAATGGTAGAGTGATATGCAATGCCATTGTCCGGTCTATGGGTTTGACCGTTAATGGTTACTGGATGACCCAAAAGAATACCCTGCTCGGCGATCTTTTTATACGCCTGCGGATCTTCAGCTTTGAGGAGTTCCAGAAAGTAGTCCATTAGAAGTTACTCACATGAAATCTTGAGAAGAAGAGGGCCTTAAGCTTTTTGATAAGCTCCGCCTTCTTATTTTCGAGATCTTCTAGCCTCTTATTATAAACGTTAACGCCTGGACCGCTTGACGACTGAGAAATGCCGTCTTGAGACATCGATTGAGAGTTGTAAATGTTCGAAGGAGCGATGCTGCTCAAGATGTCGATAGCTGCAACCACGCCAATGAGTTCATTGACAGGAATCGGAATCTGACCTTCGGTAGCGGAGATGCCGGCGGTGTAATTGATTTGCCAATAGGCAGGAACCCAGCCGAGTCCACCCATGACAGAGAGGAATGCGATACCTGCGTTACCTACGGCGCCCTGAACGGTGTTAATTCCATAAGCTGCAAGTAGTGGGATAACGTTGATTTGGCGCTTAGAGAAATTGGCAGTTTCGATCCAATCGGGCGGAAGTTCAAAGATATTTTCGCCGTTAGCGCTGACGATAGCTAGATGCTCGATACTTACGATAGGGCCTTGCTCGGTGCGAAGCTGAATGAATGCGTCGTAGAGGCTTTTGTCGAATGGGGCTTTTTCTTGGACAGCATTGCGATAGATTGGGCAGCCAATAAGAGTTTCGACTTCGTTAGAGGCTAGATTGATACGATCCTTAAGCTCATCTGGGGTAAAGCTATCGCCGTTAGGGAACTGGAGTGGAATACCCTTCAAGTAGCGGCTGATAAGTTTGTCTGGCGTCAAAAGAGGCTCAACACGCTTAAGAAGGCCTGAGGTCTCCTTTGCGTGAACCGGATAGACGGCAGTGCCGAAGTTTTTAGTCTGATTGAAGTTCATTAGCAACTCCCATCGGCGCCTGGATACTCAACGGACATCAAATTGATTCCACTGAATTTGCGCGTGACGTTATTTTCAGTGATCGAGAAGACGACGTTACCGCTAGCAGGGATCTGCGTGCTGGATAGGTCGATCTTCCATAGGGAGCCATCTCCAGTGACCTGGACGGCGTTAATTGTGATCTTTTTAGCGTCGTCAACTGAAGGGAAATTAACGCTTAAAGCCACGGCAGGATCTTGGGGCATATAGCGCAAGCCATCCTGGTCCATGTCAACTAGTTGGAAATAAAGAGTATTTGGCTCTCCAGCTCTGATTTCCCACTGGTTAGCGTAGCCGAAGTGATTGATATCACTGAAATTTTTGATAACTTTTGCGGATAGCCTCATCTTTTAACTCCAAAAGGGTATAGTCCTTAATAAAGATTGGAACAAAGGGCTTGATAACCCTTCTATATCGTGCTTAAATAAGGAATTAAGGAATTAACGAAAATAGGAGTTAACATGAAAGTAATCGCTGTAAGTGGCTGGAAAGGTTCAGGAAAAGACACTCTAGCTGCGCATTTGATCGATAAATTTGGTGCAGTTCGCACTTCTTTTGCTGACCCTCTGAAAGATATGGTGGCCGAAGAATACGGTATTGACCGTACCTCCCTGGACGACCCAGGCCGCAAGGAGCGAGCCCTTCTTCACCTCCCAGTGAATCCACAAGACCCATATAGTCGCATGATTGCCGAATTCCTCATTAAGGAATTTCGTACTACTCAAGGCATTCAGCCGACAGACTTCACCTATCAAAACGGTGATTTTTATGGCGTGATCGGAGACATCTCTACTGGACAAACCGTTCGCGTTTATTGGACCCCTCGCGCATTGGCCATTTTGAAGGGTTCTACCAATCGTTCCGTTCGCTCAAACTACTGGGTGAAGAGAGCGGTTGAGGAAGTTGCTCGCAAAGCCGCAGATGGCTTCGAGCTTCACGTTATTTCTGACCTTCGCTATCAGTCTGAAATGCAACAATTGAAAGACACCTTTGGATCGGACGTAGTATTCGTAAGAGTCAATCGTTTCGAAGAAAGCCCATCCAAAGATCCTTCGGAAAGAGATTTGGATAACGCGACCTTCGATTTCTACGTGAACAATAAGGGTACGAAAGAGGAAGCTTTCGCTAGGATGGAAGACATTCTAAGACAAGTGACCGTAAACGCCCAAAGCGCGTAATAAGTTAGGGGCCAGTAGCCGACGATGCTGGCCCCTATTCATTTTCTACGTAATATTCGCCATCTTCCGATTTAACGATTTTCTTTGGATTTCCTTCGGTCGGTAAATACTGACCATCCAAAACCGACGCATTTACCCATACTTTGCCGTCTTTGTAGGTATAGCCGCGAGACTCGTGAATGTGACCAAAAATATGCAATTTCACATTGGTCTCCATGATCCTCTTATAGAGGGCTGGGCAGCCAACGTTTTTATTTTGCTGTGGAATAAAATCTAGGCGATCCCAAGCGGGGCCATGGGTAATAAGGATCTCGGTATCCTCTGGGATCATATCCCAGTGGGGTTGAATTTCTATCTGGTTGCGATTAAATGCCCAACTGCAGAATTCTGGCTGAACAGGCGAACCCCAGATCTTGATTCCTTCGATTTCGATTCCACTGTCGTTAAGGAGTATAATGCCGCGATTCTTACATTCGTCTGCGCATAGGCTTGGATTTTCTTCAAAGAGCCAGTCGTGGTTGCCTGGAACGAATATCTTATGTTTGTAATTCTGTTTGGCATACCAGTCCAAAAAGTTCATTACTTCGCTAACTTTGCCGCCAAGGGTGGCGTCGCCAGCGTGAATAAGAATGTCTCCACCAGGCATGGTAAATTTGTTATGCCTATTATGGGTGTCTGAAATAGCGTGAATTTTGATACCTTCTAAACTCATGCCATATTTATATCAGATCGGGTATAAGAATGGTTATTTCGTTAATTTCTATACCCGAAGGGGTATAAAATAAAAAAGGGCCGGTACCCGAAGGTACCGACCCTTTAATTATTTACGCTACTAGCGCTCCAGGCTTAGTGGAGTTGGCCAGTGATGTTCTCGATGAGAACGTTCTTGCGAGGCTGGTAAACAGCCAAGCTGAGGAAGCGGAAGTGCGCTTCTGGGAGCGACAAATCGCTAACAGCGAGCTTGAGCTTGCTGTATGGAGCGAGTTGAGCGAGGCCCATCGTGTTTGCTTGGACCAAGAATCCGGTGACCGAGCCTGGAGCGCGGTTGCCGAGGTCGGTGAACACTGGGTTGCCAGCGCCTTGAGCAACGCGACCGATGAACTTAGCAGAAGCAGCGCTTCCACCAACGTCAGAGCGGTAAACGTTGTAATACTTAGCCTGAGCAACAGCGCCGATCGTGACCGTGATCTTGTGCTGAGCAGCGATCGTTACAGATCCAGCAGCCGAAGGCATGGACTCACCGCGTTCGTTGCAAGCCGTAGCGTAGTACGTGAATGCGCCGGCAGCGAGGAGGGTTCCTGCGGCACCTGCGTCAGCAACCGTGATCGAAGGAGCAGCTGGGCTGCCAGAACGAGCGCGGGCTGGGCGGGTCTTACCAGACAAGAAGCGAGAAGCTTCTAGGCTGACAACTGCGCTGGAGGTCCACTGAGTGCGGAGGTGAGCGCCGGTTGATTCTTGAGCAGATCCAGCAAGAACGATACGCTCCTTAGCGTGTGCGATCTTGTTGTATGCAGACAAGCTGATTGGGTCGAGCATGAGCTTGTCAGCTGCGCCCATGTTCATTGCAGAACGAACTGCAGCGTCTTCGATGATGGATTGCGAGAGCGTTCCACCAGCAGAGAGGACGACGGTTTGGTCAGAGCCAAACTCAGCGAACATAAGGTCTTGGGTGTTCGACTGAGCGTCCGATTGACGAACTTGCTGGTCGAGACCGATCATGTTAGGAACCTTAGCAGCTGCCAATGGGTTACCATCGAACACACCTGCGTTGGAGTAGTCAGATTGACCACGGAAGCAGTCGAACTCGATGTCGCCAGCGAGCTTCATAGCTGCATCGCTAGCTGCGCGGTCTTCAGCCTTTTGGCCGTCGAACGTGCCGATCAAGTTAGCGGCAACGGTGACACGACGAGTCGTGCTGTAGTATGCCATAGGCACCACTGCACGAACGTAGTTCGAGGTTTCTTCTTCCCCGATACCACCTTCATACTGTGCCGATCCACCAAAGATACCGTAGTCGAGCTGACGGTTGAATTGGTGAAGCTGGGACTTAACGTCCTTAGAAGGGATCATCTTCTGAAGCTTAATGTGTTGGTCTTCGAAAGTGACGTTGTGCATAACAGGGGAAAGGTCTTCCACCATTAGCGCAGCGCCTTGGGCTAGTTGGCCTGGAGCAGCATTATAAGAACCTGCTTCCAAAGCTTTCATGAGTGATTGTAGTTGCTCAATCATTGTTATTCTCCTTAGTTAATTTCCGCTTACTTGAGTAAGTGGCTGATTTTCTCAATACTTACTTGGCCCGTGCCGTAGTAAGCGTTAATTGCATCTCTGTCAGACTTGGTTAAAGTTGGATCTGCTGCTTTCTTCGTTAGAATCTGAGTGATTTCACTCTTAGTGAAGGTTTTCGCTTCGGCTTGAACGTTTTCGCTCTTAGCGACAACGTCGAGAGAAGTGATTGCCTTACCTACTGGAGCGGATCTCTTAGACATTTTGGTCAAGATTTCCGTAACTCCATCTAACGTTTTCTTAAGTTCTTCGATCTTTGCATCTTTTGCAGCGATCTCAGACTTTAGAAGGTCGGTCTCTTCGGACTTAACTTCGACCGAAACTTCCGTTTCAGACTTAGTCATTGCTGGGGCTGGAGCTTCAGCTTGCTGAGCTGCACCCTTAGCGTCTAGAGCCTTACGAACGGCGTCGTGGTGAGCCTTAAGTTCACCATGCGACATGGAGCTATACATCTGGTGCATATGTTCCATATCTTCGTCGTCGTACCCGTGATCGTCGCCTTCTGCAGCTGGAGCTTCAGGAGCCTTAGCTTCATCAGCTGGGGCTTCTTTCTTATCTTCAGCTGGAGGAGCTTCTTTGCTTTCTTCCTTAGCTTCAGGGGCTTTTTCGCCTTCTTCTGCTTTAGGAGCTTCTTCAGCGGGTTTTTCTTCTTTCTTTTCTTCTGCTTTTGGCTCTTCCTTTTTCTCTTCAGGCTTCTTTTCGTCTTCAGCCTTAGCGAGAGGAGCAGCATCAGCAGCAGCGGTCGTAGATTCATCGGACTTAGCGAGCTTGAAGTCTTCTTCAGCTTTAGCCAAGTGAGCCGTGAACTCTCTTTCCACGTCTTCAATTAATTTTGCTAGTTCCTTCTCGGTGTACATAGTAGTAACCTCCTACAATGTTACCGATTAGACGCCCTTAGTTGGCCAGTAGAGATCCTCTAGCTCGATTGCAGCAGCGGCAGCGTTAAGAGCAGCTTCGCTTGGAACGGTTCCGTTAGCGATTTCCTTAACTTGCACTTTTGCGCCGATAGCGAAAACTTCGCGAGCAACAGTCATGAGGTCAGTAGCAGCTGGGGTTGGCTTGCCGTTAGCATCGAGTTCGTAGCCGAGTTCGATAGCGTGTGGAGCGAAAGCGGTAAGCGAGTTACCGAAAACGTCCTTAGAAACTGCGTCAGCAGCGCTGCAGCGAAGAGCGATAACAGATTCGCCGGTAGCTGGGGTTGCGTCTGCGGAAACGATGATCATTGGCCATCCTTGAGCGTCGGTCGATTGCGTAATGACTTTGCTTGCAAGGCGGATTTTAAGCTTGTCAGCGAGATCGCGGAATAGCGCGATTGCTTTTGCGGTTGATTTCATGTAAAAATCTCCTGTTTAGAGTTGTGTTAACACCGCTACTTTCACTAAGTAGCGTAACCTTACGATATGATTAAATGATTCTTGCTCTGACCATTTATTAAGTCATTTCAATAGGTTACGAGCATTTTATTGCAATTTAACCAATTAGATCGGTTACTTAATGCCGTTATTTCCAGCCTAATCTTCTTTAAGATATAGGTAGGACATAGATGGCCACATTCATTCACGGCATTGCCGCATCAGAAAATATCGATTCCTCTGGCGAAGTAGTTTCCATCGTCGGTATGGATATTTCTTCACTAGACAAGACTGGCGTGTTCAATTGGGAGCACGATCAGGCCACAGGTCCGAATGGCGAGAAATTAACGATTAAGCTACCTTCCAATGTTGTAGGTAAGATCTTGAAAGCAAAGAAGATCTTCTCCGAACAAGACTGTGAAGATGAGCACCAGCTTTATTTCTGGAATAAGATAAAAACCCCATACCTTTACGTTATGGGCGAACTTTTGGACGATTATAAGGATTCTGCCAAGGAAGTAGCTGGAATGTTCCGCTATGACGCAGACAGGCAGAATCAAAATGAACACGACATTATTGGTTTTTCGATCGAAGGCAATAACCTCAAAAAAGAGGGAATGACCATTACCCGCTCGATCGCCCGAAAATTAACGATCACAACCGGCCCTTGCAATAAAGCTTGTGTGGCCGAAATAATGCCTGATCAGGGTGAAAGTCAGATTAAAGACGATATTGATAGCATCTTCAAATCCGAAGAAAGCTTTGATATTCAGCTATTTAAGTCTGACAAGCTTGATCAGATGTACGAAGACTTCTTGGCCAAGAAAGAGGAAGCCATGAATAAAGCAGATCCAAAAACCCTCAATGGCCCAGCTAAGGCACCAATGGCGCCTATGGCTCCTGCCCAGACCACGACCGCTGGTCGAGTTCATGGTTGGCATGCTTCTATTAGCCAGCATAGCGGTGGAACGAACGTTAATTTCGAACATCCGCAGCATGGCATGGTCACGGTTCATAAGAATCCTGAGTCCAATCACTATGAAGTGAAGCATAATGGCGCTCACGCAGGTCTTATGGGTCACAAAGGTATTCATCCAGATGCCGCCTCTGCCGTAGCCCACGCTAAAAACTACATCCAAGCAGTTAACTCCGGCAAGGTAGCAGGCAAACGCATGATGAACGTCAATTCCAATATGGGAATTGACAAAAAACCTGTCGCCAAGGCCGATACCGCTGGATCTGCCAACGTAGCTCCATCACAATTAACAGGCACCGCAGCCCTCGCCAAAGAAGATCTTGATAAGGCAGACGCAGGTGTTTACAATCAAAAAGGAGTTCACCTTCCGCCTTTGAGCGATAAGAAGGGTGGAACCAGCGTAATGGGCACTCATGTCAGAAACCCTTCTAGTGCCGGAGCAGGATCTAAAGAGATGGCTCGCCGCCATGCTCAAAATGGCCTAAAACAGCTCAAGGAAATGCCTAAGCCGAAATTAACGAAGTCTGACTGGCTTGATCGTGCGGACGAAGCTTACCAAAGCTGGGATAAAAAAGAACAATTTGAAGCATTTATGCATTCCCGCCTTCCACACCTAGCTAAGGGTGAAGTTGAAGCTATCGGAAAAACGTTAGCGTTAAAAAAATCACTTGATTTTGAAGCCGCTTTAGGTAAACTAATAAAGAAACAAGAAGAATAAGAACATAGTGTTGTCATGTATTCCTTTCGGGCCAGGGGGCTGCTACCACCTGGCCCTTTTTGTTTATGATATATACGGTTCAATGGGGTCGTAGCTCAGTTGGTAGAGCGGTAGCTTTGCAAGCTATAGGTCAAGGGTTCGAGTCCCTTCTTCTCCACCAAGTTTAATTTGCCGCTTGCGGGCGGGGCCTGCCGCAACAGGTCGCTATCGTCGTCTAGGGGCCTAGGATACCGTCATTTCGGGCGGAGACGCTGGTTCAAATCCAGCCGATAGCTATTTTCTTGTTGTCTTATTTTCTTATCTGATATAATCTTATTAGTAACAGCTGATGCCGATTGATAGTGCAATGCTGGAATTAACAACTCGTAGGAATATTACGAGGAGGACAATATGATTTATCTCAATGGCCAACCGGTCAATGTTACCATTTTCCCAGACAACACCTCTCAGGTCTGGCACATCCCTAATTTACTCGATATTAAAGTAGCCGAGCTTACTTGGAGATTCTCTTCTGAGGCTGAGATCATGCATCTCGCCCAACTCAAGGATCTTCTCGACCACTACGAGATCCCAGCTAATTTAAAAATCGAATATCTGCCTTATGGTCGCCAGGATAAAGAAATCAGCAATGAGACTACGTTTGCCCTTCATTCCTTTGCTAAAATCCTGAATAGGATGGAGTTTGACTACGTAGATATCGTAGATCCTCATAGCCACGTAGCCCTAAATCTAATTAACGACTCTCAAGAGATGTATCCTGTCAGCAGGGTTTTCAAGGTCGCTATCGAAACTGAATCTGACATAATGTGCTTTCCAGATAAGGGAGCCTTGGAAAAGTATTCGGTCGAATATAACAATCTATACATGCCCTACATCTTCGGCCAGAAGGTTCGCGATCAAGCTACCGGAAACATTACCCACTATCAGCTTGTCGGCGAATGTTATGGCAAGAACGTCCTTATCGTAGACGATATCTGTGATGGTGGAATGACTTTTAAACTTTTGGCCAAGGAATTATTGGCCGCAGGAGCTAAGAGCGTGGTGCTCTTTGTTTCTCATGGGATTTTCTCAAAGGGCACTCGCACTTTGTTTGAATCCGGTATTTCACGCGTGTTTACCCAAGATGGTGAAGTCGGGCCACGCGAAACCTCAATCCAGTTCTAATTATAGGAGATTATATGAAGAACTTATCTGCAATGTTGTTGTGTGATTTTTATAAAATTAGCCATAGAGCTATGTATCCAACTGGAACTCAAGTCGTCTATTCAACTTGGACGCCTCGTGCTTCTCGTATGAACGGAGTCGAAAAGGTAGTTGCCTTTGGCTTCCAAGCTTTCTTGAAAGAGCTTAACGAATATTTTGACGTTAATTTCTTCGGTAGAGATAAAGAAGAGGTTGTTTTTGAATATTCTCGTATTGTCAAACACACCTTAGGTGTCGAAAATCCTGAAACTAAGCATATCGAAGATTTGCATGATCTTGGATACCTGCCTTTGTCGATCAAGGCCCTCCCAGAAGGAACCTTGGTACCACTTCGCGTGCCGATGCTTACGATCCAGAACACCGACCCTCGCTTCTTCTGGCTCACCAACTACATTGAGACCTTGGCCTCATGCCAACTCTGGCAGCCTTGCACGTCGGCAACGATTGCACGCGAATATCGTCAGATCCTTGATAAATGGGCCATGAAGACCGTTGGAAATACTGATTTCGTTCCTTTCCAGGGCCACGACTTCTCTATGCGCGGCATGAGTTCGCTTGATTCAGCGATGCTCAGTGGCATGGGCCACCTCACCCAATTCGTTGGCACCGACACGATTCCTGCTATCCAGGTAGCTGAAAAGTATTATGGAGCTAATGTTCAGACGGAAATGGTAGGAACGTCAATTCCTGCAACGGAACACTCGATCCAATGTGCTTATGGCAACGACGTTGAATACTACAAAAACATGATCAATCGCGTCCATCCAAGTGGCTTCGTATCGATCGTGTCTGACGGATATGACTTCTGGGATGTTATTACTCGCGTAATTCCTTCCCTGAAACGCGATATCTTGAAACGCGATGGTCGCGTTGTTGTTCGCCCTGACTCTGGAGATCCAGTTCTTATTGTTTGCGGTGATCCAAATGCTCCAGTTGGAAGCCCTGAATATAAGGGTGCAATTGAGTGTCTCTACGAAACTTTTGGTGGAACCGTCACTAAAGAAGGTTATAAAGTGCTCGATAGCCATATCGGCTTGATTTACGGTGACGCTATTACCCTTCGCCGCGCAGAAGAGATCTGCGAACGTTTGGCTGCCAAGAGATTTGCTTCGATTAACGTTGTGTTCGGTATCGGTTCTTATACGTACCAATACAATACTCGCGACACCTTCGGATTTGCCCTTAAGAGCACGCTCTGCGTGATTAACGGCGAAGAAAAGCATATCTTTAAAGACCCTAAGACCGATAACGGCATCAAAAAGAGCCAAAAAGGTCGCGTGGCCGTCTTGAAGGATGGTAAAGAAGGCCTTAAATTCGTTGACGGCCTTGGCCTTCAAGATAACCTCGTTAGTGATCAGCTTGTCGAGATTTATCGTGACGGCGAAATCCTTAAAGAGTATACTTTCGAAGAGATTCGCGCTCGTTTGAAAGGTTAACAGAGAATGTAGGGTCGCTCCCTACCCAGACCGGTGGTTCCTGGTGACAAGCGGGGAGAGACCCGCACATTTTTACAGACGATGCGTCACCTGCCCACCCAGGAGGGTGGCTGTGGATGAGTGGTGAGGATGGCCTGCTGGCTACTTTTATGACTGAATTGCTTATATCCCTAGCTTTAGCGTCTTGCCCGGCTACGCAAATGATCAATAAGACAGCGTATCCATGGAACGATAACGATAAGCAGACGATGAAATACTGTCAGAGAAGGTGCTCAGACTACTACCCCGATGCGCCCTGTCTTAAACAGTTCATCAAGTGGAATAAGCAAGACTATCACTGTCTTTGTGGGAGGTAATATGAAGCTTAGTGATTATAAGAAAAGTCTTTTGGAGTGCGACTTTGGACTTTACGTCATTTATTGGACTTCTGGAGGATCATCGCTTGCCGCTGTAGGTCAAGACCATGAGGGCAATCGCTGGATAGCCCCTACCAATTGGACCTGCGAAGTCGGTGCAAATCCCACTTCTATGCTATCCGATAACCTCAAATACATTGAAGCAATGGTCAAAGTAGACGTTAAGGTTTGAAGAATCTTAGGTGAATAACTGGTAAATTGTCGAGATGAACCCAGCCACCGTTAAGGTCTTCCATGCGTAGTCCAAGCTCTTCTAGGTGAGGAAGAAGGATCTGACGGATCTTTGCACAGTTTGCGGCGCCTTCAAAGCCAGAGATGTGGAAATCGATAGCGTGACCGGTCTTGTGAGGCGAGTTTGGAACGTGCTTTTTAGCCTTTTCTTCAGGTGTTAAGTCTTTCCAAACCTGGGTCTCGTAAATGTAACGATTATAATCGTGCCCATCCCATTTTGAGCCAGGGCAATTAGCCTTCTCTGGACGCATCCAGGCGTGAACGCTCACTAAACCCTTGGTTCCGGTCTTTTGAGCGATAATATCAGCTGCCTTTTCGACTAAATTTGCGATCTCTACAATGGCTTTCTTTTCATCTTCCGAAGGAACGTGCATGACGCCCCAAGAAGGGAGGAAAAGGGCTTCTTTAACAGTAAAGCGCTTGTTAATTCTGGACGAAGGATTGGTCCAATCAATCTCGTGGCTCTCAGGAAGCTCTACAGGCTCAGAGGCATTCTGCGCAGGGTTTCTGACTGGTGCTTCCATCAAAGGAAAGGACATGGTTGCAGCAAGGCCATCTTTGGAGTTGATTTGACCCTTAATTAACCCAGTAACTAAGTCAGCTATTTTTTTCAATAAAGTGAAGTCAGCCATATTTTCCTTATTGCCTTAAATCCTTATCTTGATATATCCTATCTATAAGATTCGGGGAGAGCAATATGGAAGTAAAAGTTTGTAATCTAAGGGACAACAATTTCGATTCTGACTTCGTTAATTCCGTCATGAACACTGGCTTTGCTGTTATTACGCACCACGGCATTGACCATGGTTTCATTAAGGAAACCCAAATGGCCTGGCGTCTTTTCTTTTTGAGTCATCCTGACCATAAGCTCTCGTTCATTAACGAGCAAGACCCGAATATGGGCTATAAGGGCATGAAGCAAGAAAAGGCCGTAGGAGCGTCTCAGGCGGATCTCAAGGAATTCTTTCACTGGAAGCCAGGGCAGAAGATGCCAGCTGAAGTCTGGGCACTTACCCAGCACATGTTCTATCAGCTCGAAGACGTTGGCCAAAAGATCCTCTCCGTTCTCGATCTCCATGGCGATACCGATTATACAAAAGCTTGCTTTGAGAGCGACAACACTATTCTTCGCACTCTCTACTACCCAGCAATGGATTTTACGGCAGAGCAAGGCGCAGTCCGCGCCGCTGCCCATGAAGATATCAATTTCATCACGTTACTCGTGGCCGCAAGCTCTCCAGGCCTTCAAGTCTTAGATAAGAAAGGTGTTTGGTATGATGTCCCTCATGAGGAAAACTCTATCGTGGTTAATATTGGCGACATGCTTCAGCTTGCTTCTAAGGGCATCTACAAATCTACCACTCATCGAGTGGTTAACCCAGAGACAAGCGCTTCTGATCGCATATCCATGCCTCTCTTTGTCCATCCTCATGGGTCTACACTACTAGCGGACGGAATTACAGCTCAGCAATACCTAAATCAACGTCTCGAAGAGATTTACTTAAGGAAATAATATGGAGCAAGGCGACGTTTTATTGTTAACCGATGGCAGAATGCTACAGATCGTTCAGATGGGGGATAAAAAGTACGATCTCGCCTGCGTTCAATATATCGATCAAAGCGAACATTCCTTTGTACAGCTATACGAACTTGATGTGGCTCACAATTTGGGTCAGGGACCGTCAGTTCTAAGCCACTTTTTTGGGCTTAATAGCCTCCACGTAAGGTTTAACAATCTAGCGAAAGTATGAGCAGAACCAAGAAGGGCAAGAAACCTCCTGGCTGGGACTATTGGGGCAAAAGGCCTCTAGGATTTGGATCGTCTGGAACTAAGGGTAAAAGGACCGGAATTAAACGCGAACGCGCTCAGGCAAAGCAAGCCCTCGAAAAGGCTAAGAAAGACATCAAGGATTAATATGAGCTTCAAGTACGACAAAGAACATTGGGATCTAACAATGGCCCGCAGGGAAGAGTTTGAAAAGGCAGGTTATACTGTGGCCGCCGACCCAGTGGAGGGTTATTTGGGATGGATGGAAGGTATGGTCCTCTGCAATTGCGGGGCTGGCTGTAGGGATACTGCCGCAGATAATGTTGCAAAGCTTATCGCCCTTGTAAGGGGCGTCCAAAGCGGCCTATCCATGGAAGCTTTGACCGAAATAGCGTTTAAAGACCCTGAAGAATTCGAAAGAAAGATCCACGACGAAGCGTGGGAAGAGGCAACTCGTCGTGCGCCTAAGAGTTGATTTTGGCACCCATGGTGCTCGCAAGGAAATAACGTGGTGGAACTCTTTGGAGGATTTCCCTCCCTTTATTTCTTATAATGGTAAGAAATACGAGTTCTTAATGTACGATAGAGATCCGTCTGGACAGGTAGATTACACCTTACTGTTTACCGAGATTCCGACCTATGACCCTAATTTTTATAGCGATATGCCTAGCTGGGAAACGCTATTTGGCACCAGGGGCAGTAGTTGCGAGTGTGGCGCTATTTACACTTCCTTTCCTTGGGATCATATGAGATACTGTAGCCTGTGGAGAAAATGGTAATATGATGCTTCCAACGCTATATAAGAAGACCTCGACCGGCGCTATCCAATACTGGAAGGTCGCAGTCCATCAGATCGTTCCAGTCGCAGAATGTCCAGTTCCAGTCGGCGTTATTGTTACCGAACACGGTCAGTTAGGCACCGATAGTCCTCAGACAACTGAAGACACAATTTCAGAGGGCAAAAATATCGGTAAAAAGAATGAAACTACAGCTGTACGTCAAGCTGAGCTTGAGGCTCAGGCTAAGTGGGAGAAGCAGAAAAAGAAGGGTTATGTAGAATCGTTGGAAGCCGCTCAAAAGGGCGAAGTTGACGAGATCATTGAGGGCGGCATCGTCCCTATGCTCGCTCAGAGCTTTGCTGACCACGGTCATAAGATCAAGTACCCTTGCTATGCCCAACCAAAGCTCGACGGCATTCGCTGTATCGCCATGGTTAAGGACGGCAAATGCACTCTTTGGACACGCACTCGCAAACCAATTACGAGCGTTCCACATATTATTAAAGAGGTTGAGCGCCTGTTTGGTAATCTAGATATCACTCTGGATGGCGAACTTTATAACCATGACCTTAAGAAGGATTTCGAAAAGATCGTTTCCATGGTTCGCCAGGAAGAGCCTGCAGAAGGATGTGAAATCGTTCAGTATCACATTTATGATGTCGTGACGGATCAGACCTTTAGAGATCGCTGGGAGAATTTCTTTAGTTTTAGCGGCCTACTTACCCCATCAGAGCCTCCAAAATATTGCTTTATGGTAAGCACTGGAATGATTCATTCCGAAGATCAGGTTCAGACCGTCTTTGAAGCGTCCGTTAAGATGGGCTTCGAAGGCCTTATGCTTCGTAATAAAGATGCGAAGTACGTGAACAAGCGCAGCTATGACCTCCAAAAGGTGAAGGAATTTGAAGATGCTGAATTTGACATCGTTGGAGTGGAAGAAGGTCGCGGAAAGCTTGCTGGAAAAGTCGGCTCTTTCGTTTGTACTATGCCGAATGGGAAAACCTTCCTTGCCAAAATGGCAGGAGATACCGATCGTCTTCGCGAATACTTCGAAAACCCAAGCCTATGGCAAGGAAAACGACTCACAGTCAAATATCAAGGTCTCACAGGAAAAGAGGGTGTGCCTCGCTTCCCAGTGGGAGTTGCGATACGTGATTACGAGTGATCGTCGAGTCTATGGCAAGCAAGGTTCTTAATTCGGACCTTTTGTTCGAATAGGAACCTCTGTCTTGCACTGAAAGCTTCGCTATCGCCTTCGATACACTCGTGTTCGAGTAAGAAGTCGATGCATCGGATCGCCCTATAAAGATAGATCACAGAGACAAAGACTTCGTCGTCCAGAGCGTGACTCACAAGCTCTGCGAATGAAGAGGCGTAGTCCTCATCCTCTGTTAGTTCGACCTTGTCTTCCTTTGCTTTGGAGATGATCCCTTTCAGGACTTTTTCAACTTCATCACGATAAACAACGATCCGCATTTTACTCCTAAATACCTCAGCGACCGTCCAAATGGTCACTGCCCCAACAACTACTGGTTAACACCAATGGTAATGGCATTTTAAAGCATCGTCAACTAAAGTGATGCACGAATTAGGCTAACTATCCTCGTTGCCTAGCAAATTCATCGTGCCCATGACCGACGTAAGAAACGTGACCTTTTTTGAAGCCCCATCCCTTTGCGAGATATGTCAATGTGCAACGGCAATGTGGATGTAGACCGAATGCGGAAGGAAAGCTTTCGCCTCTCTTGTGGTAGCCCTGCTTAAGCTCCGAGAATCTCCAGACGCGAGGAGTTCCGTCTGGATGAAGATGCAACTTCATACATTCTTTGCAAGTTGCACCGTCTTTTACGACAACGAAAAAGACCAGAGGATCATCGTCACCTTGGCTGGCCGCTACCTTAGTGATGTCCATCATAGCTCCGACGTTACGGAACTTAGTGCTTTCGCTTTCGGCAATGGCCTTCATTTGAGACTTAGCCTTGCGAAGCTCATCTTTGATCGCAGCGTCAATTTCTGACTGGGAGAGCGGTAGACCTTTAGCCTTAGCCTCTTTTACGAGACCATCCACTTTTTCAACAACATTGGATTTCGTCTTACTCTTTAGGGAGTCGATGTAGCCATAGGCGCTGTCGAGCATGCTTTTCAACGCGTCTTGTTCAAAAATGTTAGGCGAGCGATTATTCATGGCCTCAAGAAATAGATTGGCCAGACTAACGCCGGTCTTGACGTTGAAAAAGATGGTCTTTTTATGGCTGAGCTTAGGAACAGAGCCAAGGAACTGCACAGCGATCTTATCGAAAAGATCCTCTACAATTCTGCTTATGGCTTCTTTTCCGCCGCTGGAGATACCGTACACGGTTTACTCCTTGGAGGTAATGCCTTCAATGTTTAGGATGTCAGAAATGCTCTTGGATGCAGTCGCTTCTTCTTTTTCCCAAGCGCTGAACACGTCTTTTAGGATCTCTTCCTGTTTCGTCAAGGCGCGTTTTGCGACAGGGTTCATGTTGGCTTGAGCCTGAGCGCTCATAGGCTTAGCGGCTGGCTTATTGAGGGCTTCGCCGATGATCTTAACAGCTTCCTGGGCCTTCTTGAGGTTGTAAGCATCAATCTGAGATTGGCGGAACGACTTAATGCCGTCCAAGGACTTCTTAAGAGTCTTGTACTCATCAGAATCCTTCTCGGCCTTGCCAAGCATCGATTCGAGCTGAGAAATGTGCTGGTCAAGCTCGGAACCCATAGGGCCTTGCTCTTGTCCAGGCTGAGCTTGTTGCTCTTCGCCACCTTCCTGACCTTCTTCGCCAGGTTGGCCTTGGCCTTGAGCCTGCATTGCTGCCTGCTCCATTGCCTGCTGCTGAGCTTGTTGCTCTTGAACTTGCTGGACCTGAGCCTGCTGCTGACCGGCTTGGAAACCCAAACGATACGCCGTATCAACAGCGTTCATGTACTTGAGTTTGAGTTCTTGATACTTGAGTTTATAATCGACTTTAGACATCGTCATCACCTTCTAGTAGGTCTTGGATTTCCATCTTGAGGAATTCCATCGCATGAGGCTTAGGGGCAAACCATGCCTGGAGGGCAGCTGGATTTGCTTGGGCCATAAGTTGGAGGTATTGGAGGAAGAAAGGATCGCGCTTATATTGAAGCATTGGGTCCACGATTGCCGATGGATCGCCAAAGAAGCGGGCTTTCAACTCCGAAAGGTTCATCATTTTGTCGGCAATGAGCTGCCAACGTTCGTTGAATGGGAAGCTTCCGCCGAAAGCGTCGCCAATAGGGTCTTTGTCCACCTCTTTCAAGACCTGATCGTAGGTCATGTGGGTAGGCATGTCTTGCTGGAGGCGAGTGGACTCTTGTTCCTTGGATTGAGCGTCAAGGCCTGCTAGGCGGATCTCAACGATCTTGGCAAGGATAGGATCAATGATTGGGAGTAGGCGCTGATTGAGGAAAGTCTGGAACTTCTCAACGAGAGGGCGAAGGCCGGTATCGCGAGCAGCCGTTAATTTGAACTCATTGTTACTCTCAGACAACGTTTGAGAGTTCGTTCCACGGCTAAGATGAGCATACCCAGGCAACTCATCAGGAGAAATAGAGAAAGCAGAAAGGATATTTCTAGCAACCTGATCGTACATGAACTGAAAGTCAGAGTCTTGTGCGCCTTCATTGGTGGATACCCATTGAACTTGGTCATCCTTACCCATGCCGAAGATTGGAGTACGGAAGCTGTTAGAGACGTTGTTAATAGCTGCGTTAAATTGTAGCTTGATGCTCTCAAGCGTTGCCTGATCGACTTCGTCAGATTGAATGACGAGCATGCCCTTGGATGCGCGACCGTTTTGGAAATAGAGCTTTTTGTACGTGTCGATACTGATGTGAGTAGTAACGCTACTCACGCAAGTGTCGATCGGGGATACAGGATACCCATTATGCTCAATATCCGTGGACTCAAAAAGGTTAAATACGAGCATTTCCTTGTGGGTAAATGCCTGACGAGGCATGCCTTCAATGACTTGGAGCCATGCGTACTCGTCTTGAAGGAGCTTTTCGAGGTCAATATCGACCTTCTCACCCTTAAGGGATTGAAGAAGAGCGATAGCTTGAAGACGAATGCCGTTACCTGCCTCTTCACCTTTACGGACAGCCTTAACGATCGTGCCGGTGTCGGTCGGGCGGAAGCGGTGGAATGGATAATTTCCATCTGCGTCTGGAGTTCCAGACAGATCGTAAATAATTTCTGTCGAGAAACGACCAAAGGTAAGGCCGTTGCGGGTAGAAACGTCGAGGTAATCAGCGAAGGTCATCTTTTGATGCTCTTCGAGACCGTCGGTATGGCCGCAATTGAGAAGGATTTGTTCAAGACGCTTAATGCGCTTAGTGACCTGATCGAGCTGGTCTGGATTCATGAGCTTTTCGTAAGCTTCAATGATCTTAACTTCGAGGCCTATGTCAAAACGGTCTTTGCGGAGATGGCCAAAGAGGCTCATCATGTTGCCGCGAGCGCGAAGAATAGCTGCTACCAAGTGATCCTGAACGCGGATCATCTTTAGGACTTCATCAGGAAGGAGCTTGCGCTTTGACTTATAGAGGCCTAGGTAATTGTCGGATGGAACTGGATTTTCGGTGAAAGCGAGGGCGGGGGCCTTCTTTTTAGAAGCCGTACCGGTCGCATTCTTAATGGCGAACATGAGGGATTCGCTATTGTCGTACTTCTCGTAGCTTGAGTCGGCTTTCTCCATCATATCGCCAGCTTCTTGGCTTAGAGCGAATACTAGGTTCTTTTTGGACGAGCCATTTACGGACGCCGTAGCGTTTAGCACTGCTTCTGGGGTAGGGGTGTTGTTTTTGTCCATAAGTTACCTAATCCGTATATATCATTGCCCTTATTCGGCGGATGCGATGAAAACGGTAATAGAGTCAGTTGTGCTAGGATTTGCGATAACCAAGGAATTAACGTCGCCACCCATAAGGAAGTGGCCAGGCTTGGTGGAGGTGTTAATTACGTATGGTTTAATGCTGATAGCGGAGCCATTGACGGTCAAATTGGCCTGGAGGTCAGATTCCACGTAGAGGAACTTCTTTTGGGCGCCGGTAAATACGGTTGCAGAGCCGTTCGCTGGGATCGTTAAAACCTGGCTCGAAGGGTTGGAAACCTGGAGTCCGTCGATCTCGCGGGACCACTTAAAATTGCTCAAGGCAGGGCTATTGCTGCCCTTTGGATCCGAGTAACTACTTAAAAACACTAGCAAATTCATGAATGCCATGGAAAATTAAACCTCTTTTAGTATGCGCCTTCATTAAGATTAGGCCTAGAGAGGGAGGATTTTAGTCGGGCAGCTATTGAATTTTGTTGAATAATTAACGCAGGCCACTCAAGCTGTCAGGGAACCTAAATTGACTGTCGAAGGATTCTGATGGCCAAAGTGAGAACGTTGGGAGTGTGTATTAAGTGTGATGTGCCGGCCAAGGCAAAGGGCCTATGTACTCATCACTACCAGGAGTATTATAGGAAGACCGACAAGGCGCTTAGAGAGAAGAGGGAAGAGCAGCAAAGGGCAGCGCTACCTACCCCATTTGAGTCAGAATTGCTGTTTTCCTCAAAGAAGACCGTTACTAGGCGTTGTCGAGAATGCCATACGATCCTTGGTAAGGATCGTTATTTCGAGTGCTACTCCTGCAATCCAGGCAATAAGGACTGTTATGGCCTCTATTGTTGACACTAAGCGGCTAATTTGGTAAATTAACGATATGAGTAAGAAGACTGTTCATCTCTACAATCATCCCATTACAGGCCAGAACGTCTGTGTTGCTCAAATTGATCCAGACGAGCTGTATAGATGGAAGCCTTGGGCATGGAGTTGGGATAAGAAGAAATCTAAGGGTCCAGTGACCTGCAAGAAATGTCGTAAGGTTTGTTAAATGCCTAGCTGCCCAACCTGCAAATATGCAGGATTTCGACAGATCGAAAGCTGGTACCTACCCTACTTTAGATGCGATCTTTGTAAGGCCGAGTGGGTATCAGGTCCAGACGGTATGCCTTTCATAGAGCGTATACAAAATAAGGGTCAGATTCAGGAAATCATTACTGGCGATGGCTTTAGGAGATATAGTAAGGTATGAGTGACGAGCAGAAGCCTTATTGGAAAGGAATGTGTGAGAAGTGCGATTACGCCACTCAATTTCAGCTTAAGCCGTGGCTCTACTGGCGATGTGCCTACTATGACAAAGCTATGGCAGGAGTTGAAGGATGTTCAGGACCAAAGAAAGCGCCCGATAAGGATGCTGCAAAGTCACAAAAGAGTAATTTAGAAGTTCCAGTGGAAGCCGCCCTTGCGGCCATTTCCACCCTGCTGAGTCTCATTACCGCCTTGTAAAGCATTCGAGATCTCTTGGCGCATCTGATTCTGATGCTGTAGGCGCTTAGCAAGCTCTTCTCTGCCTTCTGGAGTCGATCCGTCGATTGGTTTGCCATCTGGACCTGTCCAAGTAACTCCGGGCTTCTGAGGGCCTTTAACAGGGAACATGTTTTGACCGATATAGCGCATGGCGTCGGCAGGGTCGGCAATACCAGGAGTATCGTCTGGCTCAAGCGTAGGATTACCCGCACCGTCGAGCTTAAAGTGATGCTTAACGAAGGCGTTAATGGCTTTCATGCCATTTTCTGTATAGAGAACCTTAAGCCAGCGGCGTCCGCCACCATCAACGATCTTAGAGCGCAAGGCTTCGATACCACCCATCACGTCTTTGGTAAAAGAAGGTGATTTCATGCCGTTCTTATTGAAAGACTTGATATGCGATGGCATAGCTTGGTCACACCACCATTTTTCGATCTTATACTTGTCGCGGTAATTGATGGCAATCGCAAGCATGTCTTGGAATTCAAGGCCTGGAGCCATGTAAAGGTCTACAACCCAGATTTCACCGTTAGGGATCATGGCGAAAACGACAATAACGAAATCGTGGGTATAACCCCAGTCAACCCCGGCGTAGAATCTGATGCCAAGGGTTTGCATGACGTGGAGTAGGTCAATTTCTGAGACCTTCTTTTTAAGCTGAATGCCAAGCTCGCGAGCGGTCTTTTCCATCTCCTCGCCACCAAGGAGCGTGGTCATGGCCTTTTCGAGCGTAATAACGTTAGTATTGAGCTTATCGTCTTTACTGACGGTCGAATCAAAGCGAGGATAGACGAGACCCTTACTGGAAGGCTTCCAGCACATAAGTTGGGCTTCACCCATGTCAGGATTGGTCTTACGGAAGGTGTTGATAACAGCCTTAATTGGCTTATAAAGACCGCCTGTAGCCTCTGGAGGCCTATCTGCAAGGCGTGTTCTACATACGCCAAGGAGAGGGCATGTGACGCAGCCACCGTGAGCCGTGATCTTTTCCCATTTCGTCTTTTCAGCCTCAGGAAGCTCATCAAACTCTTCTTGGCTTAACGATTTAGGAGGGAGGGCCTTGGTAATATAACGTTCTTCTTTAGGTAGTTCTGGCTTATGGCGCTCTGGAGGGCAGCGCTCGGTAACGTCAATGATGTTCCAGCGAACGATCTTGTCACCAGCGATAGGAGCCTTGTCGATCTCCTGCTGCATCAAACCGAACGAGAACTTACGAGTGGAGAGCTTAACGGTAAGAGGATGGCGGCCTTTAGCGTAACCCGGAATGAGCTTAGCTTCTTCATACGCCATTGGGTCTTTAACAACGTCAATCTCGTCAACGAACATAAGCGTGGTATGCTCGGAGTTAGCTCCGCCGAGCGTACACACGATGACGCGAATATAAACGTCGTCACCATTTGGTGTACGGAATTCGATCTTACCCTTATTTTGGGAGGTATTCACCCAGCCCGCAGTCTCCATGAGAGGGGCAAGCTTATTGAAGAAAAGGTTGATATACTGAATGGCCTTAGCGGATTGTGATTGAATAGCGGCCATGTGGGCGATCGTCACTTCGAAGTGAAGCATGAGGAGAGCTTCAAGAATCGAGGCGCCCAAGGTCTTATAGCACTCACGAGCCGAGAGCATGATGTAGCCTGGGATCTCGTCTGCGGTGTTATCTTTGATGGTCTTATAGATCTCCCACATCGCATCGATTGGGGAGGCGTTTGAGTCTGGATCTACCGTTCCGATAGGCATATCCAGACCCAAGAAAAACATTACCCAGTCCTTAAGCTCCTGGGGGGAGTTTAGGGGTTGAAATAAGAGCTTTGCTAGCTCCTGTTTCTTATTGTCGGGTAACTCCTTAAAATTCATATAATTTTAAGATTGCTCTTCGCTAATAACGATATCCCCGATAAGCTCTAAGGTAACTTTTGCGAATCCTCGACTTGGAATTTCGAGCTTATAATTAGTCACCAAAGGAATTTTAACGCCATTTACATAAACGGTCGCGCCCATTCCGGTCAAAATTTTACCCTTATGAGCTTTCTTTTTTCTAACTTCAATAGTAGGGATTTTTTGCTTTTCTAATTTCATTTTTTACTCTTTTCTTTAGGTACACCTACAATTGGTGGGTTCACCAAGGGCTTACCCCACCTATCGTTATATTCTTTAGCCATTACGCACGCTCGTTAGCTTCGTTAACGAAGGAGTCTGGGTTCTCAACTGCACGCATGAACTCAGAGTCAGCGCGAGCTTCAGCACGCTCAAAAACATCGTCGCGAGGGTGGCAAACGAGGCCGCCCATGGTTCCCAGAACGCATGCGATAGAAACAGCGTTGCTGAGAGACTCGGACACTGCCTTGGTCGCGTCAAAGAGGCCTAGTTCTTCAGCCTTGCCAAACTTCTCGTTTTCGATGTCGTAAACGTCACCTGGGTTGTGGACCAAGTGGTTAAGAACGTTCTGGATCTCATCTTGAGGATAGCCAGCGTTATCAAGAAGGCGGCTAGGGAGACTTAGGAGGGAGGGCATAAGAACCTCCCTAGCCGGATCGCCAACGTCAAGCTCCTGGGCTAGCTTGAGGGCCATATCAATTGATAATCTGCATCCACCTGGAAGAGCGCCGTGACCGATAGCAGAACGAACTGCGCAAACAGCGTCTTCGCAGCGGTCGTGAGCTTCTTTAAGTTCGCCGTTAGATCCACCGTAAATGGTAAGCTTTGCGATACCATTGGTGATCTTTCCGAGACGCTCTTCAAGCCACATTCTTTCAGCTTGAGACTCAGCATTTTGCTTTTGCTGCTTGAGTTGGTCAGCGCGAACTTCAACGTTCACTGCATCTGGATCGCCGATAACGGTCGAGCGGAAGCGATAGCATTCGAAGCTCTCCATTCCGTGTCCGAGATCTTCAACCGTTGCTTGGGATAGAGGATCTTTAAGACCGAATACCTTAGCGCCAGTGAAAGCGGCCAAATCCATGAGGAAGTGGAGTTGGCTGTTAAGGAACTGAGCCATTGGGGTGATCATTGGAAGGACGTTAATCGTGCTAGGATTTGCGAAGTTGAATGCGAGGGTCGTGAGCACGTTTTCGCTGAATCCGTGGGCAACAATGACGACGTTTTTGAAGTCGGCATCTCCGCTGACGTAACGCTCGCCGATCGCAGCAAGCATTTGGTCAACCTGAACGAGGTCGTTGATTTGGCCATCAAAGAGAAGGAACAAAGGCTTCTCTAAGTAGCAGCGTTGATTTGCTTGGTCGTTTACGAAAGCGGTGTGAAGCTTACCAATCGATTCTTCATATCCGACAGGAATTGGGAATCCATCGATACGCTCAACCTTGTAGCCTTGAGGGCCAGAGATTTCGCGGATGGTAACGTGCGAAGCGTCGCCATAACCAATCTCTTCAAAGGCTTGGATAACAGCGTTTGCCATATCTTCGTCGCCGTTAGCCGAAATCTTTGCGACCATCTTGAGCATGGCTTTATTGTCGTCGTTAATTTGAATACTGCGAGAGTTGATGTATGGAATCAACATTTCGCGAGTGACCTTTTGAATGCGACGAGCTGCGCGTTGAGGGCTATACTTCTTGTGCTGTTCACAGAAGGCAAAAAGGTTCTTAATGATTGCCTCAGATAGAACCGTAGCCGTGGTCGTTCCATCACCAGCTTCAGAAGCGGTACGCTGGGCAACGTCGCGAGCTTGCTCAATAATAAGGTGCTTATAGGCGTTAACTGCACCCAAGGACTTGAAGACCGTAACACCGTCTTTGGTGTTCTTGCTTGGGATGCCCGGATAGTCGCTTTCGATCAAGATATTGCGACCGCCTGGACCCATAGTGCGACCAACTGCGTCGGCAACTTCTCCCATGGTTTCAAGGACTAATGACTTAAGCTTCTTTTGATCCGTTAGATAGATCTTTGGCGCTGTTTTCGCCTTACGATGTGACATTCAGTATTTTCTCCCTTTACTAAATTCTTATTTTTCTTATATCACAGACAAAAACGTGATATTTTAAGTTTAATGAGATTGGTTATTGAGACGCCTACAAAGGCCTTTATTGAAGAATATACCGACGACGAAATGGCATCGTTAATTGTACAATTAACGTATACTAACACTGCCGTTCATCATCAGATGAAGCGCCACGCCAATAACCACTTTTGGCGCAGTAGGAATAAAGAGACTTGGCAGGCCGAATACGACAAGCTTAAGGCAGCTGTTAAGAACACGTTAATTTTTGAAGAAGATGGGCGCAAGTTTATCAGGCCAGGGTCGATCCCCTACCTGACTGGCTTTGAACTCGTAACGGAGCGAAAATTTCAATATCCAAAGATGAAAAAGGTACCTTGGGCTAAACCCTTGCCTTTTGAGCTTCACCCATACCAAGACGAAAGCTGGGAAAACCTAATTAAAATGGCCGCGCTGTACGGCATCCCTACTAACGTCGAGCTTTGCACCGGAGCGGGTAAGTCTGCGATTCTACTTAAAATTTGCCGTGAGGCTGGCCTAAACGTCGCAATTATTGCTCCCTCTAAAAGTATTTTCCATGAACTTTTAGAGAAGTTTGAGTATCACCTCGGCAAAGGTAAAATTGGCGCTTTTGGCGACGGTAAAAAGAAGCTCGGAAAACAATTTACAATTTGTATCGGAGACTCCATCGCGAATGTGAAGGAAGGAACCCCGGAATGGGAATTCTTCTCTAAGCTCGACATGATGTGCGTTGACGAGAGTCATACCTGGGGCGCCGATAGCCTTGAGGAGATCTGTCATGGTGTACTTTCTAATGTCCCTTATCGCTTTTTCTTTTCTGGCACACAAACGCGAGGAGATGGTACAGCGCCGCTTCTACAGAGCATCATTGGCAAGACAGTCTGCACGCTCACGACAATGGAGGCAGTTGCAAAGGGTTATATATGCCCGCATGAGTACCGAATCGTTGAAGTCCAATCATCCAACCCTAATTTCAATAGCCAAGACGCGCTAGAGATGAAGCGTGCCCATTTCTTGGGCAATAAAAATATCGCTAAAATCGTCGCTCAACTCGCAAACGCAACGGCGTTAGCATCTGGCAAGCAAACCCTTGTTTTGGTTGAAGAATTGGGTCAGGTAGCCATGCTAACGAAGCTTTTAAAAGTACCTTTCGCCTATGCCCATTCCGAAAAGAAAGCGGATAGGCTCGCCGAGCTTGGCCTTGAGAAGGTTAATCCAGCTGAAAGTGTCGAAAAGTTTAACAGGAACGAAGTTAAGGTGTTAATTGGCACAAGCTGCATTTCTACTGGAACTAATATCTTTCCGACCCACTCGGTTGTGAACTGGGTAGGGGGGTCTTCCGAAATTAAGACCAAGCAGGGCGCCGTTGGACGTGCTGTTCGTAAGGGTAGCTCCAATCCTTGGGCCGATAAGTGTGTTCCTAAGGATAAGGCCGTTATTTTTGACTTTGACGTGATTGACTGCGAAGTTAATAGTAGGCACTTAGCTTTAAGACTTGACTATTACGGAGATTCTGGTCCAGATCTCATAAAGTATGTCAAGTTGAAATAAGGTTCAATGATATATAGGGGTTGTAAGGAAAACAACCCCGATGCAAAAGCAAAAAAGACCAGAAGGTTTCGACGATAGCTTCTATAAGCTAGCAGCGGCAGTCACGCGAACCCTTGAGCGCAATAAAGACGGTACCCTCCAGCCAGAGCAGGTCGAAGAGCTTTTGGACGCTGAACGCAAGTTTAAGGAGACGATCCTTAAATACAGACAAGCTACTGAAATTTATAAAAAATTTCTTCAGAAGGTTTGCATCCAAAACAAGAACATCCTCTCTGCTCGCCCCTATTTCCGTGAAGCTGCGACCTCTTTTAGCAAAAAGATCACGCCCGCTATCAAGAATGAAGACATCGAAGCCTTAAAAACGTTTAGTATCAATTTTCAGTTCATTAAATTCATTAAAGAAAACTGGCTAGGCCCCTTCCCAAAGCGTGCTGAGCAACTTTACGACCGCGTTAACGTGGCTAGAAATAAGCTCATCGAAAATAACATGCCTTTGGCGATCAATCGAGCAAAGCTTTTCTACCGTAAGGTACCAAAAAGCCACCTTACGCTCATGGACTTTATCCAGATCTGCTCGATGGGCCTTGCCGCAGGTATCGATAAGTGGTGCGCCCCCAAGTATTCCCCAGTATTCCGCTCAGTTTGTATCGGTCGCATGGTCGGAAACATGATCGATAGCTATTCCGAGACCACGCTTCATTTCTACCCCTCAGACCGCCGTATTCTCTATAAGGCCAATTCCATCCGTGGCCGCAGGGGCATTGACGATATCGAAGAATTAACACGCGCCGTTAACGAAAGCTTTAAGCAAGACGCCAAAGAAGGCAAGTCAATCCCTAAGGATAACATCACGGTAAGCGAGCTTTCCTCTCTTATGAATGCCGCTTCCATGATGAGTGCTGACGCTACGGTTAACGAAGAGGGGTATGGCGTTTACCATTACACCCAAGATACGAATCAAGACATCGAAGGATCGTTAATTGAGCGCGAAGCCACCAACAAGATGTTAATTCTTGCAAAAAATCTTCCAATGCTCCACAGAAAAGTGTTGCGTTTGAAGGGTATTAAGATTTAAGATAAAAATAAGGATTTAGGAGAAATAACATGTCTAAAGGAACTTCTTATAACAACCGCTTGATCGTAGAAGCGTATGTTACCGACAAATCCTTGCGTGCAAACGTAAGCAATGGATTTGCAAAGATTGAACAAAAAGTTCAACTCAAGGGTCTCAAGGTTCTTATCGACGGATTTGTGACCGTTGGATCTGCTGGCGGATCTCAGATGTTCATCTCGGCAGGATCTACCGCATATATCAAAGAAGAGCTTCTTCACACCCAGCAATGGGCCACCAAGAAGTTTACTTGCGACACTATGCCAGGCGTAGAGTTCATTGTTGTGGATGCAAATCACGTTGAATTCATAACTCCACCTGAAGAGAAACCAGCTGCATGAGCGTAGAATGGGCTATTGTCGATATTGATGGTAACGAGGCCAAGAAAGGCACTTGTTCTGCGTGTCACAAGGAAAAGTACATCTACGTTAAGACGACGACATATTTCTATCCAGCGGTAATTCACCCTGGAAACGCTTCAGAATCCACCATTGTAGATCTTTGCATAGACTGCTTTGGTGAAGGATACAAGGTGGTATGACAATCGGAAGGCTTCAGTTTGGCTTAATCGAAGGAAGTAGCTGCTGGTCCTACATCAGAGGATCTTGTCGCTGCCGCATCTTTAGCTTAGGCCGCGTCTACTTTACGCTCCTAGATAAGGAATGTAAATGCGACGCCTGTAAGCAATACGAATGTAAGTGCCAAAAATCGGTTAAGGATTTTGTGGAAGAGTGGAAAGATGAAGATACTTAGAGTTGGAGATCCACACGTAAAAGTGTCCAATCTTGATGAGTCGGAAAGACTCATGCAATTCGTATTGGCCATGGCTAGAGCGCATAATGTCGATACGATCGAGCTTCTAGGGGATTTGTTCCATACCCACGCTATTTTACGCCTAGAAGTCCTTCTATTCTGGCAAAAATGGCTCTACAAGCTCAGCAAAGAGTTCTATACGATCGTTTTGGTTGGTAATCACGACCAGTCTGGCGACCATAGCTCTGACAGCAACGTTCTCACGGTTCTATCCGATCTAAACCCAGACAGTCTTTTGGTTGTCGAGCTACCGGCCTTGGTCAAGGGTATTGGATACCTACCTTACATCCACGATAACGAGAAATTCATCAAAGAGGCCAACATATTGGCCGAGCTAGGCGCAACGTGCCTGGTTTCACACACCACATATCAAGGAAGTAAATATGATAACGGCATGTATGCGCCTGATGGAGTCGATCCAGACGCTATTTCTGGGAATTTCGTCAATCTTATCTCCGGTCACGTACACACCGAGCAAGAGTACGGCAGAGTTTGGTACCCCGGAACCGCTCGTTGGGATACTGCATCCGACGCCAATAAGCGAAAGGGAGTTTGGATTTGCGTACACGATAACGGAGGAAGGCTTACTTCAAGAGAATTCGTTTCGACAGGAGAAGGGGTTTGCGTACCAATTATCAGTGTCGAATGGAGGGAGGGTGAGGCTTGTCCAGAACTCCCCGAAGGCGCCAAGACGCAAGTCGAACTCATCGGCTCCTCTGCCTGGGTTGCCAAGGAAAAGATAAACCTTAAGGGTAAAGCTTCGATCAAGACTAAGATCACTGACACCAAGAAAGAATCACGTAAAGCAGGCTCTAACCTCTTGGATTTCGTTAATAATCATTTTGAGTCCAAGATGAAGGATAAAGTGGTCAATAAAATGAAGGAGTTGGGCCTTGTCTGACACAATCAATAGAGTCAAAGAAATGGCGCAGCTTGCCATCCTCAGCGGCAGGATTAGCGAGTCTCACGAGAAGAATTTGAAGATGTATGCCTTCGTATTCTTTAATGGCGTTAATTCGGCTAAGATTGACTATAACCTTGATAGAAGCTCTGACGATAAGAAGTACGTTACGTATCACCTAGAAATTCATCCTGACTTTTTTAACAATAAGCTGAAAAAGCGTTTTGAAGCTATTCAGTCCGCCACAAGAACCCTATTTTGGAGCGACCTTGAGGTTAACGTTTATCTCAACGGTAAAAAGCTCGAATGGAGTGAAAATGAGTGACAATAAGTTTCCTACACTACCTGGAGAAAAAGAGGTCGAGGTTGTAGAGCCTACGACCGATATTACGGCTGCAGACCTCGTTAAGATCCAGAAATATGTGGATTCGGGCTACCCAGGCCTTGCTGGCCTCACTGATGCACAGCTTCAACGCGCCTTGGACCTCTACCTTTCTGGTAAGACCTACCATCAGATCTCAAGGATTATGCGCCTTGAGCGTCCGTTAATTCTTTATCTATCCCATAAGTTTAACTGGTTCCCACTTCGCAGAGAAGTCCTATCCGAGATGGAGCATAACATTCGCGGAAGGGTGATTGAGGCGAAGCTTGAAAGCCAAGATTTCCTACTTAAATTAACACATGCCTGGCAGAAGAAGATCGGCGATAAGGTCGAGGAATACCTTCGCACAGGTGATGTGGCGCATGCTAATGCTATCGATCTGAAAGAGGTCGATAAGTATTTGAAGACGGTTGAGATGCTTCTGAAGATGTCAGACGCCAAACCGGCAGGCAAAGGCGCTGATAAGGCTCCCACGGTTGGGTTGAACCTTGGAGACGGCGGAGTGACCGTCAAGAAGGTTAATGACAATGAAGTCGAGATTACGCCAAATAACGTGGCGAAGTCTTTATTGAGCCAAATGGCTGATTTTAGACGTGAACAAGAACGCTCTAAAACCGTCCAAAGTAGTTCAAATTCATCTGATATAAAGAATTCAACCCAAGGAGAAAGCGATAATGAGAAAAAATAAACTAGTAGCAGGACTCGTAGTGCTCCTGGCGATCGTATTGATCCCAGTTGCAAGCTTGTCCAAAGCATCGACAAAAAAAGAAGACAAGCAAGAAACGATTGTTCTCTCTAGCGAAAACACCATCGTTCTTAACACCGAAGTTAACGGAGATTCCGTCGCTAAGGTTATTTCTGACGCAAAGCGTCTCGACCAACAGATGAGCGGCGTAAGTGAAAAGTACGCAGGAAAGAAGCCTCTTTACCTCTTCCTCAATACCCCAGGTGGAAGCATCCAGGCAGGACTTGAGCTTATCGAAGCAATTAACGGCCTCGGTCGTCCAGTCCACACGATTACGCTATTTGCAGCCTCCATGGGCTTCCAGATCGCCCAGAACCTTAACGATCGTTTGATTCTTAAGAACGGCATTCTCATGAGCCATCACGCAGCTGGCGGCTTCGAAGGCTCCTTCGGCGGCGTATCCCCTAGCCAAGTAGACTCTCGCTACCAATTGTGGCTTGATCGCGTTCGCGAGCTTGACGAACAGACCGTCAAACGCACCAATGGCAAGCAAACCTACGAAAGTTACACTAAGGCATATGACCATGAAATGTGGCTTACTGGCGCTAAATCAGTAGAACAAGGCTACGCAGATCGCGTTGTTAAGGTTAAATGCGACAGTACACTTAGCGGAACGACTGAGCACACGGCAAGCTTCCTAGGAATTCCTATTACCTACGAACTCGACAATTGCCCAATTAACACTAGCCCACTTAACGTTAAGATCGGCGCCAACGCTGGCCCTATCTCTGACGAGTTCGCTAGACATGTTAAGGAGCAGTTCCTAGCTGCGTTCAGCGCTATCAACAAAAAAGAAGTACCGATGTACTAATATGCCATTAATTGCTTATTCATGCGAATGTAAACATGTGAATAAGAAATTTGTGAGGTCGGCGTCACAGGCGCCGGCCTCCCTTATTTGCGCTAATTGCGGCAAGGAAGTCAAAAAGTCCTTGTCTGCACCTTCATCTTTGTCTAAAATAGTAGTAGACAATGGTCTCCAAGCTCGTGCGGTAGAAATCGTGCCAAATATTGTTGAGATTAACGAAGAACGCGCAAATAAGGATTATAGGAACGATGATTAAAGTAAAAACTTTTACCTTAGGCGGCATCGGTAGATTTGTCGATAAACAAACTATTGATTTCACAAGGTTAGGCAATCTCGTCCAAGTTGATGCTTTCAATAAAAACACCAACGGATCGTCCGGTTCCGGCAAAACGACCCTCTTTAACGGTCTCGAATATAATCTCGGGATTAACGATTTAGCGGTCACGGTTCTTCAGTCCAGACTCAGCGAAGAGGGTATTTTCACCCTTGGTGAGTATGAAGTTGACGAAAAACCTCTAAAATTACTCAGATCTAAGTCAAAAGTTACCCTAGAATACGACGGAAACACCTATTCTGGCTCAAAAGCGGTCGATGAAAAGCTCGATCAGATCCTTTTTGGTGGCATGGACCGCAAAGTTTTCCGTCCAATGCTCCATAAACGCCAAAAAGAGGGTGGATTTTTCCTAGAATTCACCCCAGCGAAGATGAATGACTTCCTTACGAGCGCTTTAGACCTCATTTCGGTCAAAAAGAAGCTCGAAGTGGTCGAAGCCGAGTTCAAATACCTGTGGGATCAGTTCGTTAAGACCTCAAACTCTCGCGAAAGTGCTATAGCCGCATTAGACGCGTCCAGAGACGCCTTGGCGGCCCTAGGCGAAGTGCCGGTGGCGACAGTGGCTCCAGAGGATATTGAGCGTTTAAAGGCCGAATGGAAGGCCGCAGAGAGGGATTGGCTTGCAGCTGAGCAAGGTCAGAAGTCGGCACTATCTGAGCTTGAGAAGGAAAGACCTCAAACTTCTATTTTCCCCTACGATAGGGCTCAAATTGAGGCCTATGAGCGCGGAATTAACATTCTAAAAGAGAAGATCTCCCAACTCCAAGAGCAGGAGAGAAGCAGATATCTAGCTGCAAATCGTACTGCTGTCGTTTTGGGTCGTGATAAGGCCCTTCTTGAAAGCCTTGTAGCGTCTGGAAATAAGGCAAAGACCGAGGCTGTGGCAGTTGCGGCTAAGATCAAAAAGATTAGAGAGAGCGTTTGTCCGACCTGCGAGCAGTCTTGGGCCAATGACGCCGCCAAGGCCGAAGAGAGCAAGCTCATGGAGATGATTAAAGATCTCAGAGAGCGCGTTTCTAGCGGTGCCCAGGCCGAGGCAGATTTGGTTAGAGCTAACGCCCGCCTAGAAGAACTGGCCACAGAACTTCAAGAAAGGCCTCTCCCCGAGGTGGACGATCTTAAGCAGAGCATTTCAGACCTATCAAAGAAGCTTGAGGCAGAGCGCGTTAGGGAAAAGGATCACGTTTCAACCCAGAATGCTGCCAATAACAAGATCCAGGCAGAATTTACGGCAAAGCAGGCGGAAGTTAGGGCTTGCTATGAGCAGTTAATTCCTGGTCTTAGAAATACTTCTGTCGGTAAGAAGTATGAATATGAATCAGCCGAAAGAAAGCTAAAAGAAGAAACTGAAGCCGTTGCTCGCCACAGCAGAATGGTTTCTACCGTGGAAGCTCAGATTGAGAGCCATAAAAATAACGTTGAAAAGCTTAGCAACGAGCTTTCTGATCTAAAAGAGAAGCTCGAAGTCACGGAAGAAGTTAAAAAGGCTATTAAATCATATATTTCATGCTCTTTTGACGACGCACTGGAACAGATTGGTGATACGGCAACTCGTATTGTTAGGTCCATTCCTAATATGGCCAATGCTACGATCCAGCTCGAAGGTGTCAGAGAGACCAAAGACGGTAAAGTCAAGGAAGAAGTCAATGCAGTTATCAGTATGGATGGGGAGATTGGCGTGCCTATTAAGTCTCTCAGCGGCGGCGAGCGTTCTGCTGTTGATCTCGCTGTCGATTTGGCAGTTATTGACCTTTTAGAAAATAAGACAAATAAGGGTATCGACATCTTCATCTTGGACGAACCTTTCACTGGCCTCGACACCGTAAGTATTGAAATGGCCTTAGATGTTCTTAAGAACTCAAACATCAACAAAAAGCTCATTATCGTTGACCATAATCCTGAAGTAAAACAAATGGTTGAGAGCAGACTTGTGGTCGTTCGCGAAGGCACCACTAGTAAAATTGAACAATCCTGAAAATAACGTTTGCGCAAATAAGAAAATAAGGTATTCTAGAGAAATGAATCATCTTATTACGAAGAAGGATCTGTTCCACATCATCAGTGACGCTAAGACTAAGATGTCTAACCTCACGCTTCCCATGGAGATTTCGGGAAAAGAAGTCGAACAAACAGAATTAGCTACGATTGCTATCGCTGAATCGCTAATTATGTATTTTAACGCAAATAAGTTATTTACAAATTTACCGCAAATCGACTACACTGACACTAGCTGTAAGTTTGAACCAAACGAGGAATGACAATGAAATTTAAGAAGGGTCAAAAAGTAGCCAAGGTTATCTCGGTGATGGGTATCAAGTCAGTTTCTTTCGACCACACTGTCGTTGGCGTTAAAACTGGCAAGCTTCATCTGGAAGATTCGTCGCTCACCTATCACCCTGAGAGTGGGCGCGAGTTCGAGAATTACCTTCCCGGTTGCACTAGCTACATTCTGTCTTACGAAGACGGTATCGCCCTTGTTCAGTCCGGCAACGCCGATCTAGACGGTGGAGAAGCCCTTCCAGATCTATCTAAAACTAAGAAGGTCACTAAAAAAGCTTCTAAAAAGAAGGCTACTAAAAAGAAAGTAGCTAAAAAACGTACTAAAAAGGCAGCCTAAAGGAGATAACAATGGCACGTCCAAAGAAAGCACAACTCACCCCAATGCAAAAGCTTGCTAAGGCCATCGGATCTGATGGCGACAGCATTATTCAAGATCTAGAATCTATGGATGGTGCAGGCCTCAATAAGCGCATTGCCCAAGCTCATGAAGCAATCGATTCCGCTAAAGAAGAGTTGAATCAAAATCCTGACTATATCCGCCACAAGGAAATGCTCAAGGATGTTAGCTCCTCTTTCCGAGACGCAAAGAAGCGCCAGAACGCTATTATCAAGGTTTGCCTTGAGCTTCGCAGAGCGCGTGGAGAAGCATAATGCTTTCCGTAGCAGAACTCGTTAAAAACAAGAAGGTTAACTTCAAATATTACCGCCAAGGTAACTTGATGTACGAAACCGAATGTGGATTCGAGTTTCCAGTACCTATCTCTGACACTAACGATGCAACGTTTCCAGCCCAAGAGAAGGCTCTATTTTTCATGCGCTGGATTCGTAAGCACGTAGATCTCGTTAATAACGCTGCTAGACTTGCGTCTTGCGCAACTACTGGCAGCCTTGCAAGCGATGAGGAGCACGCATGACATTTTGGCAATTTTTAGACAACCACGCTCAGGGCCTAGGTATGTTGGTAGCGATGGGAATTTACTTTTGGGCGTTATCAAGATGACCGAACGAGTTCTCTCACTCGACATGTCAACTAAGACCGGATGGGCTCTGCTAGTCAGTAGCCCTACCGGCTATGTGCTTGAGGGATATGGAACGATAACCAAGATCGATACTCCTGACGAGCCTTACCCTGGCAGCTACGTGACTTGGGCTTACTTGTGTTTTGGGGAGATAGTTAGACTTATTGATAACTTCGCCCCAGATGTTCTCGTGATCGAAGAAACGTCTAAGGGCAGTAAGAATAACCTCTCTCAGAAGATTCTGGAGTTCATCCACTTTTTGGTCGCAAGAATGATCAAAGAAACTGGCATTAAGGCCGTCTACATGATGACCGAGCAATGGCGTCGTGAGGTTGGCTGTAGCAAGATGAGCGATGCCGATAAAAAGCGAAATAAAGAAGTTAGGGAATACAAGAAAAAGAATAAAACGAAAATTGCTCGTGATAAAGACGGTAAGGTTATAGGCCTGATTGGAAAGAAGCATCTGAACGTCCGCAGGGCTAACGAAGTGTTTGGAGACCAGCTATCCGAACCGTTAATTATGAAAGATGAAGATACGGCGGACTCGCTTTTATTGGCATATGCCTATCATTTAAGGAAGGTGAAAAATGTCTGAGAACATTTGGGGCGACGAGTCGCCTTACAACGATACCCTGGAATACGATTCTACTACTGGATCTTTCGTAGAGCCTGAGCAGGGTTATATTCCTCCAAGTCCACCAAGGCAGCAACGCCCTCAGGCACCTGTCCAGCAATCTCGTTTCGATCTCCCTCCTAAGCAGGAAGCTCAGATGCTTAATGAAGTGCTGCAGGATCTTGGCGAAGAAGACGAAGATGATTCAGCGGTCCTTTCGGACGCAGCACTACGCCTTGAACAGGGTCGTCTCTTTCAGATGATCATGAGCCACGACATCTTCCAAGGTATGGATGCAGATCCTCGTGCAGTGAGAAACGTTCAGCGCCAGATCCGCAAATTTGCTCGCGAGTCGATGGAAGTAATGCTCGGCATGCGTCAATCAAATGTCGCTCAGACACCAGCCCCGCAAGTAGCCTCTCCATTTAACGAAATGGAAGTCCAGGCGCTCAAGATGCTTGCGGCTAAGGTTACTGGCGGAAAGAGTGAGCAGCCTCAAGCTCAGATAGCGCCTAAAGCTCCTGCAAAGAAGGAAATTACACCTATCACCGGCTCTACCAAGGCCGCACAAACGCTAGCACCTATCGCCCCTAAACCACAGGCTCCAAAGCCTCAACCACAGCCTCAGAAGCCGCTTCAAAGTAAGCCTGTAGCCCCTATACAAAGACAGGCCCCTGCGACGCCGCAAGAGGCTGCTATGGCAGAAATTAACGCTGTCATGGATGGAAAGCTCACTAAGAAGATTGAAGAAATGACCTCTGACGAGCTTTTGGAACATAATAGAAAGATTTCTGAAAGGCAGGCTGCACGTAAAGCAAAAGCTACAAACGCATTGCCAATGCCATCTGCTTATCAGGAAGAAATGCTGCATACGGAAAGGGTGGCCAACGCTGCACCTGCGGTATCGGCAATCGTAGCTGCCTTGAATCAAAACAAGAAGTGATATAACCACTTAAGGAGAAATGAAAATGTCTGATAAACGTAATGCATCTCAACGAATCGAAGATCTAGAACGCGCCCTAATGTCGCTATTCCAAACCTGCGACAATATGGCTCGCGACCTCACCTTGGTCAAGGACGCTGTTAAGATCCTTGGCAACAAAGTTGACGCTATTGCTAAAGCTGCAGGTATCAGCGACGATACGATTTCGGCTATTATGGTCGAAAATAACGTTGCTGAACTCAAAGGCAAAGTTGACACCCTCGTCTCCTCGGGCGTGCTCGTTCTTACCGACACCGCTGGCGACTCCTCGTTCCTCGTTGGTAGCGAAATTAACGAAGAAGGTACCGTCGTTAATCCTCGCCTCCAATTCGCCCTCTCCGCTCTCCAAGGCGAACTCCAAGAAAAGCTCAAGGGAAGCAAGGCTGGCGATGTGATCACGCTTCAAGAAGGAAAGCTTAAGTTCCAAGTTCAGGAAGTCTACAACATCCAGACTCCAACGACTTCGGAAGAAGCCCCAGCTGAAACGACGACCGAAACGACTTCGGAAGGCGAAGAAGTTGCAGGCGATCAAGCTGCAAATAGCTAATTAACGCCTAGTAGAAACAGAATCTTAAGAGATGTAGGTGCCTGCGCAGATCGGGGTCGGCAGGCCGTAAGCAAAGCGTTCGCAACGTGAGGCCTACCTCTCTTAATTAACAAGGGATTGGTTTATCGTATGGTTGAGAAGTTCACAGATATCGAATTAGCGTTCATTACCTCACTCAAAGAAGAAGCTGCTTTGGAGTGGGCCGATATTACCGAGAGATATAATAAAAAGTTTAAGAAAGACAGAAGCCTTGAGTCCGTCAAGAAAGGCTACCAACGTAATCGCGACCGCGTTAATACGCCGGACGGATTCGTTAAGTTGATGAGCGATACCGCTCGTACTCGTAAGGCTAACGGCGCTAATGCTCGTGACCTTAAGACCGTACTTGAAGCTTGGGAAAACCGCGAAGACATCTTGGACGCCATCAAGGCAGCCTCAAAAGGCATCGCTAAGGTCACCGTAAAGCCCGTAAAATTGCCTAAGCCGAGCAAAAATCGTAAGGGTATGACCCTAGAGCTTCTCATCTCGGACGTTCACGTTGGAAAGCTCACCAGCAGCTTTAACCATGAAGTCTTGAAGCGCCGCCTAAAGCAGGTCTCCGATACGGTTGTTAAGGAAATTCAACGCGCTCACCGTGACTATAAAGTGGAAAAGATCATCATCGCTATGCTTGGCGACATGATCGAATCGGCCACCATGCACGGCCCAGAAAGCGCCAAGGGTTGTGAATTCGGCAACTCTCGCCAGATCGAAGAGTGCCAAAAACAGCTTTTCCACCTCCTTTTGCTCCCTATCTTTGGGATCGCAAAGCAAATTAACGCTCAAGTCGATTGTATCGGTGTTCCAGGCAACCATGACCGCACCGAAGAGCATCGCACGATGAGCAATCCGGGCGAACACAATGTAACCTGGATCATTTACAATTCCCTAAAAGAATTCACCTCTTTGGCAGGATTCAAGAACGTTAATTGGTTCATTCCAGTAGACCCTTATCATCTCCATGATATTTATGGGGAAGGAGTGCTTTATGAGCACTATGATAATGTAAAGGGTAGTAACCAACGTGCAGGAATTGAACACTTGCTATCAAGAAGAATTAACCAGTTAAAGAAACCGATCGTATTTATCCGTGGCGGCCACTTCCATGAACCACAAGAAGCCGGCATTGGTAAAATCGTAATTAACGGTAACGTTCCTGGTAACGATGGATTTAGTACAACCCTAGGTTTTGATTGCGAACCCTCTCAAACCCTTAATTTCTATATCGAAAGAGAGAAGACGGACTCTATTAAGAGACAAACAAGCTTTTATAAGAGATTCCTAATCCAGCTCGATTAATTGTGGAGTGGACGTGAGCAGGCAACAAGAGTTAGACAGACTAGATAGAGCGATCAAAGATGCAGACATGAGGCTCAAGTCGATTAAGAACAGTCTGGAAGTGATTGATAAGGAAATTAATCAATTAACTGCCTTAGAATCAGATCTTGAACAGAACTTAGCGATTTTAAAGAAAAGACGAATTACTGTATTGGCTACCGAATATCGCAAAGCTAGGCAGGAATTGGAGCGATCCAAGGCTAAGCTAGCGATGTTAAAGGTTAATCGTAATAACGCCCAGTCTGCTCTTGAAGAGATGGAAAAGTTTCTTGCTCAGTCCAAAGAGAACTACGCAAAGATCCTTAAAGAAGCCAGTAACAATGTCCTTAAGGGCAAGTTTGGGAAAAAAGATGGCTGATAAAGAAGATCTCCAAAAAAGAGTCAGGGAAGAAGAGGACTACATCCGTTGCTCTAAGTTCTCGAATTCCTTGACCAAATTCGTAGCAAAGAACTCTGAAGGCGTGGACGATTCCACGATCGCCCGCCTTCTTCTTATGGAAGAATCAGAAGTTACTAGGATCTATCAAGAGGCTGTCGTGCAGCTTCGCGAAGGATTGTCTGAAGAGTAACTTTATTTTCTTATTGCCTTAATTTCATATCTCCTGCAATATGGAGATATGAAAATTGAGGTCTTTACTGATGGGTCAGCTACGGTTCCAACAAAGCCAGGCGGATGGGCATACGTCCTAGTAATTGACGATGAGAAGCACGCAGAGTGCTCTGGACATGCCGAAGGCGCATCTAATAACGATATGGAGCTTGAGGCTGCCATTCAAGGACTTGCCGCAGCGCTTAACTACATTGTTGACAACAATGGTCTAGGCACTTTCGCCTCTCTCACTCCACCCAAGGTTTATCTCTGCTCGGACAGTCAACTCGTTCTCGGCTGGGCCGATGGCACTTATAGATTCAAACAGCCTCAAGAGGAAAAGAAGGCTAAATATAAAACCCTGGTCGAACTGGTAAGACGTATGAAGGTGGAGACCAAATGGATCAAGGGTCATTCGGGCCATGAGCATAATGAGCGCTGCGATAAGCTCGCCAACGAAGCTCGTACAGGCATTACTAAGAAGAATGAAATGGACGAGGCCAAAGCTCGGGGAGAGACGTTAATTGGCACCAAGAAGTCCGGCACCATGTGCGTTTGGTATAAAGGCAAGCTTAAGGTTGTCGATCTTGAAACCAATATTGTTGAGGACTTCAAGCGCGAAGTTCACGGCAACCGTGGCAGTATGCTCGAAATCAGAGAGGAGAAATCCAGATGACTCCAGATAAATTCGCATGTGTGACATTTTTAACTATACTTTACTTCCTCATAGGAATCATGTCCGGCAGCGTTACGGAAAAGCAAGGATATACCGAACCAGCAGAAACTCTGGCAGTCGTATGTCTATGGCCCGTATTTGGTTTGCTAGCCTTAATTAAGGGCACATTCACTCTAACCAAGAAGATTTTTGCTGGATCTTGATTGCGCATATAAGAAAATAAGGATATTATAGATCCATGCTAAGACTTTTGAAGTTTATAACAGAGTTCTTCTATAAGTCCGAGGTTAAGTTCCACATCCATAAGTGGACTTATAAAGGCCACCGCATGATTAGAGAATGTGAGTGCGGAGAAGAACAATACTGCGCTTATCATGGCGATGGCAGCTGGCATTCTGTCGCAGATTTGTAAGGAGATAATATGAGTGAAAATAAGACTGTTTTCGAAACCGCTATTGAAACCCTTTTGTCCAAAGTAGACACTACCGAAAAGTTCGTAGTCGATCAGGCGCCAGAAGTTTGTCGCCAGCTTATCGCTGAGAAGAAGGTGACGGAAACGATGGACGCTACCTTTCATACCTTCTTATTTCCTGTTCTTATATATGCTACCCACGCACTTGCGGTGGCCGCTCAAGGAGACTACGAACGCTATAGCGACAAACCTCTTCTTTTCTGGCTTTTAGCCACATTTTGTGGAGTTGCAGCCTTTTTCTCCTTTTTGATCCTTTACGGTTCTGTTCAGAGCCTACTGACCCTTAGAGTAGCTCCGAAAGCCTTTCTTCTTCGCGAATTCAAGTCCATGGTCAGTAAAAAGGATGAAGAATAATGAGTCAATTTTACTTAGCATTTGATAGCGAAACTGGCGGCCTTAACCCTGCCACGGCGGATATCCTTACTTGGTATGGCGCCATCTTAGATGAAGAGCTTAAAATCGTGGAAGATCTTTATTTGAAGCTTAAGCCAGATGGTGGCAGACTACCCATCGCTGAAGCTGGTGCTCTCAAAGTTAACGGAATTAACATCCAAGAACATCTGGCAGACCCAGAAACGGTCACTTACTCTGAAGGCAAGGCTAGGATTGTCGCTATGATCAAGCGCCATCTGAAAAAGAATGGTCGTTATAGCAATATCCGCCCATTGGGCCAAAACGTTCAGTTCGATATCGATTGGACTAATCACCACCTGATCCCTAAGGATGAGTGGGATTCAATGATCCACTACGCAAAGGTGTGTACGAAAGTCTGTACGGACTTCTTGAAAGACTGTGGCTGGTGGCCCAAAGACCTGGGTTCTCTTGGTTCTGTCGTTGACTTCTTGGGTATTCCAAGACGTTCTGCCCACAACGCCAAAGAAGATACGCTCATGACTATAGATGTTTACAAGAAAATGCTTGAGATCATGGCATCCAAGAAAAATAACGGTGCAACACAAGACCTTATTTCCCTCTTGGAGGCAGAATGAGCAAGGTAGTTTCGTTGGCAGATTACAGAATGAAGAGAAAGCCAGAGCTTGAAAACTTCGAGTATCACGCTCACATTCTTAGCCTGGACAAAATGGAGCTTCTTGAAGAGATGGTTCGTTTTCAAGAGGAGCGCTCAAAGCTTGGCTACCTTAGCGTTGACATGATGATCAGAGGCCGCATCCTATTTAAGGCATTGGAAGAGAACGCTGAGACTGAAGAGCTTAGAATCCTCACCCGCTCTTATCGTAGACATCTGGACACCGAGCTTCAGCTGCACATGGAGAAAACTAAATGAAAGTCTATCATGTTTATCTTGATAATCAGCGAGAGCCGCATGATTTTGGCCTCTTCTCTACGGAAGAGAAGGTGCTAGACTTCTTGAGAAGCGTGTGCGCTCCTACTAAGCCCACCTACTCTGGATGGCGCGTCACTCACTACGGTGACTTTATCGTTAAAGAGGTAGAAGTAAAATGATCGTTAGTCCACATTGCCACGCAGAATCCCCTCTGACTGGATCTACCCTTGCCAATCTCGTTAAGAGAGCCAAGGATCTCGGTCGCACTCACTTCGCCTACACCGACCATGGACATCTGTCGTCGGCTCTTAAGGCTTATACTCTTTCTAAGAAGGCTGGATTGAAGTTCATTCCAGGCCTTGAAATCTATTTCAAAGACAATAAGTGCCCAATCACCGCCGGAACCAAGGTGGATCGCTGCAAATACTTTACAGCTACGCTCTATTGCCAAGATCAAGAGGCGTATCAAGAGCTTTGCAAAATCGTAAGTCGCACCGACTTCCCTACGATCGATATTTATGAAGAAAAGCAGCAGGTTTGGGGCTGGGAAGATCTTGAGAGAATTGCTAAATTTAATACTCAGATCGTTCTGAGCGGCGTCCATTGCATGGTGGGCAAAACCATGCTCGCGGGATGCCCTGATCTTGGTGAAATGATCTTTACGCACCTAAAGAGCATCTTCAAGGATCGCATGTCGGTAGCACTTCTTTGCGAGCCATGGACTAAAAAATATAGCCAAATCGTGGAGGTCATTTCTGGCGACCAAAGTATTACGGTACTTGCGTCGGACATCGTTTCTACCGATAAGGCACGTAAGATCAAGGCTATGGACCTTGTTGAGAAGGATCATCACTCCTTCCTAAAGTCTACCTACAGCAATAATTGCTATAACGAATACAACCTTCCGATCGAAAAGGTGAAGCTTCATAAGGGCTTTCTGCCACTTCCTGGCGGAGACGCTTCTTTGAAAGTTAACAAGTTCCTGAAGGCGCTTGCAAGTAAGCATGGAGTTAGCGTTCTAGCGACGGACTACGCCTACTATGCAGCCAAGGAAGATAAGATCGTTCAGACCATGCGTCTGGAAGGCAATAATAAGCTTCAGCCAAACCTTCACATGAAGACCAGAGACGAGATGCTCGACTATCTCTGTGGCCCTATGGGCATTGGCCCTGCACAGGCAGAGTTAATTCTTGCCAACACCGACGCTTGGGCATCCAAGTTCGACGGACTTACTTTGAAGTACGACTGGCGCTTGGCCGATACAGGGGAGAATCCTCTGAATCAGGTCATGGATATTATCAAGCAAAACGGTCGTATGAGATGGGATGACCCTAAGTACGTGGATCGTTTGCGCGAAGAACTTAACGTTATTGCTAAAAACGGCATTTACGATCTGACCGGCTACTTCCTGCCAATTCGCGATGTCCTTAATTTCTATAAGGAAAACGGATTCTTGACAGGACCAGGCCGTGGTTCCGCAGGCGGCGCCCTTCTTTGCTATTTGCTCGGAATTACCCAAATCGATCCTTTTGATTACGATCTTCCGTTCCAGCGCTTCTTTTCGATGGTTCGTATTAAGCAAAGGAAGCTTCCCGACATCGACGTGGACTTGGAAGACCGCGTCCCTCTAGTCGGCGAGGACGGCCATTCTGGCTATCTTTACGGCAGATATAAAGACAAAGCCGCTCAGATCTCTACGCGCACCACGATCCGCCTTAAATCGGCTATCCTTGACACCAATCGTTATTTTAAGGGTAAGGTCGAGGAGGAAGTTGCTACCTTCTCTAAAGGCCTCCCAGCGCCTCCTCAAGGCATCAACGATATCAATTTCGTCTTCGGATATGACGACGACGAAGGCCACCACGTTCCAGGCCTGATTGAGCTTTCGACCGAGCTTCAGAACTATGCTGAAGAGCGTAAGGAAGAGTGGGAGATCGTTAGCCAGGCCATGGGTTTGACTCGCGCCTTCTCTAAGCACGCCTCGGCATTCGTTCTTTCGGACGTGCCGATTCAAGACGTGGTTCCTACCAAAGATGGGAACGTTGCTCAGTATGAGGCTAAAGAGTGCGAAGCCGCAGGCCTGATTAAGTACGACTTCCTCGTTATTAAGCAGCTGAAGGATATTCGCGTTTGCCTGGATATTATCAATAAGAAAAATGGGGAAAAGAATACCGTAGGCTATTTTAACCACAAAGGTAAAAACACCTACGTTTGGAAGCTTCCGCAAGACGACGAAGTCTATAGAAGCATTTGGACCGGACAGACTGAAACTTGCTTCCAAATTAACACGAGGTCGATGATTCCATTCGTTATCGACATGTTGCCTGAAAACATGATGGATCTTGCGACCCTCCTCGCCCTTGTTCGCCCAGGTCCGATGGACTTCATCGATCCTCATTCTGGTCGCAACATGGTCGAAGAATACATGCTTCGTCGCCGTGGAGAGGCTCAGCCTGACATTCAGGAGCTTGCCGATCTCTTGCCATCGACCTTTGGCATTATCGCCTTTCAGGAGCAGTTAAACATCATCGCTCGTGACCTCGCCGGAATGTCTGCAGAAGACGCAGAAGTTCTCCGCGAAAACATGGCGAAAAAGAAGATGGTTGACCTCATGAAGATGAAGCCTATGTTCATGGCAGGCGCCAAGAATAAGGTTTCTGAAGAAATTGCCGAAGGTATCTGGGAGCGAATGGTCACCTTCGGTCGTTACGGTTTCTCGGTTATTCACGCCGTGGAATACGCCCATGTGACGTTTGCCTGCATGTTCTTAAAACACCACTATCCACTAGAGTGGTGGGCAGCAATCCTCACCAATGCGGACGAGAAAGAAATCACCGGCAAGTTCTGGCCATACGTCAAGGATATGGTGCTCCCTCCAGATATTAACTTGTCTGGCGACACCATGGTCGTTGACTATGACAACCAAAAGATTCGCGCAAAGCTCGGCATCGTTCGCGGTATGGGCGAGGCAACAATCGAGCCTATCGTGTCTGGTCGTCCATATAAAGACATCCAAGACTTCGTCAATAAGGAAGTTGCCGGTCCAGCATTGACCTGTAAGCTCATCCACGTAGGGATCTTGGATAGCCTTTTCCCTGGCAAAAAGACTCTTCAAGAGAAGCTTAAGGCCTACGCTGACGCCGTGGAAATTAAGGCCTACAACGACAAGGTTGAAGAAGCCGCAAAGAAGGGTAAGAAGCCAAGAGCTACGCAGCCTAAAGATGGTCAGATCCCAGAAGGTTATCTGAATCTGCATCCTCTCAAAGACGCAGCTATGAGAAAGTCGGTCTTGCCAAGCATGCCGATCGATCTCTATGCTCTCGGCGCCCAATACTCCAAGGTTTTGGCCCCATTGTCTGGAAGGGCAAAGGCAGTCGTTATCAGTAATCGCGGCCATGAAACTCCTCTTATTAGGGGAGCGCAGCTTCAGCGCCTAGACGAGGTGGAAGGTGACAAGATTGAAGACAATATCTATGTCGCAGCTACCTGCTATGTGATTGAGGCAAAGGAGTTCCCTTATGCCAAAAATAAGAAACGCGCCCTCAAGATGGTCCTAGACGCAGATGGCTATATCTCTGAGAAGGTTCTCTGGCCAGATTATGAGTCCGGCGAGCTTATCTATCCAAAAGAGCTAAAGAAAGGTGCCATTGCAACCATTTTCTTTAGAAAGAAGCCAGGCAGAAAAGACATGTCGATTCAAGGTGTTGTGGTTGAATCGGCAGATGAGCCAAAACCAGAGTCTCAAGGCTGGGATGGTGGTTGACAGAACTTGACAGGTAAATAAGGAAGTAGTACGCTCAGGTATATGAGAGTGCTTATTTCCTTATTTACCTTATTTTTAATGTCTTGCAGCACGGTAAACGCTTCTTGTAAAAAGAGGCCTACAATCGTAGCGGTGATCGACACTGGATTTGGCTATAATGACCAAGGGCATCAGGCAAACCTTTGTAATTTTGGACATAAAGACTTTTCAATGAATAGAGTTTCCACCAAGAATTACGCTACCGTAGATCCAGTGCCAGTCGATACGAATGGTCATGGAACCAATGTAGCAGGCCTTATCGATCAATACGCCAAGCAGGGCGGGGCCTACTTTTGTCTAGTGATTATCAAGTATTATGACATTAGACAGTCGAGCAAAACCAACTTGATGGCCGAAATTGAAGCTATTAGATATGCGGCGAATATCCACGCCGACGTAATTAACATGAGCGGTGGAGGCCCGGAAACAGACGAACAAGAAAATAAGGAAATTAAGAAATTTTTGTCTTATGGCGGTATTTTTGTTGCAGCCGCAGGAAATGAAGGGCAAAATATTGATAAGTCAGGGTACGAATACTATCCAGCCAGGTACGATGACCGCATCCTTGTGGTGGGCAACCTGGAAGAAAATAACGAAAGAAATCGTACGTCTAACTATGGGGATCATGTTAAATTTTGGGAGCACGGAACTAACGCAACAGCGTTTGGATTAACGCGTACAGGAACTTCACAGGCAACTGCGATTCATACAGGAAAAATAGTTGCAAATAAGAAAATAACGTGTGATAGTGAGAACTGAATGAAGAATTTAGAAAATAAGGTTCTTAAGGAAAAGAAGCTAGGTAGAGCAGTAACGCTCACCGTCACTCAGAATCAAATGAGTGGCAGGATTTTTGTGCAGTTTGCTTCGAATACACCGAAGCTTACTCTTCAAAAGAGTTTTCCAGATACCTATATCGGCCACACCGAGTCTGAAGACTTTTCCAATAGCATTAAGTCCATCAAGGATCTCAAGAAATATTTTGGTATTAAAAAATGACTAAAGAAGAAGCATTGAAATTGTACGAAGGCAAACATTTCTACATCATTCATAAGACTGATAAAGGGAACGTATTTTTGGATGGTCCAAGAGATGACGTTTACTATACGGTAAAGGTCGGTGAGGTGGACATTCCAGAAGCGCAGCGTGCAACTCCCAATAAGGAATATAAGTTCGTAGAAGTTATAGATGGGATAATCGTTAAAGCATTTACAGAAGAAGAAATTTTAATCACAGACAGAGTTCTGTAAGGAGAAAGCATGTCGTTACAAAAGATTCTAGAACAAATTAAGACCAATCTTCCGTTCGCAGAAGAAGATGTCGATTCAGGTCCAGTTGAAACCTTGAACGGTCGTCGTGGCCGTAAGCGCACTGCGCAAGAAACCGTGAAGCGCCTGACTGAAGAGTATACGGCTGAAATCATGAGAAGCGCTGTTTTCTTCTTGGTTACCGGAACCGAGCGTGACGAATTCACCAAGCATGCTGTGGAAGGATTCCGCTGCTTCACGTCTGATGCAGAAGAGTTCTATCGTGATCTTGCTAATCGCATCCCAGAAGCCCTCTATTCGGGCAAGGAAAGCGTTGCAAACCTTTTTGACGTTGTTTCTCGCCACCTTGAAGACAAGGCAGGAGAAATGAACATCATTGGTTATCCAATGCTCATGTTTAAAAATGACTACCGTCGTGCAATTAACGGCAAGGAAGATTTCGTTCAACTTCTAAAGAGAGCAATTAACGATCAAGTCGGCGGCGAAATGGTTGGTATCCAAGCCGTTCGCAGTATTGCTCCTAAGGCAATTAAGGCAGGTCACAAAGAAAAGATCACTCCGATCGTTCTTTCTGTGGACGATCAACTCGCCAAAGACCTCGAAGGCTCGCTTAATCGCCTAAGCCCCCATGTTTTCACTATTGTCGCAGGCGAAGGTCAGGCGCTCAACGAAGGAACCACTGTGGTCTCTGAAGTTAACGATAAGTCAGTCGGCAAGACGCTGAAAACGCTACGTGCATCAATTAAGAAATGAAAGATATAATTAATCAAATTCAAGAACATAAAATCAGGAGAAATCAAATGAAGGTCGGTACAGCTAAATACGGTTCGAGTTACACTAAGAAAAACTATTTCAAGCTTAAGGATGGCGATAACGTCTATCGCGTTCTTCCTCCTATGGGAGACCTTGCTGAAGCTGGTCGTTGGAGCGTTTTCTACAACATCCACTACGGCTACAAGAACACCCAAGGCAAAATGCGTGCTTTCCAAAGCCCACTCGTCAAGAACCGCAAGACCAAGATGATTGAGTCTCCAGATGCCGCTCTTGAGCGTATCGATAGCCTCAAGGCAGAACTTGCGAAGGCAAAAGACGCCAAGGATCAAGGTCGTATCGACAGACTCTCTCCTTTGGTCGGAAGCCAAAAGTCGCTCTATAACCTCGACAGCCACCACTATATGAACGTTGTCGATCTCCAAGGCAACATTGGCGTTCTCAAGATTCGCCATCGTTGTAAGCTTGCCCTTGACGCTGAGATCAAGAGACTTCGCGAAGAAGAAGGCGTTGACCCATTGTCTGCTGACAACGGTCGTTTTCTCGTCTTCCGTCGCTCTGGTTCTGCTCTCGACACGACCTTCCAAGTGACGGTCTATCAAGAGTCTCAAACCATCGGTGGTCAAAAGGTTAAGGTCGATAAGGCTCATAGCATTGTCGATGCTACGACCGGCGAAGTCACCAAAGAATGGCAATCTCGCCTTGAGCGCGAAGCTTTCCAGCTCGACAAGATGTTCAAACGCCCAACTTCTGAAGAAGTGGCTTTGATCGTTAAACACGCAGACCTCTTCACTGGTGTCTCTGCTGGTTGCGACGCTGTGTTTGATAAGGCTGCCGCTCAAGCTGCAGCTGCTCAAGACGACGCTAACGATGAAGAACCAGAACCAGACTATGAAGAGCCAAAGGCTGCTCCAATCGCTAAGAAGGCAGCGCCGGCAACGGCTCCTGCTTCTACCGATGCCGCCCCAAAGGCTGCAGTGGCTAAAGCTGCACCTGCTCCTACCCCAGCTCCAGCTGCTCCAGCAGCAGAGTTGAGTGACGACGAGTTCTTGGCATCTCTTGGTCTAGCAAAGTAAGATAAGGAGTTAATGTGAGCGATCAAAATCAGATCCCACATGCTTCTACGTCGCTGGTGATCCCGCCTTTCGGTGGGTCACCAGCACTTTCTTTGGAATTAACAAAGACCAAAGAAGCTGAAGCAAGGTTAATTGAGGCAAAAACGGTAAGTCCAATCACGTATGCCGACTTGGAGCACTGCTTCAATGAGTCATACCGTGAGCTTAAAAGGCACTACGCTACTATTGGTCTCGAACTAGCCAATGCAGAGAAAGCACAAAAAACTGCTAAGTCTGTGTTCTTGATCGATCAATATCCAGAGCTTCTTGCGAAGAGCAAGCTTCAGGATAACGGCGATACGCGTGAAGCCTATCTTATGCGCAATAAGGAATATACTGACGCTTTAGATAGAATCAACATGCTGAAGGCCATGGAGGCATTCGTCGAAGGTAGAATTAAGGTGATGGAGCGCGTTTGCGCTTACATGAAGAAACAAATGGATCTTGTTATTCGCAGCGGACTTTCAGGTAGAGACCTCTACAATACGCAAGGTAGACGTTAATGCTGGACAAAAGGCTCGAATGGGACTGCAGAAGGCTCGATAATAGCGAGGAAAATCTCTATTTGAAGGGCTTTCAAAAGGCTATCGAGCGCTTACGTGAAAACGAATACTATGGCCATTACGCCCAAAATCTAGCGGACTGGCTTGAGAAGCATCTGGACGGAGATGTGTCAGGAGATAAGGCGAATGGCAAATAAGGCTTTGTTCTATAAGGGTGAGTTAGCTGGAATGGTACAGGTTGATGATGAAGATGCTCACCTGTTAGATAAGCCTTGGGTTATTGACTTCTGCAACCTTCGTAAGGGTCAGAAAGGTAAGTATTTTAGAGTTAAAAGACGCACTACCAAAGCCGAACAAGAGGCTGGAATGCCTGGCCAAATTAAGATCCATAAAGAGGTCTTTGAGAAGCACTTTGGACCTGTTCCAGAAGGCTACCTTGTAGACCACATTGATCGCGATACGTTTAATAACAGAAAGAGCAATTTAAGACTTTTAACGCACGGCGAAAACGTCGCCCGCAGAAAAGGTTCTAAAATTCATAAGGGAGAACAAAATGGGTAACAAATGGGGAAAACAGCTTAAAGCTTACGACGACGCTGTAGATTACAATTACGATTCTTACGCACCAGAAAACTGCCTCTATACGCCAAGTCCTTACTTTAATTGGATCTTTGCGAATAAGGCCAACGGCGTTCCTAAGAACTCCTCAATCCTTCTTTTCTCTGAACCTAAGGCAGGTAAGTCGCTATCGATTTACGCCTTCATTAGAGAGATGCAAATGCGTGATCCTGAAGGAATGTCGATCTATTTCAATACCGAAATGCGCGGACAACTTCAGCATGAGGCTATTCCTGGTATCGACCAGGAGCGCTCCGTCATTTACGACACCAATCAACCTACTGACATCTTTGACCGTATCGAAAACGACATTAAGGCCATGGTTCAAGACGGAATGCCTCTTCGCATCCTTGCTATCGACTCCTTGAACGGCATTATGGGCGTTAAGCGCAACGACAGTGACTCCGTAGCTAACCACTTGATGGGCGACCAGGCTCTTACGCTTAAGAACGGTCTTGGAAAGCTTATTCCTTTCTGTAAGAAGAACAAGATCCTTCTCATTGGCACCGCTCAAATGGCGGCAAACCTTGACGCTGGCTCCTACGGCCCTAAAGAGAAGATGTCGGCTTCTTGGTACACCAAACACGCTTTCGAATACTATATTTCGCTTAAACGTGCTGGCGCTGCCGAAGATAAGCAAGACATCGAAGGTAAGACCTTTGAAGAAGAAGATATGAAGGATGCACGCGGTAATAAGCTCTTGAACGGCCATAAGGTCTACGTCAAGATGGAACAAAGCTCTATCGGCCAAGCAGGTCGTGCAGGCGTGTTCACTTTGAGCTACGATAACGGCATTGTTAACCAGCACGAGGAAATCTTCTGGCTGGCTAAGAATACCGGCATTCTCAAGACCGAGAACAATCGTACTTACTTCTTCGAAGATCACAAATTTAACGGCAAAAAAGAAGCCGCTCTAGCCATTCGCGATGACCAAGAATTGGCACAGCGCGTCTTGGCTGCAGTTAAGAAGTTGGACGAGTAATATAGGCTTGGCGGTAGCGTAAGATGTGGGATTAAGGGAACGCGACTAAGTTCGAGTCCAAACTCTCCACTGGAATACGCCCTAGACGTAGGTGATAGGATAGACACTGTGATTGGGGTTCAAATCCCTCGCCCTATTAAGCCAGAGTAGCGACTGGCCCGCCAATTTTTTTAAGGATTTAACATGAGTCAAACATTGAAAAAGATCCACTCCAGAGATGAATTTGAGCTTTGTTATCTACGTCACCAATACCTTCGCAAGGTTAAAGTCGCCCCTACCAGGGAAGAACAGAAGCCTTACGAGTCTATTGCGACCCATTTCGCCAAGAATACGTACTTTATGTACAAAAACCTATTTAGGTTGGTTGGCTTTGAAGTGGACGACGTTATTGACGTTGCGAAAACTCACATCACAAGCTACTTTGGCCTTTTCTCGCTAGAACAGCGTCCGAATGCCATGGATGAATTCTATAACATCTTCCGTAAGAATAACGATGGGGCCGCTCCTACCGAAAAAGATATTCTCAATAAGAATAAGGCCGACTTTACGTCCTTCATTAAGCAACGCATGGAAGATCTGGTCCGTGTTTGCCGCCAGAAGGCTCGTAACATTAAGGGCTTACCTACCGAAGAATACTTCGTTTTCCGTGGTCTTGCCGAGCCTCCAAAGCCTCTTAAAGAGTTGATCCGTAACCATGAGAGATTTGGATACCGCAAGGTAGACGTTGCCGTGTTTAAGTCCATTAAACGCCGCGCAAAGCTTCCAGATGGCACGATTTTCAAAGTTGGCGATGAATACTTCGTTGTCGTAGCTAACGAAAATAAGAATCTAAGCATTAACGATTTTTCTGGTGCAGGCTTAGATCCTTATGATAGCATCCATAATATGACTCCAGAGCAGGTTTACACATCAACCCAAGAAGTGGATTACTGGGAAAAAAGGAAAAAAGCCTTTGAAAATACTCCACTTAGCTCCAGAGTTAGATTAATCAAACGTTTTATTTCGACGAATAAGACCAATCCTCTCTATAAGGATGAGGTCAGAACTGCTCGAAAGATGCTTAAGGAAATGGGAGAAACCCTTGCAGGACAACGCGCAACCTCCAATTAAGACAATCATCACTGAGTGGATTGATTCCTACGATGGAAAGCTATCCAAAGACTCTGATGAAAAGAAGCTGGCGCTAGAACAGCTTGTCGATACCTTCCTAAAGTACGGCTATGGGGCGGCAGACATTAAATCAGCAACCACAAGAAAGTGGGTGTTGGAAGAATGCTGCCCCTCAGGCCTCAAGGGTAAGGTCAGGGATTACAGCACTTGGTATCACCTCACGGATCGTCTGTGGGGTCGCGTACTTAGAGCGCGTTTTCCAGAGATCGAGCTTGCTGACAAGCGCCCGGAACCTACCTTGCCTACGGCAAAAGTAGAGAAATCGGAATCTGATATACCAAAAGAAACGCCGACTGATCCCGAACAGCTTGATCACGGCAATTTGGACAGATCAAAGCTCAAAATCGTTCCTCAGCCTGAAGCAGAGTGGAACAAGGACATGATGGATGCGTTAGGCGTAGATCCATCATTGTTTGGAATGAAATCCGATGAGTAACACCAAAGAAGAGAAAATCAAGGATTTCGACGAGAAACTTGCTCGTATCGTCGAGTTGGATAAAAGAGAAAAGATCATCAAGGAAAAAGAGCTTGAGATCAGAGAGCATCGAGTTAACCATCAACACGAGCAGCTTGTTACCACGATCACCGAGATTCAAAAGGCTAAGACGGTCGATTACAGCCATGTAACGGCGGAATATCTTGCCCAAATGATCAAAGAAAATGACGAGTATATGGAGGCTGCAAAGAATCCATTGCCGTTCATTAATGGCGATTTTAACGGTATAGTGCCTTTCTTTAAGAAAAACCTCATTTTGATCGGTGGTAAGACCGGTGAAGGTAAGTCTACGACCGTAGCAAATGTCGTCGTAAGACTCCTTATGTCTAAAGTTAACGGTAAGGTTCCAAAGATCCTTATTATCGTTAACGAAGAAAAGCCAGAAGACGTTTACAATCGTATTACATGCTTTCTTCGCGGCTGGAAGTATTCGGATCACCATGAATTCACCGACGAGCAAAGGGCTGAATTCAAGAAAATGATCCCAATCTTGGCCCAAGCCATCGTTGTGGTCTCGGATGACTTCGAAGGCGTTCGCGGAACGACCACTACGATCGAAGGTATTACTGGCGTTTTCGACGATATTATCGACAATCATAAGCACTTTGACGCTATCTTGTTCGACTACTATCAAAACGTTACTTCCTCTAAGAATGAGCCAATGCTTGATGAATTTAAGGTTCAAAGAAAGCTTGCTCACCTCTTAAATAACTATAAGAATAAGCTACCTGCACCTTTGGTCTTATTCGCTCAAATTAACCCTCCGCAAGATCCCGAAAATCCTTCGCCTTTTAGCGTAAGAATTAAGGGTACTAAGATGATTTGCGACGCTGCGACCTTCATTATGGAGATGATCCCAGAACGCGAGAACCTCAGAACCAAGTGGGTGGTCCATAAGAGCCGCTTTACGACGGCAATGACCGAAAGACCTACCTTTTATTCGGGCTTCGATAAGGGTCGTTATGTGGAATACGACGCGGCATGGATCGCAAAAGTCACTAAGGCTGCAAACGACAGAGTCCACAAAACGATGGATAAGGCTATAGGCATTCTAAGGGGCGAAAAGAAAGAGGACGAAAATGGAAATAACGATCAAGGAAGTGGAAGTACACAAACTTCAGGTTGAGCCAGGCGATGTCGTGGTTGTCAACGTTAAAAGTGACGATCTTAACGAATTCGTTATGAGCCACCTCAAGGAACAATTCGAAATCCTTCTACAGCCCTATGGCGCCAAGGTCGCAATCCTTGGAATGGGCGAAAAAGACGATTTAAAGATTGACGTAATTAGCGAAAATAGGGATAATAAGAACATAAGCTACTGTTCCGATTGTAACTGTGGAAAGAAGGAAGCATATGAAACTGGAACCACTTGACAAACATGGTTGGAGCCAAGACGGTATGGAATGGATCGCAAACCCTCGTTGTGAGCAAAAAGGCGAGCTAGAACAAAAGCTTATCGATCGTCGCGACGACATCGAAGTGATCGGAATGGTCACCGACGATGACGCTGACTACTCCTACGACGAGTGGGCGTTAATTAAGCTTGACAGCGACTATTACCTTCTCAGCACCTCTGGATGCTCCTGCCCATCCCCATCTGAGACTTGGTACGTTAATTTGGGTCCAGCAACACTTGCTGAGATCAAAAACGACATCGTTAATGGCGATTATGACGGCTACACCTTGCCTAAAAAGCAAGCTGGAGACTTCCTGGCCCTATTTGATACGGCAGAAAAGGCGTCATGATCAAAAGTAAGGCTTGGTTCGCCTGTGGCGTGATTTGGTGTTTTATCACAGGCGCAAACATTCACATGGAATACTATGGCACGGCGTTCTTCAGCGGACTTCTTGCTTTGGTCTACATGATGAGTAGCACGATAAGTATCGACAAGAAGGAAGATAAAGATGAAGTCTGATGGAACTATTAGAGAATATGATTTGAGTGATCTCGATCAACGCAAGCACGTTGAGTTGTTGGAGAAGCGTCTCCAAGAGGCTCGCGCTGCCGGGAAGCCTGTTGAAGAAACTCCTATTACGTCGGATCAGGCCAGATTCTTTAAGACCAAAGGTAAGGCTTTTAGAGAGCTTTGGGGAAAGAGACTTTCTCGTGGACTCACTCCAGCTCTCGCATTGCAGCTTAAGACCATGATTGATGAATTCGTAATTAACGAAGGAAAGGGAAATAACGATGGATCGCAAGGTTAAAGAAGAGTTGAACGCCCTGTCTGCAGAGGTGTTCGGATCATCCTCTCGATGGGCAAAGCTTGTCGATAAGGGTTATACGGAAATCGTGACTGAAGAAAAAGAAGAGACTACGCCTATTGATTCTGAAGGTAAGGGCGGAGAAGTCGTAAAGGTTCGAGTGCCAGTTAAGACTGCATCTGGAGCCGTTCAGTACGTTACCAAGCGCCATACGATCGAATCCGTCCGCGAACTCATGCTGGACATGAAAGCAAAGCGCGACGCCTACATTGCAGCATTGACGAAAGCAAAAGAAGAAGAAGCAGCAAAGAAGGCTCAAGAAGCACTTCAAAAGAAAGTAAACGAAGAACTAATGGGGAGCGCACTCACATGACCGATCAGCAAGTATTTGAATTGACTGGACACTTGGCCGTAAAGGTCATGAAAACGATCGAAGAGCACCTCGGACATCCTCCGGGCTCTGAAGAAGGCTCTGCCGAAGGAGAAACTTTTGCTGTCGCAATGGCACTCTCCTCGATCCTCGGTAAGAACATCGTTATCGCCTCTTTGGGCGGTAAGCCAGATGGCTCCGAAGTGGCAGGAAAAGTTGAAGGCTTCACTAACCTCGTTTTCGGCATGGTCGAAGACGAAGTTAACAACAGCCTCGAAGAACTCATCGACTACTTGGACTCTCAAAGCAGACCAGCAAATTAATATGGACGATACCGGCAAGAAACTTCTCAATTTGATGTTTCGCGAGGGGGAGACTGTCTGTGTGAGCCCGAATAAGTACGGCTACCACAGCATCCCTCTCGAAGCCGCTATGGGCGACGAAAAGGTGATCCTGGTCCCTACGGAAGAATCCTGTAAAAAGCGCAATATCCCTTGGGATGACAAGGCTTGCGAGCATGTAGAGACCTCGGACCTCATCTTGGCGGCGTTAAATCCTATTGAAGGCTTCAGAGAAGATAGAAACTGTAAGGCTTTTAGGAATTTCCTCATGGAAATGGACGTTGGACCTCTGAAAGAGCAGATCGCCTATATTCAGAAGCTTGGGCTTCCATATAGCGCTGCCGTGTTCAGCGGGGGCAAATCCATCCACTTCCTGGTGGCCTTGGAAGAGAACCTTGAGACCGAAGAGAGATGGAGACACGTTAATCACTGGATGCTTAGCATTTTAACGCTTGCAGACCAGAAGTGTCAGAATCCGTCGAGAAGTATCCGTATCCCAGGAGCTTATCGTGAGAAAGATAATCCTGAGAAAAAGCAGCGTCTTGTTGAGGCAAAGGAACGTATTAAGTTTGCGGACCTCCTTGCCTGGCTTGAGAAGTTTCCAGAGGCAAAGCCTAAGCCAAAGGAAAAGCGCGTAGTCAGCACAGAGGTCGATTTCGATAAGCTCAAACCTTGGGTCGTTAAAGCGTTAATTAACGGTCTCGATCCTAGGAAGGGTAGAAATCAGCAATGGTTTGCAATTGCATGCGATTTTGCTTTGGCAGGCTATACCGAAGATGATACGATGGATATACTATCGCGTTATTTTCAAGAAGATAGGGATTTTAAGGAACGTGAATGGAAGTCGGCAATTAAGTCGGGCTTCAAATACATTTACGCAAACAGGGGTTAAAATGTCTGAGCCGAATCATAAGCTAGATCACACACTTAAGGTAAAGACTGAAGATCTCGTCGATCAAGTCCATGAAAAGGATGTGGATTTGATCTCAAACCATATCTATCTTTTTGGCAGAGAAGAGTATCACAGCGAAACAGGTGAGGAGCCAGGTGTCGAATACCTTATGGCAAATCGCTTTATTCGCAATCTGAACCTCTGCATGAGAGTTAATCCAGATACCCCAATCGTTATCCACATGAAGACCTGTGGAGGCATTTGGGAAGAAGGAATGGCTATTTACGACGCAATCAAGTCTTGCCCATTCCCAGTCACTATTTTGTCATATACGCACGCTAGATCCATGTCCTCTTTGATCTTTCAGGCAGCAAATAAGCGCGTAATGATGCCCCATTCGATCTTTATGTTCCACGACGGCACGCTAGGCCTTGAGGGAACCGTGAAGCAGGTAACTAGCGCCGTTGAATTCGGTAAAGTCGCCGATGCTCAAATGATGGAAATCTACATCAATGCCATGAAAGAGCAGGGCAAATTCTGTAAACGCTCAAGAAAGTTCATTGCACAATGGATTCGCGAGCAAATGGATAAGAAGGAAGACGTATATCTTACGGCACATCAGGCTGTAGAGTACGGCTTTGCTGACGAGATCTTCGACTATAATTGGAAGAAATTAACCGATTATACCGAAGAGCAGATCCTTAGAGGTTAATATGAGTAAAGAAGAAAAGGAAATTGTGCATTGTCCATCGTCATGCCCAGGCTGCGCTTGCCATATCAGCCCGCCATGCTGGCATTGCACTGAAGGGCATGGGTTCCCAGTAGACGAGGTTGAAAATGAGTAAAATATCTCTGACAGATATAACAGCATATCCAAAGGAAATGTTCGAAGGTGTGGTTTGTCGCGCCTGCAACAATACCGGGATAGAACTTCTTGGCGGACCATGCACCTGTGGAGGTATGTATGGAAAGCCAGCTAAGTCTGACGAGCCGTTAATTGAGAAATTAACGGAGTTTGAAACCAAGTACCGCGTGGAAGCTCACCTTTTGACGGAATTCAAAAGGATCGTGGGAAGCCTCGCCGGGCTTGAGAAGTTTATTTACGTGGAAGGGCCTGACTACTACTTCACCAAGAAGGATGGCAGCTTTGCTCGCTATCGTAGACCAAGCCATGGACTCGACAATGGTCGCTCAGAAGTGACGATCAAGGTCAAACCGGAGGGGGCAAAAAATAACATTGTCAGAAAAGAAGTCAATTGGCGCGTGGATGCTACTCCTGAAGATGCTATCCGTGAAGGTCTTAGTCTCATGGGGTACACCCCGAACTTCTCAATCTGGAAAGGATGTCATATCTACACCTTTCAAGATGCGACTTTGGTCTTTTACACCGTCTTCGACACGACAGACGGTAAGGCTAGTAAGGCCGACAGTTTTGTGGAGATCGAAGTCTGTGAGGAGAAGGTTTCAGAGTTAACGCACGATCAGGCGATGGAAATCATCGTTAAATACGAAGAGGCTATGGCAGACCTAGGCATTACGGCTCGCCATCGTCTTAAGAAGTCCTTATTTGAGATGTATAGGAGAGATTCAAAATGAAGCACTTTTTGGTTTTATTGGCTATGGGGCTTGCCTCATCGTTCTTCACAGGGTCGATCTGGGCAGCCGGATCTCTTCACGTCGGAATGATATATTCCATCATTGGGTTTCCAGCCATTCTAGTGACGAGCATTGCTGGGGCGTTTTACTGCGAGAAATTAACAAGGAAGGTATAGCATGACAGATAACGAAAGCAACGAGTACGAAATCGACTTTAGCGATATTGACGATTTCATTGAGGCAGCAGACGCTTTTAAGGAAACCAAAGCAGGAAGAGTGAGAGCATTACGCGACCTAGAAGACGCGCTAGAAAAAGAGGAAGACGAAAAAGTGAAACCAGGAACACCAACGCAATACGCAATTTACGGCGCCGGCTACATGCCGACCACGCAAACCATTAAGTCCCTTGAGTCAGGCTGCTACGACATCAGGGCCGATCAGAACGGCGTTTTCGTTGTTCCTACCCCAAAGCCAACTGGAATCTTGCTTGAGCTTCCAGAAATGCGCTCCGAAGAAGTCATTAAGACCGTGGAGCGCTTCTGGGATAGTGAAAAAGACTATAAGGAAGGTAACGATTTCGTTATGGGCGGCGCAGCTTTCAAAGCTGGCGTCATGATCTACGGACCTCCAGGCACCGGCAAGTCCTGTACGATCAAAATCGTGTCCGATAAGCTCGTTAAGAAGGGTGGAACGGTCTTCTTTGGCCACACTCATCCAAACATCATCATGAGTTTCTTAGGAGATTTCGCAAAAATAGAACCAAATCGCAAATCTATCGTAATCCTAGAAGATATTGACTCCCTTGTAAACAACTACGGTGAGGCTGGCTTCCTTGAGATGCTTGACTCCGCAAAAACGGTGGACAATGTACTTTTTATTGCTACGACTAACTATCCAGAACGCCTTGACCCGCGCATTTATAATCGCCCTGGTCGCTTTAGCCATGTCATCAAAATTGGTCTACCTGGCGAAGAGGCGCGTAAAGCGTACCTTAAGGCTATCCTTAAGAACCATAAGGACGTTGAAGAGATCGTAGCTAATACCGACGGCTTCACGATCGACCACTTGACCGCGTTAATTAACGCTGTCTATCGCGAAAAGAAGGCTCTTAAGACTGAAATTGCACGCCTGAAGAAGCTTTTCACTGTTAAGCCATCGTCTGACGAAGGCAAAAGGAACGTGGGCTTTGGCTGGGAATAAGTTTGAGGATGCTCTGAACGAGCATTCGGTTAATGCTAGTGAGCAGCGACTAGGGGAATCTATGAGTTCTTCCGAAGTCGCTGCTCACTTCGGGGAAGAAGTTCCAGTGGAAAAGCCAATGACTGAGGAAGATCTATACGCCATCGCTGCACGCGTTAAAAACGCAGCTAGGATGTCGGTAGGCGGGAACTTAACGGCTACAGGAGAACAGCTCTGTAATTCGTTTGTTCACCTCTTTAAGGCTTTTTACGACTTCGCTGATACTCTCAATGATAAAGATAAGGAAAGACTTAAGGAGTTAGTGCGTAGTCAGGAGATTGTTCCTGGCGATTTTATCGCGATGGCTACGCCAAAAAGAAAATGATCGAAGTTCCATACGAAGTAACCATTAAAGGCTCTCCGCACATGGGAAGACAGATCTTTTGGGCCTATAAACGATCAAAAGCCGTCCATAAGGCGTGGCTTGCAGCAAAAGATGCCGGCTATAAGATTCCTTGGACTGACTTCAGGGCTATCAGGATCTCATTTGTGGAGGCTTTGTGACCAAGTACGACTTGACGTGGGGAGAAGCCGTAGCCATTAGAAAGGCCTTTCTGGGCGTTAATTTTGGCGAGTCTGTTAATTTTGGTCGCGAAGAGCTTATGGCCATGGACTATACGCCCTTCAGTGGTGATGAAAAGCTTATTGAAGAGACCGCTAAAATCATCAAAAGACAGACTGGGATGACCTACGACCACATCTTTTTGACCAATGGGGCCGCAGGTGGTTGTACGATCGCGATGCGTGCCTACGCCAAAACTGGCACTGTTGGAGTGATCACCAATCCTCCTCCCTACTTCTCTATCTATCCAACGATGATAAGTGCGGCAGGGCTAAGACATGTTATGACACAGAGGAGCTATAACGGTTCCAAACCACACGTAACCCTGCTCGACTCTCCATCAAACCCTACTGGTCAGATCACAGACCCTCCTCATTGGGCTATGGCTGAGGATGTTATTTGGGATAGCGTATATCATACCGCTGCCTACTGCTCGTTAATTCTGCCTGCGCCCGAACACGACGTTGTTGTTGGGAGCTACAGTAAGCTCACTGGCCTCAATGGTCTTAGGCTTGGCTGGATTGCAACCGATAATGACTACCTGGCTAGCATTATCGAGAAGCTAGTAGCTGCAGAGTATTGCGGCCTCAGTCGCCCATCCAAAGTGATCCTAAAGTACATTTTGGACCTTTATAACGAAGATCCAGATCGTAATTGGGGCATGTTTGAACAGTGCGCAAGAAAGTATCTGAACGATAATCGCACCGAATGGTCAAAGCTTGAGAAGTTCTTCCATGGAACGGCGGTTCCGGCCAATGGCATGTTCTATTATGCCCACATGGACGCAGCTTGTAAGCGCCTAATGGAAAAGGCAGGAGTAGGCTATCAGCTCGGAAGTAAGTGTGGAACTGACGATGGCTTTGGTCGATTTAACATTGGCCAAGACTGTGATCTTGTAAGAGAAGCCGTTAAATCGGTATTAAAAGCTGATAAGATTTAATCCCATCGCTTTAAATAATTCGTTCATCAAACAATAAAGCTCAATAAAGAAAACGGCCATCATAATCGATAAAATTATGATGGCCGCATTTCTATTATTCATATGCTGATTAGTCGCCGATCTTTTCGATAGCGATCCAAGAGACCATGAGAGTTGCTAAGCTTGCACCGCCAGTTGCAGCCGTAGAGCTGATACCGACGCGTAGGTCGATGTAATCACCAACGGCAAGCCTGACTGGAGCTGCGCCGTCAACCGTATTTGAAGCAGGGTTAGGACTATAAGCAATAGTCTTATATGGATTGCCGTTCTTGTAGATATTAAAGGAAGCAGGGTTAACTGAAGCTGCACCGTTAATAAAGAACGTAACGCGATAAAGACCTGCCACCTGACAAGTGTATTTCCAGTTAGATCCGGTAGTTACGGCGTTATGGGTATCATACTCCTTCGAATCGAAGTTGAACGGAGTTGTAGAGTTAGACGTGGTGTTCGCTGATGCCCAGTAGCTTGCAGCGACCGTCACAGGGCTTGATGTTAACAAGGAAGCGCTAACGTTAGTGGTCGAGTAGAACTCATCAATAATGATAATCCCGCCCGCACCGGCTCCGCCGTTATGAACGCTTCCAGATTGTCCAGCGCCGCCAGCACCAACACTATAAACGTAAGACGAAGAAGGGCTCATGATGATCGCGTCGATGTATCCGCCCGCGCCACCGCCCATTCCAGCCCAGCCAGTGCCGGAGTCAAAGCCGCCGCCTCCACCGCCAGAACCGTAGCCGGTAGCTGCGGTTCCGTTAGAGTTATTAGTAGCGCTAGTTCCAGCGCCTCCAAATGGAGAGCATCCGCCCATTCCACCTGCTGGCTGGCTACTGCCGGAGCTTGGGCTGTAATTAGATGGACCGCCTGGGCCGCCTGTAACTGCGATTCCTATCGCGCCTGACGCTCCTAAGCTAGCGCTGCCGCCGTTGACGCCATTGGCTCCAGAGGCAGTCATTAGGCCAAACGTTGTATTTCCGCCAACGCCACCAGTGGTATTGCCACCGTTACCGCTACCTGCACCACCGCCACCGCCACCAACCATTCTAACACGGATGTAGAGGCAGTTTGCAGGAGTAGTATAGGTGCCAGAGCCAGATGTAAGTCTGGTCTGCGTAGGAACGGCTGCGGTTCCGTATGTTAAATTGGTAATTGCCATGACGGTAATTCCTTAGTTGATTTAATTATTAAGCGCCGATGATTGCTGCGATTTCAGACTCAGAAAGACCGAGAGCAGCGAGCTTGGACTTAGCAGAAGCCTTTGCGGCTGCCGTTGCAGCTTCAGCTTCAGCCTTGCGAGTAGCTTCGTCTTTGTAATTCTTAGCTTCATCAGAAGACTCGTCGAGAGCATCCCAGTGAGCGTTAATTGCGTCTTTAACGTCTTGGGCTGGCTCTTCAAGGAACCAAAGCTGAAGCTTAGCGCCTGCGCAGTTACCTGCGTACTGATCTCCAGCGTTAGCTTTCATCCAAGCTTCGACACTGTTCATGTCTACGTTGAATGATTTCCAATCGAGTTCCATACAGAATTTTGCTTGTGCCATTTTATTTTCTCCTTAAATAAGAATTAAAGTTCTTTTGCGGTAATAATGCGAGATAAGCCATAAGCCGATAGCGTTGCTCCGCCGCCAGTGAACCAGAATAGTTCTACTTTGTGGGTACCTGCAGAAACCGGAACAATTTGTTGATAAGACGACGTAGTGTTCCAGCCGTTTTGATTTTCAGCTGGAAACAATGCGCTTACCTGTACTCCATCTACGTAGAGCAAAAACCAGTGGTTTTGACCTGCTATCGAGCAGTAGCTATTGATAGAGAAGTTAACTTGAAGTGGACCGCCATTTGTCTTGATCGTTAAACCCATATCAGGGCATGGAACCGCAACAGTGCTTGTCGTGGTAGGGCTACTTGCGACACCGATAGCTTGAGCCCAAGCTTTTTGAGCAGGAAGAACATCCTTATTAGGAGTGGTCTTACGATTATCGCTAATTCCGCAAGATCCCACAGGTAGGGTGTTTTGGAAATCAGCGTAAGCGTTGGACTTAATAGAATGAATTGGAGTAATAACATCGAATGCTTCAAAGTTAATAGCGTTTCCGCTCGTTAGCGTTACTCTGATCTTGTGAATTCCCAATGTTAATCCAGAGATCGATACGCCTACTCCTAGCTGATTGCTGCCTTGAGTAATAGTGCCTGCGCTAGCATTCAAGGTCATTCCAGAGCCGAATGTTGCCGTGGTGTAACCAGAAAGATTCGTCGATCCATCAATACTGATGGTGTGAACAGTGCTTGCGGAGTTGCCTTGGAAGCGATATTCTACGCCAGTTCCGAAGAACGTATACTCTACATAGTTTCCGGCTGTGGTTGACTGAGCATAGTTACCGTTAATAGAGTTCGTAAAGTCGGAAACCAAAGACCAAGTTCCTACGTAGGTTACTTCTCTGAAAACGGTCTTACGCAATAATCCAGTCCCCATCGTCGTGGTGCCAGCAGAGGAAATTGCGTAGTTTGCCATCACGTTATAATCGGCAAGCTCTACTGCGCCAGCAGGTAGCGAAGGCTTCTTAGGTTGATAGACCTTGAAAGCAGTGATAACGATAGTGCTGGACGTTGAGCTTACCAACTTAACTGTATGGGTTCCATATGGAAGACCTGAGCAGATCTTAGTCGTGGTCAAGCTAGAGTTCGCTTGCGCAGATGCAATGCTGGTTCCTTGAGCAACGCCGTCAACAAATAGATTGAAAGGTCTGCTGCCGCCGTTATTAGCGAAAACAACGTCCAAGCCGGTTCCGACGAACGTAAACATGACATAGTTACCACTGTTATTGGTGGTTAAGCAGTCTGTAGAAGCGTAGGTTAGATCGTATACGCTATCGCCCATAAGCGTAGTCGTTCCGTCGTCAAGAGTAAAAGTTCTTGCCGATGCCGATCCAGCCAAGGTGCTGAAGTCGTCAGAACGGTTAGCTCCGAATTCACGCCAGAAATAAGTTTTAGCGATTTCTTCATTGGTGTGGTCGGCAGAAGTCGTATATGCTGCAGAGGCATTAACTGCTTGGAAGGCCTGACCAATAGATCCATCGCTCTTTTGATAAACTAGAACGCGTCCACCGCGAGTGCCGGTTACAGCGCTATTGTAAGCAAAAGAAGCTTGAGATGAAGACGTATACTTCTGACCCTTAAGATACGAAACACCTGGATTCACCTTGATTTGTGAGGATTCGTTAATGGTCTCAACGCCAGCAAAGTTAAACTGCGTAGGGTTTGCGCTTGGTCTGATCTTTACAGTGTGGACGCCAAGGGCAAGTCCAGAGACTACAGGAATAATGACGTTAGGTGCGTAGTTTCTATTGCCTAGAACCGTGGAATACGATGCAGTAGTTAGGTTAGAAGTTTCGCTGCCCCCGTCCACGGAAGCGACCACTGTAGCGGAAGCTCCAGAGAAGGCCATGAACAAGTTCAAGCCAGTGCCGTAAAAGGTCACTTCGATAAAATCGCTAGTAGTAGTAGCGTAATGGTAAGCGCCATAAGTATCGATGTGATTTACGGACCAAGCTCCGACCATTCTAAGTTGTCCAAAAGTATCGTTGACGACACCGTAAACAGCTTCTCCGTTAGGGCCGTACTCGTTTTGAAGCAACACTACTTGCTGAAATGGCATGCGCTCAATACCCATTTGGGCCTTGAGGTTCTGTGTCAAATCAACGATTTGAGCACGATTCTGAATGGAAGAATAGAACTTGCCCGAAGCTGGGGTTCCAGAGCTTTGGGTAGCCGTTAGGAACGTGCTCTGAGCAACGAAAGCCTGGAAAGACTGATCCAAGTAGTCGTAAGCCGCAACAAAACGATTGTCGGTTAGGAACTCGGACTCTTTCTTTAGGCCCATTTTGTAGGCCTGAATGTTAAGTCCAGAGACCAAAGACTGATTTAACGTCACCTGAGAGGAGGTGCCGTCAGCCGCTACAGCCGTAAAGGTGTAGTCGGCAGAAGCTCCAAGCGTTAATTTCTTACCGTCAACAATTAACCAGAAGATATCGCTATTGGTCGTATCAACCGAGAACGTAAGGTTAATTACGGTCTGATTGAGCGTAGACGTAGCATAATAGCTAGAGATTACAGGCTGTTGCGGTGCAAACGGTAAATCGTTAGTTGTCGATTTCTTAACGTTTGCTTTACTATTGAGAGCTTGCGTAATTGGCATATTCTACTTCCCTATATATCGTAAAGATTGTGGGCTAATTGGCCGTTGACAATCCTTAAATTAAACTTCGCGGACCAATAAGCTACGGCCCACCGACCATGCCGTTACGGTCTGGCCGCCACCGGCATACCAGAATACGTCTACCTTGTGGGTGCCCGGAGACACTGGAATGTTTAGGTTATCCGAAATGGTCGTAATCAACGTACCTGCCGTGTTAACTGCGCGTTGAGGTCCAACAGGCTGTCCGTCTACGAATATTTGAGAGAATACCGAACCAGGGCTAGAGCTAGAGTAAACAAGCGCGTTATAAGCAACGTTTAACATGTTTCCTGCGCATTTTATCGTTACAGACATGTCTTGCATTGGAACCAAGATGGTGCTGGTAGTGGTTGGAGATGCCAAGATACCTACAGCTTGAGCCCAAGCCTTCTTGGTAGGATCAACTGCTGCAGATCCGATCTTGCGGTTATCGCTCAAAGAACACGATCCGACTGGAAGCGTGTTTTGAAGATCTGCCCACAAGTTGGACTTAGCAGAGTGGATTGGCGTGATAATACTTGCGCCAACAACGCGCATGATACCGGTTCCGCTCGAATACGTAATACGGACCTTGTGTTGTCCAAGAGCTAGACCAGTCACCTGATAGGCAAAACCTGCTCCGGTAGCATTAAACGTAAGAGTGCTCGTTCCAGCGGTCCAAGTAGCATTTGCAGGAACGCTGATGGTTGCAGCGCCAGTATAGTTAGAGCCGTCGATTTGGATAGTCGAGTTTAGCGACGCGTTTCCGTAGCTTAGCAATAGCTCGATACCAGTTCCGAAGAAGGTGTACTCTGCATAGCTAGAAGCAGTGGAAGTGTCGATTGGAGCGCCAAGGCAGAAACTTGCCAAGCTTGCGTCAACAGACCAAGTGCCTACGTATGTGAATTCGCGAGTCGCAGCCTTAGCCAATACGCCTGTGGCATTGATAGAGCCCGGATCGCTGGTGCTAGCCGAGTAAGTGGCCATGACGTTATAATCGGCTAGTTCTACGCAACCGCTTGGAAGCGAAGGCTTCTTAGGTTGATAAACCTTAAATGCCGAGAAGTAGACGCGTGAAGCGTTAAGGGTAGTAATTGCCAACTTAACGGTATGGGTTCCATATGGAAGGCCAGACACTAGCTTAATTAGCTTAGGCGCCAATTGATTTGGTCCAGTGAAGGTGCCTTGGCTTACGCCGTCCACAAATAGAGTGAATACGCTTGAGCCGGAAGTGCTGTCGTTTAGAGCCATCACGTCTAGGCCAGTTCCAACGAACGTGAAAGACAAGGAGTCCGTACCAGCCGTAGCAGGCGTAACACCTTCTACCGGTGCTCCGCTAGGAATGTTACAGAGTCCGTTCGTAAGTGCCATGGCGGTAGTGCCATCTTCCAAAACGAAGGATCTAGCTGAAGAAGATCCTGGCAACGTGCTGAAGTCGTCAGAACGTGCAGCGCCGAATTCGCGAGGGTAGTAGGTTCTGACAAGTTCTTCGTTACTATGATCTGCAGAGGTCAAATACGCAGCAGCAGTATTTGTATACTGAACGTCTTTCTTAAGGCTTCCATCTGGAGTCAAGTAAACGAGAACGTGTCCGCCACGAGTTCCAGCGGTTCCGTAAACGTTAGTGAAATTGGAGTTATAGCTGTCAGTTACCTGAGAAGACATAACCGCAGATGCGCCAGAAATCCAAGCCGAACCCGGATTAACAACTAGCTGAGAAGCAGCGTTAATTACTTCAAATCCGAAGATGATTAGGTTGTTACCAGAGGTTGATTGAATTTTTACGGTATGAATACCTTGGCTCAATCCAGAAACAACGTTAAGCACAACGTTAGAGCTATAATTTCTAGATCCGATTACGCCAGATCCCGAAGATGGGTAATTTCCAGTCGTTAAAGATCCGCCGTCAAGAGCGTAAGAATAGGTTCTTGAGGTGCTGTCGGTATAAGTTACCAAATTAAGTCCGGTACCGAAGAAAGTGATCTCTACAAAGTCCCCGCTAACTGTGGCGTAGGGCCTAGAGCCTGCGGCGTCGGTTAGCTGAACCCATGAACCGCAAAATCTGATCAAGCCTTTATCGTCGTTAAGAACGCCAAAAACACGCTCGTTATTAGGACCGTATTCGGTTGGGATTTCATAGATTTGCTGAACAGGAATACGGCTGACACCGAAATTAACGGACAAATCCTTCGATGGATCGAGGATCTGAGCGCGATTCTGAATAGACGTATATCCAGGCGTGCCTGCTACTGTTGGTAGCGAGATGAGCGAGGAGTTATCGACGTAGGTTTGGTTAGCTAAGCTGATTTGTTTTCCAATAATTTTCGACATTTTAACCTCTTAAATTTCCTTCGCGATAAGAGTTCTTCTAGCGCCGTTAGCGGTTCCGGTACTTCCAGAAACCCACCAATAAACGTCAACCCTGTGAGTACCAGCCGAAACTGGAACTAAAAATCTATCGGCATGGGTCATGTTGTAGGTGTTACCTGCATCGTCGATAGCTCTTGGTTGTCCGACAGGAGCGCCGTCAACATACATCTGAACTAGGATCAAGTTTCCGATTGCAATATAAGATTCTAACGAATAGCTAAGATCTAGCACGCCAGCGCCGGTCTTAATCGTCAAGCTCATGTCAGGCATTGGAACTGGCGAAGTAGAAGACGTTGTAGGGTTAGAGACCATGCCAACTGCTTGGCTCCAGGCCTTAGTTCCTGGCAAACCATCCTTAATTGCAGAAACCTTACGGTTATCGCTAATTCCTTGAGATCCAACTGGTAGCGTGGCCTGAAGGTCAGCGTAAGAGTTGGACTTAGCAGAGTGGATAGGAGTAATAATATCCAAAGCGTGTGGATAGAACGCCGTAGCGCCTGGGTTCGAGGAGATTGCGAACTTAATCGTATGCAATCCAAGACTCAATCCAGATACAGACAATCCGCAAGCGTTAGTTGCAGTTCCCGACATCGCCAAGATACCGGTCGAAGACGTGAAGCTTACGCCTGTTCCGTATACGGAATTCGTGTACGAAGAGAAGTTTGTAGATCCATCAATAGTTGCCTGAATGTTAATCGCAGCACTTGGCTCTTGGAATCTGAATTCGAATCCGGTTCCGAAGAACGTGTACTGGACATAGTCGCCAACGGTACCGCTATTAGTCTTCCAGCCGCCTGGATTGTTGGTCGTATCTTGAGATGTGCTCCAAGATCCAACATATACAGCTTCGCGTTGAGAAATGAACTTTCTCAAAACACCAGTTGCGATGGTGTCAACGCCAGCCGCAGTATTTGCAGCAAAGTTAGCCATTACATTGTAGTCAGCCAACTCTACGCAACCGCTTGGAAGCGAAGGCTTCTTAGGTTGATAAACGAGGAATTGGTAGATTGCCATCGAGCTTGCGCCAGTGTTTGATCTCGTGATTCTTACAGTGTGAGTTCCGTAAGGGAGACCAGAGCAAATCTTGGTGGTTCTTAGAACGTTTGCAGTTCCAATTGGCGCTAGGTTGCCAGCACTTACGTTATCGACGGTAACCGGATAAGTATCTAGCGTAGCACCTTCGTCATAGCGAACAATGTCAAGGCCTGTTCCAACGAACGTGATTACGATAGAACAACTTGCGCCAGCGAATTGGATGGATTCTGGCAAGCTTCCAGTCGTAATTGGAGTAATACCAGAGCCAACCAAGGCAGTCGTGCCATCATCCAAAATATACGATACCGATTGGCTGGACGTGGTAACGAAAGATCTGGTGAAATCGTCCGTTCTAGCTGCGCCGAATTCACGGAAATGATAAGCTCTTACCATTTCTTCATTAGTATGGTCTGCGCCGTTCAAATATCCGATAGAAGCGTTGACTGCTTGGAAAGCAGACTTAATAGATCCGTCAGAGTTTTGATAAACAAGAACGCGTCCGCCCTTGGTTCCGGTAGCGGAAGAACTATAAGTGAATGCGGACTGAGCAGAGCTTACTAGCTTTGCTCCAGCGATGTAAGAAGTGCCCGGTTGAACCTTAACCGACGAGGATTCATTAAGAACTTCGTAACCAAAAATATCCAAACTGCCAGCAGACGTAGATTTGATAGTTACAGTATGAACGCCTAGCGAAAGGCCGCTTGCGACGTTAAAGATCAAGTTAGGATTGTAGTTTCTTGCACCCAATACGCTCGAAATGCTAGCTGGAACAACGTTTGCTCCATAAGAGCCGCCATCCACAGATGCCTGAAATTGGTTACTTGAATGGACTAAGATGTTAAGTCCGGTTCCATAGAAAGTGATTTCTAAAGCATCTCCAGTAACAGAGCTTTCAGGTCTAATTCCGTTTGCGGATATGACGTTTACCCATTGGCCGATGAATCTAGCCATACTACGGTCGTCGTTGAGCGCAGCAAAAACTTGTTCGCCGTTAGGGCCGAACTCGTTCTGAAGCTGATAGATTTGTTCGATTACCACTCGCTCAACGCCCATGCGAGCCTTGAGATCTTGGGTAACGTCAACGATCGACGCACGGTTGGTGATCGAGGAATAGAATTTACCTTGAGCAGGAGTTCCAGCCGATGTCGTAGCGTTGAGGACGTTATTGGTGTTGATGAATCCTTGGAAGCCGTAGTTAGAAGCTTCTTGGATCGCCATAATAGCGGTCGTGTTGGTCGTAGAAGCGTCTACGATCTGAGCGCGTTGTAGAACGATGATGTCAACTGCTACAGAGCTATAGTCAGAGTCAAGCTGAATGATGTTTCCGCTGACTTCGGTGTAGTAAGAACCTTGTGGGGTGCTTGCAGCGCTGATGTAGCGTGGGATCAACTTACCATCTACGAAAACGTCAACAGAGCCATATGGCATTGGAGGGTTAGAGTTAACGCCGACAGCATAAGACCAGCTGAGGATGATTTGGGTCTTACCACCAACGGTAGCTACAGAGCAGTTAACTGGAGTGCCTGCGCCGTTAGAGAGCGCGTAAGCAGAGTTGAATACTCCGCCTGCAGCAGACGCAGCGGTCTTTTGCATGAAGGCTTTGTAGTTAATTAGGTTAACGGTGCCAGATCCAGAGGTCTTAGCAGCGAAGAAACGGAGGTAGAGGCCGGTTCCAGCGGAATTGAGGTAAGCGCTTTGGAAAGTATCAGTTTCGTTAGTTGCACGCTTTTGAGCCGTGGTCCAAGAACTTGCGTCTGGAGATGCAGCGAAAGCGACAGATGCGGCAGTGTTTGGCGTAAAGACGTTACTGCCAGAGGTAGCGTTGTCTTTGTAATCCACCATGATTTCGGAGAACGTTGCCGATCCGAAAGCAGCAGACAAGGCAGCGCCGTCAACTGGGAGATTGTAAATGTCTTTGGTGTGAACAGCTTGAGAAACCGTTGCAGCTGCAGCCGTTTGGTTTGCAGCAAATGCGCTCTCAAGGGTATAAGAAGTTTGGGAAGCTACAGCTGTGATCTTCTTCACTTCGCCAGTCGAAGGGAGATAAACAACGTCGCCAACTGCAACCGTGAAAGCTGGAGCAGAAGACATGGTAGCTGCAGTGCCGACGGTCGTGATCGTCTTGGCAGCATCGTAGCTCATGACATACATGGTCTTAGCAGCGTTATAAACTGCGTTCGTACCAGAGGAATTAACACCGCTGTTCGAGTTCGTTGCGTTTTCAGAGAAGAGGTCGGTAAAAGATGCGCGGAAGTTCAAAGCATCGAGATCGTCGCCGGTTCCACTTCCAGATCCACTTCCAGAAGCGCCCAAACGAACAGATTGGCCGGCATTCATGGCCATGCCAGAGCGCCAGTAAACACGCTGAGTACCATCGCCAGCGTCTACGCGCTTAGCGATCAAGAACACTTCCGAGTTAGAGGCAACCACGGAAGGCATAGCTTGAGCGACTGCGGTCGTAGCAGTGCCAGCGGTACGGTTAAGCGTTGCGTACCAGATATCGCCATTGCTCAAATTAACGTTTGAGCTTCCAAGCGAGATAACCTGAGGTGAGGTACCTGCGATCTTGGAATTAACAACAATGTTAAGATTTTCCGTAAACTGGAGCTGGGTTCCGGTGAAGGTAATCGTTCCGCCGTCCGTTAAAATAACGTTACGGTCTTCGAACAATTTGGCAAGCTCAGCATCAACTCTTGCAAATACAGAATCGGCAGTTTCGTTAGCGCCGGAGCCGATCATGCTCTGGGCTTGTCTCAAGACGGATTGTCTTAAATCAAATTTAGTAATAGCCATTTGTCAACCTCTAATGTTTTATATCACTAACGACATTAAGCGTTTCTGAGCTTCACAAAGTGAAGAACATCACCTACTTGAAGATTGTCTCCAAAGGTGACCGCCGTATATGCCGGACCAGCGCCCGAAGCCTGCCAGTCGTTGCCAGAACCCATAAAAAGGAGCTGACCGTTTAGGTAAATTTGCAATTCTGAACCAAGGAAAGTCATGCTCGAAGGGAGCGTGACAGGGGTTCCAGAAGACGTAAGAGCGTTAATTGCGAGCTTTGCGTCGTAAATAGCGCCAGCCAAGGCAGCAAGGGCCGAGGCAGCGTCCGTAGCTCCGGTACCACCATGGGCGATACCTACTACGCCGTTAACATTTGCAGCGTTTCCAGCAATGTCTCCGCTAACTTGGGAACCAGAGAGGTTGCCAGTGAGGCCAGAAGCCTTACCTGCAATATCGCCAGAAACCTGAGATCCTGGTAGGGATAGGTTTGGCAACGAAGTTAACGTGCTATTCGAAGTAGCTGTAATATTTGAAGATTTTCCAGCAATATCGCCAGAAACTTGAGCGCCTGGGAGGTTGCCGGTGATATTTGAGGCCTTACCTGCAATGTCTCCAGAAACTTGGGCTCCAGATACCGTTCCAGTGATACCCGCAGCATTTCCTGCAATATTTCCGCTAACTTGCGAGCCCTGAACTACGACGTTAGGAAGCGAAGTTAACGTGCTATTGGAGGTAGCAGTGATGTTTGCGGCGTTACCAGAGATGTCGCCGGTTACGTTAGAGCCTGAAACGGAGAGACCGCTGAGATCTAGCGCGGATAGGCTGAAGTTAGCGCCATCGCTACTGAGAACGTATTGGCCAGCAGACTTAATACCGCCCAAGAGGTTATTTAACGCGTCTTGTTGGGTATTAGCGCCGGTACCACCCTCATCGATAGGCATTGCGGCCTGGGATGCGCCACCGGTAGATCCGACACCCATCATTTGACCATCGATCCAGATTTGGGTCGAGGAAACGACGATACCGACCTTAAGGTCAGCCTCAAGGTTGCCAGATGGAGCGCCAATAACGAGAGCGCCTGCAGATCCTAGCCATACAGGGTTACCCACGTCAGCGGTGCTGAATGGAACGTCGCCTGAAGCTAAGTTATAAATACCAAAGGAATAAACGTGAATGTCATCGCCCGCCGAGACACCGACAGGAGAGAATGCGATACCGAATGCCCAGAACTCATCGTAAGAGGCCGTATCGAAGTCAGCAGCGTAAACCTTGTTTGAGTCTTCACCCAAAGCGTTAATACCCCAACGAACCACGTAAGACGTGTTCGCCGAGAAGGATTGACCTGCTTTAAAAGTATTGGAAATCGTTGCCGAAGAGGTTGGAATTGGTGTCCAGGCCAATTGTCCAGCGCCATCGTTCGTCAACATCGTTTGAGCTGAGCCCTGTGCTGAAGGCCAGTAAACGGTGTAGTCGGAGGTAGTGTCCGAAGCTTTATGTACGATACTGCCAGAAACAGCGCCCTTCGCGCTAAAGCCAGCAGATTCGATAACGTTAATTGATAGATCGGCGGTTCTTGGTGCGCCCTTATCTAAATATAAAAATTTAGAAAATTTACTCATAATTGCCCTTCCCTTCCTTCCCTAGGCATCAAATGTTGAAAAATATCTTAAAAGAAAGCGGAGCGGGCGAGCGCCCGCCCCGCGTTAATTAATTAAGATATTAAGCAACACCCATTAGCTGACGATCAACTTCGAGAGCGCTCGTGGATTGCACGACGCCGACCTTGAAGATCGCCTGGCCCGCTGTAGAAGGAGCGGTTACGCTGAATGCACCAGATGCAGCCAAGTAAACTGGCTTGCCGATGTCTCCAGCGTCAAATGCGGTGTCAGCAGAGGCTAGAGTGTATGGGCCGAGGAGGTAAACCTTAATGGTTCCGCCTGCGGATACAGCGCTAGCTGATACTGCGAGACCGACTACATGGAACTTATCTGCGCTAGAGGCATCGATATCTGCCTTATAGACGCGGCCTGCGGTTTCACCCGACATAGCCATACGAACTGCGAACGTGGTGTTTGCTGCGAAAGCTTCGCCAGCAACCATGTTAACAGCAACGCTCTGAGCCGAACCTGCGCCAGCTTCGAGGCTGTCGATACGTGCATCGAGAGCGCTTTCTGCAGCTTCAGCGCGGCTGACTTCAGCATCGATATTCGACTGGAGAGTCGTATCAGCAGCTTCGCGAGCAGATTGTTCAGCAGAAACAGCAGCTTCGCGGTCAGCGATCTCCGTGTCGATGCGTCCGCCTAGAGCGGTATCGGCAGCTGCGCGAGCAGATGCTTCGGCATCGATGTTCGACTGAAGGGTCGTGTCAGCGTTAGCGCGGGCAGTAGCTTCAGCGGAAACTGCAGCGGTACGATCGCTGATCTCTGTGTCGATTCTTGCGCCGAGAGCAGTGTCAGCAGAGGCGCGAGCCGATGCTTCTGCGGTAACGGCAGCTTGGCGATCAGAGATTTCCGTGTCAATACGGCCACCGAGAGCGGTGTCTGCAGCGGCGCGAGCGGTAGCTTCGGAGCTATCAGCGGCAGCGCGAGCGGCAGCTTCAGCAGCGAGGTTGCCTACGAGCTTAGCAATAGCAAGCTGGATCGAGTCTCCAGAAGCTACGGTGCCAGTCGTCGATGCAAATCCGGCAGCAAGGGAGATGCCGGTTGCGAGAGACCAGTCCATGTCACCGACCTTAATAAGGTCAGCGCCAGTGTAAGCCCAGATTGCAACACCTTCCTGAGTGTTTGGACTATCAGGAAGATCGTTCATGACTAGGAAGGTATGGCCAGAAGCTAGAGCTTCAACTCCAGCCGTGGTTACCTTGAGGGTTCCAGCGTCATCGTAGATCTTGAAGATCTTAGAAGAAGCGCCGTTCTTGCTAAGGAGGTATTCGCCATCAGCGAAGTCTCCGATTGCCATCGTAGGAGCATCGTCATCGCTGAAAGGTAGAAGGGAAGCGAGGGCGGTGCCGTCTGCGGCAGCGTTTAGGTCAGCATCAGAAGTTGCTGCAATTGCACCTGGGCGCCACGAGAGGCCGCTTGCGGATGCGTTAATAGAGCTTTGAAGTGCAGCTTCAGCGGTTTGAGCGCGAGAAACTTCAGCATCAATTGCGCTTTGGAGGTCAGCTTCAGCAGCTTCAGCGCGGGTTTGTTCAGCGCTAATCGCGTTAGCGTTGGTCGTATCGGCAGCTGCGCGAGCAGATGCTTCAGCGTCCAATTGACCCTTATTAACAGCGTCATGCGTAGCGGAGCCGTCGGTGACGTTGATAACCTTATGGCTACCAGCGTCGAGGTCTGCGGTCATTGCGCGAGAGCCATCGAGCTTGAGGAAGGTTAGATCAGCAGCAGCACGAGCAGAAGCTTCTGCGTCGATGTTCGACTGCAAAGTCGTATCTGCGCTTGCGCGAGCAGACGCTTCAGCATCGATATTCGATTGAAGGGTAGATTCTGCACCTTCAGCGCGAGTTTGTTCGGCACTGATTGCGGATGCGTTAGTGCTGTCAGCAGCTTGGCGAGCAGCGATCTCTGCGCCAATAGCGCTGTCGATGCCAGACAATGCACCCTTAACGGTTGCGGCAGCTGGAGTAATGTTGGTATAACTTGCGTCGTCGCCAACTAGCTTAGAGCCAGCGGAGCCAGAAACAGCTGATTGGATTTCCGTCTTCTTGAAATAACGGCCATCGTGGGTATGTGCATTCGTACCGTCAGCGAAATCCGAGCCATTTTGAAGAGCAATCAAATTGCCCAAAATAGCGTTCGTAAGAACGTTTCCGCTATTGCCGATCTGCAATGAGCCTACGACGAGGTTATTAGCAGACAAATCAACTGCGCGTTGAACGCCATTGATAAGTTGTGTAAGTTTTGTGATATTAGCCACGTTAAGATCCTTCCTTCTTGACTATGTTTCAGGGATTAGACGTGTTTGCCCAATGCCCGATCCCTGTTGATAAGATTAATTCCGCCGGTTTACTTGGCGGCAGATTTCTTTGATTTGCCCTTAGCCTTCTTACCTTTATTGATTGCTTCCGGGGCCTCGGAACCATGATTTTCTTGAACAATTTTAGTTGCTTCTTCGATAACGATTTGCATCTTGCAGGTAACGCCAAATTTTTCGAGTAGAAGATTGGCTTCCGTTACTGCCCTTGCGGTAATCGCGTTGATTTTCTGGCCTAGCTCAGCTGAGAGCGCGTCCACTTCTTTTTTGCTCATTTTATCAATAATATTCTTTTCCATATACGTATCCTTATAATTGACCTACGAGTTCCTTGCAGAGCTGTAGGTCTTTTTGTGAAGAGTCAAATTCGTTAGGAACCACCACGCCAACGAAAATAACGAAACATCCTTCTGTCCATCCTGAAACCGTTAAATCAGGCTTAACATTTGTAAGAGAACCGTCGTAATTAATCCAAAGTGTGTCGCCAATATTGAAAGGTGTAGTAATATTCTCAAGTCTTCCACCGCTAATAACGGAGCCATACGCTCCAGATGGAATCGCATATAATGTGAAGCCAACCATCGATTCGACTGCGACTTCATTCTTAACGTCTACTGGTAAAATTTGACCGGAAGAGTTTGCGTATACAGGAGTGGCTTGGGCCATAGAAGAGTTTGAGCCATTCTGATAGTTGGTCTCAAGTCTACGAGAGCCTGCTTTTGCAGATTTACCTCTGTAGTTAGGCGAGTACGACATCTACCTCTCCTTAGAAGATGTTCCATTCAGTACCGGTGCTGATGATAGAAAAAGATTCGTACTGAGTGGTCGAGATCTGCGCGTTTTGGCCGTCAATAACTTCGGTTCCATGCGCCTGGATCGTCATGAGGTTGCTTGTGGAGTCAATTTTCTTGAAGTAGAAAATCTTACCGACAACCGTGGATGCAGGAGGGAGAGTGAAAGTAACGTCGTTAGACGAACAGTCTGCGCGTAGGAAGCAATCCATGTTCGTAACGGTATAGTCGCCATTTTTAGTCGAAATGGAAACTGGTCCACCGGCTGCGTCTGGACCTGGAGGGCCTGCTGGACCTGGCATACCTTGAGGGCCTTGCTCGCCGCCACCGCCACCAGCGCCGGCTCCGCCGCCACCGAAGGTGAATTCGAGTTCGTCGCCATCAACTAGATCGATAAGGGTTTCAATGACGTTACTTGGAGCGTCGGTTGAGCCAACTTCAGCGTAATCAACGTCAACGACAAGTTTTTGACCGTTTAAGAAGACTTGAAGCTTTCCACTTCCAACAGCGTAAGCGACTGGCTGGCCACCTTCGCGGGAGTTATTAGGAAGGGTGATCGTATCACCACTCGTCATGTCGGTCGTGATCGAAACGGTTTCGTCGTAACCAGGAGTTTCGAGGGCTGCGTTAAGTTCGCCAATAGCGTCGTCGAGCTTCTTGATCGCAAGAGTGAGATTATCTCCGTCTTGGATTGCGAAGTTACCAATTCCAACGCCGTTACGAGCAACAGCCAATGAGAATGGAGCGCCAAGGTCGAAATTAGCTGGGGCAGCCGTTGCGCCGGCAGAGTTATTCGTAACCGTGAGAATATCTGCAACTTGAGTTGCCGTAAAGTCACCGAAATAGGTGCCGTTCAAGACGTTCATCAAGGAGGTAGCAACGTCTGTTGCCGATTGGCCGGTCGTTACTGGCCATTCAAGACCTGTCGAGTGAACGTTTGGCTTAGGATCAGTGCCAGAACCGTCTTTGTTTACCCAAACATAATACTTTCTGTTGTTTCCAGAAGAGTAAATGTAGAAGTATTGGTTTGAGCTTACGCTTGCAGCGTCACCAACTCTGATCTGCGTGACTTGGGCTGCAGCAGAAGTGTTAAGCGAGTAAACGTATTGAGGCTTCGATGCGGACTCGATAGGCGAGCCCACGTATTGAAGTAGGTTCTTTGGAACGTTATCGGAAATGTCTTCCGATTCACCTTGAGAGATTTCAGTTCCAAGGAAGCGAATGTAGACGCGAGCGACTGAGCCGCCGTTGTCAGAGCGAAGAAATAGCCAGAAAACGTCTTCACCCTTTGGCACATCCTTACGATCAGCGATGTAGATGTGGCGAGAGGTGTTAGGAGTAGGGGAAGTCGAGTATTTGCCGAAAGCGTACTTAGCCTTTGCGCCAGTAACGCCAGTCGAATCGCCTTGATATGGCTCGACAAGGGTAATTTGAGTCAAGCTATCAACGCTTTGGATCTGGTAATAGCCAGCATCGGTGTCAGATCCAAGCTTAATCCAGTCGCCAGCTTGAAGAGGCGCCGTCCAAGCAACGTTACCGACAGAAGTAATGATAGGGCTTGAGTTCGTAAAGACGAGGTTTGGGGTAACAGTTACACCGCGAACGAGCGTAATGTAGGCAGCCTTGTCGTCAGTAAGGGTAATGTCGGTCGAGCTTGCGTTTGCAACGAGAGTGTAAGCAAGTCGAGATCCGATAACACGGATTTCTATGTCTTCATCCCAGTTAATTTGACCTGCAGTTTCTTGGGCGTGCGTGATAGATCCACGGCCAGTAATAACCGTGTTTCCAAGGTCTTCGCGGATCGACTCAAGAGATCCAGAGGAAGACTGAGAATACCAATAGGTAGTTCCCTTGACTTCCTTGATGGAGGTCATGATCGCGTCCATCCACTCCTTCAAGCTTCCGATAGCTTTATCTCCGCCGTAGAATGGATCGACACTGTTAGAAGAAGAGTTTGAAGGGTTTTCAGAGCGGCCTTGGGTCCAGCTGAACTCATTGAATGGGTCTGAGTTAAAGCCACCCTTTCCTAGGCGACCAAAGAGTGGGCGGCAGTCATCAACAAGTACGACGTTATTCCCGGCATCGGTGACGACCATAGCGATCGGCATGACGTTTGAGGCAGGAATGGAGGTCGAGATCTTAATGCGGTAGCGAAGGATGGTTGCGCGAGGGGCGTTTTTGGTCGTTTCGTTATTGGTCGTAGGGTTCCAGAGATAGACCTGGGCAGAGGTCGCATCATCAATATAACGTTCGTATTCTAGACCAATATAGTTAACGGCGGATGGGGCAAAAGCGCCGTCAACGATCGTATTTGTGGCCGAATTGAGCTGCTGAGGGGCGGTTCCACTTGGGACGAGATAGAAGGTACCGGATTGACTGGAATTAACGTGAAGGATCGCGCCTGGATCGACGGTCATTTGAAGACCGGACGCAGCTCCGCCGATAGCGCCAGCCATCGAAATCGTAAAGCCACGCATGATGTAACCATTGCCAGTTCCGGTTAGAACTGCTTGAATTACTTGATCAAAATCGTTAGACGCAGCCGATTCGACCGAGCGCATGTCGGGCGTATCTACACGCTGTTGTGATAACCAATTAACTCTACGTTGGACGGCCATTCTCGTTTGCCCTTTACTGGATAAGATCTTATCTCATTAAAGATTATGGGTTCGCGATCCCTGCTTTTATTGTTATATATCGCAAATAAGGATTTAAGGTTTGCAGGGCGCAATCTTTAGGATATACTCTTATAAACAAGGAGACTTCCCTTGGGCAAAAGTAGACGTGGTAATAAGGAATTTACGAGAGAGCAGCGCCTAATCAAGGAGAATCGTCAATTAAAACAACAAGTTAGTCAATTACGCAAACAATTGGCCAGGTTAGACTTGGACCGTTATGAAACGGTCAGAGAAATGATTGAAGAGCGCCGCCAAGAAGACAGGGTGGAAAGTGCTCAGGATCTACTTGATTCTCTTAAACAAAAATGGGCCTGTAAAGAACCTGGCTGCCAAGGATACCTAGAAATTACCGTCTATAGCAAACTTGGGCAGCCTTGGTATTTCAGAAAATGCACAGAATGCCCAAATCGTACCGTAGCCAAGAAATATACCCCTGAAGTTAAGGGTATCGTTAAGTCCTCTGAACCTAAAGAAAGTTAATAAATGTCAAGATTTGAAGAAGGCACCGTCGTCATCTGCGCAACTGGACAAGCTGGAACCGTGATTGATGACCAAAATAAGGATAACTTGTGGGTTCTATTGGCAAACGGAAACATCTGGCACGGTGCAGAATTCCAATGTCGCGAGCCTCAAAGCCAAGAAGATCTTGACGCTTGCCCTCTTGACGTAGATCGCTTTGAAGAGCGCGAACGCGCCCCTCGCAAGCTCCGCGATCGTTCTGACGATTAAGTCACCCAATACTTAGCGTATGGGTTTGTCATGTCGTGAGGCTGGTAATAAATTACCGCCACATCCTTCATGCCGTTTGGATAATCATTCCAAAGTCTTTTGAACCAAAAGATCGAGGCAATCCAGCACATAAGCGACACTGGTTTCATGGCCTGAATAAGGTGCCATGAGAGTCTGCGTGCGTCTGTATCGCCCTTATCCGTTCCTTGGCAGCTGATTGCAATACATACTGCAGCGTAAAGGAACCATGGGAATGCGGCCAAGCGCACCAAATAATGGAGAGGATTGAGCTTGCTTGGGAAAGATGCGGCTACCAAGGCTGCAACTAGCTGCGACTGGCGTGGGAGAATGCTATTCAAAGACCACTTTCCATTCGATGGATCGTTATCCATAAATCCAAAGTGCTGAAACATCCCTTTTAAGAGTGACCTTGGGATGTCGGTGATCCCCATCACTGCGCAAGCGCTTAGAACTCCGTAGTAGTCATCTGGACCTTCTTGGCCGGTCGGATACGGAGCGCGATTTAGAAGGTTGTCGTAAATGCAGGAAGAGATCTTCTTTACATAGTCAGCCTTATCCTGCTCAGTCAACTCACCGCTCTTTGCAAGCATGATGTAATACTCAGACGTAAACATAGGTCCATTGTCAGAACCTTGTCCTGGGCCTGCTGGATTTGGTGCGCAAAGACCATTTCCGTCGATATAAGCTGCCATTTCATCTCTAAGTGCCATATAACGCTCCTTACCTATAAGATTGCCGTTAATTCCTTATTTTCTTTACTTACATAAAACAGTCGGGTATTCTGTTAATAGTTGAGTAAGGAGGTCTGATGAATTTCGTTGCAATCATTCTCAAAGCCGCAAAGGCTGCCCAGGTTTCTGGAACGCTGCTTTTGGCGATCTGTGGACATGAAAGTATGGATTTCACGCTGAATTATTCAGCAAACGATAAGGGAACCCCAAGCTATGGCGTGTGCCAAGTGAAAGAAGGCACTGCGAGAATGCTTGGCTATAAAGGCCCTGCAAAGGATCTCAATAAGCCTGAACTTAGCGCAAAGTACGCTGGAATGTACCTAAAGTACCAAATTGAGCGTTATGGTGATCAAGACTGGTGTGTCTTAGCTGCCGCATATAACGCCGGATCATATAATGAGAGCCATAAGCTGCCTGGCTATCCTAGAAACCTTAAATACGTGCGTTTGGTCCAACAAAAGCTTGAAAAAGATTTGCAACCAAAATTATCGTGTGGTAAAACTGAAAATACGGAATTAGCTTACATACGCCAATAAGGATTTTGGCGTTAACCCAAGGAAGGTCAAATGCTGAAGTTTTTGTTAACGATGTTTTTGTTTGCCGTTTTGTTAATTGTTGCCGTAGCTGCTTTTTCGACAAAAGGTGCCTGCATCTCTTACGACAAGCAGTTTCAGAAGGTAACTCGGTGCTTTAAGATCGGAAGGGGCTAAAATGAAAGTCTACGTCGTTATTCATGGAGAGCAACAGCAAGGCGGATATGTTGTAGGTATCCGTGAAACCGAAGAAAGAGCGCGAGACCTTGCTCTTATGACCAACACTCACTTTAAGGGTGGCTGGGAGCAAGACTTGGACGATCCAAACTATTGGACTAACGGCTGCGACTTTGTACAAGTTAAGGAATTTGAAGTGCTACCATGAATGTTCTAGTGCTCGACTGTGAATACAACCAACCAAGCGGCAAGACTATCCAAATTGGCGCTGCCGCTTTTAAGGCTTCCACCGGAGAGCTTCTGGGAACGTTTGAGACATTCGTTAATCCTGGGGAGGTCATCAATCCAGAAATTGTTGACCTCACAGGAATTACCGATGAGGATGTAATTAACGCGCCATCGATCAAAGAGGCGTATAAGATGCTAGAGTCTTTCAAAAAGAAGCATAAATGCTTTATGAACCCTATTGTTTGGGGTTCAGGCTCTAGAAATGATAGTAACATAATCTGGATGGAAGCTTACCCTACCCAGGCAGACAGGATCGCTAATCCTAACTTCATGGGCCACAGGGTAATTGACGCTAAGGTTCTGTATCAGAGCTTACAAGTCTATAGAAATAAAACGATCAAGGCCGGTCTGCAAACGGCTTGCGAAAAACTTGGCATTACATTTGAGGGTCGCGCTCATACGGCGCTATCTGACGCAATTAACACTTTTAAAGTTTGGTTTGAGCTTACCAAAATGCTCGACAGAGGCGAAAAAGAGGCAAAGAAATGAGTAAGGCACGCGTAACGAAGGCAGAACTCGAAGAAAAAATTGAACAACTTCATCAGCAACTTGCTGAGATGGATTACGCTCATGGCGAAAAGGCCGAGGCCGCAGCGAAGAAGTTTGCTGAGCTTGAGGAAACCTATAAGCAAGAGATCGATAAGCTTAAAAAGCAGCTCGCTGCGACCAAAAAGAAGCTCAAGGATAAAGACGACGCTGTTAAGATGGATTTGGTTAACAAGGATGCTGTCTGGAAAGACATTCTTAAAGACAAGGAAGCCGAACACCAAAAGCATATCGAGAGCAAAGACACAAACTTTGTGTCAGCGCTTGCAGCAGCAAACGGAAAGATCAAAAGTCTCAAGGTCGCCATTGCTCGCCTTGCCCAGGCTGAGATTACGGCCCAGTTAATTCTGGATCGTCGCGGTCTCCACTGGAACGAGCTTAAGAGTGTGGTTGAAGTCATCAAGGCTGTTCGCGCAGAAGGTGCTAAGAAATGAACGTCGTAGTTAAGAAGATTCCGCCGCTAAAATGCCCCAAGTGTGGGAGCGATAGAGTTAACACCGATTTTAGAAGGCGAGTCCGCTGTCACGACTGTAAAGCTGTAGATGGAAAGGTACTTAAAAAATGAGAAAGATGTACGCCTGCGGCGTTGATTGGCAGCAAGAGATAGGTGAAGCTCCAGACCTAGAGGGCAAGGTTCCGCTCTATTCGTCCATTCAGGAACTTACGAGCAAAAGATCCTGCTGGACAGAGTGCGGGATTGTCGAGATCCAACTAACCCTTAATCACTGGGTAGTGGTCCAAAATCTCTCTAAGAGCGATCAAGAGCAAACTGAGGAATCATCCCCACAAAGTCAAAGTTAAGCTTGTAGGTGCTCTTTACAGCAATGCTGTGAGACTCACGAGTGATCTTGGCGTTAGGGATAAATAGGATATCTTCGCCTGTCTGGCGATCCTGAATACGGATAGAAATGTAAGGAGAAGCTGCTATATCCGTAAACAATGGGCGCATATTGCTACCCTGGAGACCGCCAGACATCTTCACGCGAAGACCTTGAACGCTTCCCTTAACGGAAATCTTTGAAGGCGCAATCTCTTGAGGGTATTCAGAGTCAATACCGTAAATCTCGGTCTCGCCGTAATCAACCGAGAAGCTGATCGACTGGACTTCCTTATACACCTTATTGTTGATGTATAACTTAATGCTTGCGCCTGTAAGAATGAGTGGTTGAGCCATTATTCACCCCAAACCGTTGGGTTCTCAGAGTAAGCTGTGCCCCACTTGCCCAATCCAACGTCGGATGGATAGAGAACCGTAAAGACGATGTTAATACCGGTCGCAGCGACGCTCTCAATGAGGTCTTCGGCATAAAGGCGGCCAGAAACAACGTCTGTGATGTAGAAAGGAAAGTTTGCGCCATCGCGTGTAGGCGATGCAGGAGCCTTGTTGGCAATTAACGCCACGTCCGTACCTGTCGGATGAGTATTCTTCACCGTATAGGCAGGGTTAATAAGAAGCGTATTGTCCGATGGGCGGGCGATATATGGAACTGGACCTTCTTGATTCTGAGTTCCGTAACCCAAAAGGATGTAACCTTGAGAATCAGGGAATGCAGATGCATCGGCAACGTTCACAACTCTTGACATGGTTCCATCAAGAGAGCTTGCGAGCGTGGTTCCGACATCGCTCACCGTGAAAGGCTGAGTCGTGTCGTACATATATGGACCTTGCTGGCCTGCAGCAGAGCTTTGTGGGTCCGATGGGTCGTGAAGGTGGGCAGATCCCTTACGGTCACGGCGAATAACCTTGGTCGATGCTGGCAAGAAGATCTGAAGCATGCGAGCCTGAGGCTGGTAAGCTGCGGCGTAAGACAAACGGCTATTTAGAGTCTTTCTTGCAGGGTTAAAGAATAGAACTGCGGTATCGGTTCCCTGAACGACAATTCCAGACGTTGCTAGAGGGTTTGCGATCTCAAAATAGCTTGAACCTGCTGGACCGCCAATAGAATTTGTGATCGTATAGCTTCCTTCGTTAGAAGAAGAAGCGAATCCGCCGCCAAAGACGTTGACGTAGTTTCCAGCCTCTACCTTTCCAAGCTGAGGATTTGCTCCACCGGTCCAGGTAAAGCGGGCAACGCCGCCTGGCTGAAGGGTGATCGTCCATTGGGTGGATAGATTTCCACCTGCGGAGACTGGACTATCAAAGCGAAGTTCATTCTGAGCGCGACCGCCCAAAACGGTTACGGAAGACGATGGTCCAATCGTGTCGGAGATGATCTCAACAAATCCGCCGTTACCGTCATCGCGAGCGATTGCGGTTCCCTTAAAGCCAAGGTCTCTGAGGCTCTTAGTGATGGCGTCAGCCACTTCCTGGGCGGTAGCTGCGGCAATGGATGAGAACTGAGATTCTTTAAACTGAAGGGTTACGGTATTCTTATCGTCGAAATTAACAATAAGAGTGTCGCCATCCTTGAGATTATATGGTGCAAAGGCGCGGGCTTGATTGGATGCGCGAACGAATTCGTCACCAAAGATAGCGTTAAGGAGGTTGTTAATTAGGTCACGGACCTGCTTACGGTTCTTAACCTCAATACCGATCTGACGGAAAACATCATCCGAAAGACCAACGTTAACTGGACGAACGATACCGGCATCAGCTAGGCGCTCATCGAGGTAACGGCCAGATGCGGTCGTCACATAGAGCTGATCGTTAACTGCGCGGACGTTATCTATAAGATAGGCTGCGTTCCCCAATGCCAAGGCGTGGAGCACGGCATCGACGTTCTTACCCTTAATGTAAGGGTTAAGATACGCCCTCAGTCTCTTATACTGCTCGTCTTGGTTAGTAATTGACATTGCCTACCTCTTATTGCCCAATCTGGCTGACGGAAATATCGAGGCTTGGATCGATAATGCGTGCCTTCTCAGATGGTGCAATGGTAATAATATCATGGGTGTCGTCGTACTGAGGCGAACTGATTGCCGTAGCCTTAACTCCTGGGATGGAATTAACGCTTGCGATAATCGAAGAGATCGCGATCGACTGGCCGACATCGTTAGAATCGATGAGCGAGCTAACGTTGGTGCGGACCTGTTCAGCGATCTGAGCGAAAGGAACGCCGGTAGCCAAACGAATTTCGAGGGCAAGTTGAATACGGCGGACGAGAGGTTCGCGGACGAAGATCTCGGCACCTGCAGCGCCAACGCCAGAGTAGGTCTCTGGATCGCGAGGATCGCCATAAATGATGCGGTTAGCTTCAGCAATAAGGCCAGTGTTATAGCGGTAACTATCGAGACCGCGACGAATGACCGTATTGAAGTTGAGCTTATTGAGAGAAGTCATCTCAACGCCCGCAGCCTGTGCGATCTTGGAATACTGAGCGTTCGTATCGAAAACGAGGTAGTTTCTGCTTGGAGCGCCTGGCTCAGCAGAAGCAAGCCATACACGTTTGTAACCGGTATAAGCGGTGCCTTCTTGAACGAAGATAGCCGTTTCACGACCGTTCATGCTTGCGTTATTAACGGAAGCCATGCCTCCGGTGACGATTGCAGTGTCACGATCGATAATCTTTGCGATCGTATAGGTAGCCGCATTTGACGTGCCAAGAATGTCGCCGGTAACGACTAGGCTATCGCCTGGAACCGCAGCTTCATATTCGTAGAACTGAATTTGTGGTCTGTGGCAAACAAGCGTCGTCGAAACGAACACGGCAGATTCATTGACAGCAGATGGGTTGACGCATTCAAGGAATGTACGACGGCCAGCTTGTGTAACCGTTACGGAGAACGGAGAAGGCACGTTAACGTTCGCAGGTGCGTTCGTTTCTTGGGCGCCAGAAGTTGTCACCGTGACAACACCGCTAGAAGCTACGGCATTCAGGCCTGAAATACCGCCGTTAATAGCGCTGGCGACTTTTGCAGCAACCTGAGAGGCGTTGTCGCCGCTCAAAATGGCCACTGCGACCCCAGTTAATCCTACTGGGGCTGGATCGGAGTTCGAACCGTTGACATTGAACCAAACATAATACTGACCGACGTTGCCGGCAGTGTTAATTGTGAAATACTTACCAGCGCCGCTCGTTGCGAACTGGCTTCCAGGCGGAATAACGAGTTCAGCGACTTGTTGAAGCTTTGCTCCAGAGCGGATAACCATCCATTCGCCTTGGTTTGCAGCATTGAAGTCGCTACCGAAGTTAACAACGTCGCCCACTTGAGCATTTTCAAGGTGAGGCTCGGTTCCAACGCCGTTCCAGTTCAAATATATGGAAGCATTAGCTGCGTTAACTTTGAAGGAAGTCGTAGAGTCAAAGCCTAGGCTGATCGAATTAACGGGAAGCGTAACGTCTTCTTCAACAACGTTAGCGTTTTCAAACCAGATAGAATCGTTGAAACGACGGACAACTCTGAACTTACCTTGGTTTAGAACCGTGAAAGGAGATCCAACGATGACCGTATCGCCTTCGGAAACGCTTGTCGTAGCCGTGAAGCTGCCTTGAGCAAAGCTATCTCCGACAAGAGATGCGCCGCTCAAAGTCACAGAAGAGCTTCCAGAGTAAGATAGAGCAACGTCTGCCTGAGCGTAAGTTGCTTTAATGGAGATGACGTTCGAACTTGCAGAAGCCGAGATTCCTGGGAGAGTTCCAATGATCGAGGCAAGGGTCGTAGCCGTATCAGCTGCCGTTGTGCCGATTGCGAAATCGGTGTCAGCAACAAAGCTTGAAGTGCCAACAGTGACCGTATCGCCTGCCGTCAAATTGCTAGTGAGCGTGATTGAACCCTTAGAGAATTCGTTTTCAGCATCAAGGTTTAGAACTCTCAAGGTCTTACCGTCCGAACTAATACCAGTAGCCAAGAAAGTTCCATTGTTTGCGGTAACAGGGAGGCCAGAAATGGTTACTAGATCGCCAATCGATACGCCCTTGAAGTTTGCGTTGCCCGAAAGAATGATGTAATCGGCTTCACTCGTTCCAGAAATCAAATTAACGTTAATTGTTCCACCAGAAGCGTCATTGAAATCGATCGCTTTGCTGAAGAACGGACTTGTTCCAACGCCATCCCAGCTTAAGCAAACAAGACTTCCATGCTTTTCGACGCGGAAGGTGTTGCCCTTGGTGCGGACATGGTGTCTTGGAGCGCCAAAATAACGTTGGTTGTAGGCGCGGTTTGCAAGCTTAATGGTGCTTTGGCCGGTCGTTGGGCTATTGCCAAGAACAGTGACGCTCGTGTTCGAAGAAAGGAGCGCTTCTTTTCTTTGGAGTTCAGAAGCTTCCAAGCGGAACCATTGATCAGCAGTAACACCTTCTGCAGCTACCTTATCGACAGAGATAAGGGCGCGGACGTTGTCAAGGCGAATAGCAGCGTCAAGAACAGGTACAGCGTATTGGTTAGCCTTACCGCCAATGATCTGGATAGATCCTTCAGAGCCTAGCGTGTTCGTAGCGAGTTCTAGGCGGTTTCCGCGATCAACGATCGTTGCGGTTCCGACAGTGCTTAGACCGCTAACTGCCAAGACGTTGATGAGGCGGCGAGCCTGATCCATCGTAGTAGGAACGAGTCTGACTTCTTCACCTGCATTGAAAGAGTATCCAACGTCGGTTGGGAGCGTGAGAGGGTTCTTGAAAGTGAATTGAGGAGATCCAGCCAAGTTGCTCGATGCGATCCAGTTAATTCCGTCAACAAGTGCGATAGCGTCGTATGCGAAGCTGCTTTCTTCAGCAGTCGATAGCGAGATCACGCCAGATCCGTCAGTGCCGCCGTCATTGACAAGCGTTGCAGAGACATAATCGGCTAGGTTAGAATTAACATAAGCAGAGATGTCGGAAGCCTTTGTAGAGCTTGCTTGATAGAAGTTGATTGCAGATCCAACGATCGTAGCCTTGTTCGTTTCAGAAACAGCAACACCAGTTGGGCGCTGAACTGTGAAGCTCGTGGAAGTTGGGGTGAATCCAGACTGAGTCGAGATGCGGAAAACGCCAGTATTAACTTCGCTGAGTTCCGTTTGAGTCGTGATGTTGACGTACTCGCCACCGTTTAGATTGAGCGCTGGGTTCGTTCCCTGACCGGTCCAAGAATAAGTGACTTGGTCGATACCTGCACTTGGAGTGTTAGGAGTTACGGAAACATTCCATTCGGTTGATGCGTCAATTGAGCTTGATACTGCGGCGCCAGACTTTAGGTTAATTTTGATATTAACGTTGTCGGTAACCGTAATAACGCTTCCAACGTCAGAGTTTGCTGCAGAAGGATAGGTGTAACCGATCTTGGTGCGCTCGCCCGAGCGGCCCCAGCGGGCCGAACGATAAAGAATAGCGGTCTTTGAAGCAGATGCTTTAATGACCTTACGTGCCTGCATGAGGGCCTTGAAGTTCGAGAAGTCAAAGCCTGAACCGAAAGCAGATGAGAAGTTAGAGGTCGATCCAGAGTCAACGTCGTAAGCATTGAATGCCGAAGCGCTTACGGACAAGGTGCTATTAGTGATTCCACGACGATAGAATGGGATTTCAAAGCTCTTAGAGCCTGCGTCATTGTCAACAACCACAACTGCCGTGTCGTCGCTACCGAAATCAAGAGGGCTTGCAATGAAGTAACGGTCGCCGGAGCGGAGTCTGCGGATATCTCTTTGATCGTTTAGGCCGATAGTCGTTCCAGAGATCGAGGCTTGTTGGACCTTTTCGCCATAAGCTTGGGCGTCTTTTGCCGATCCATATGGATGGAGGATGCAGATCATGTCGTTAGGATCGCGTCCGGCAAGGCTCAAGGTAGATACTGCAGAGGAAATGAAGCTATCGATTGGATCGGCAGCCGTTCCTGCAGCAAATGAGGAGTGGACGAAGAGAGGCATTTGCGCTTCTTGCTCTTGTGAGTTGTAGTAAGCAATGAGCGAATCCTTGCTGGTATCAGAAACATTTGCCTTAAATCCAAGGAGCTTACCCTGAGCGTCCATTGTAACGACGAGGAGTGATCCAGAGGTATCTTTGGTCTTAGAACGGATAACGAGGTACTGTTCTTGAAGAACGCTGAAATCAACGCTGTCAGACTGAGCGTTAAGCTCTACAACGATTTGATCCAAGGTCTTGGTTCCGGCTTGAACGCGGAACTTCTGAGGAACGTAGGTAGAACGAAGGAACGCGATACCTTCAATAAAGACTACACCGTTTGTCGTAACGATAGCTGCATACTCATCTGGAGTAATGACTAGATCGATGCTGGAGGAAGTCTTAGCGCTTACGCGGCCTTCGAGGCGGTCATTAGCGTCAATTTCATTCGTCCAAACGATAGCATAATCGCCAACTTGAACGTTAGTGAATGCTCCAGAGATATTGGAGGTATAACGGATCGTGTTTGCGGCTGGGGTTTCAACCTTCAAGATACTGTTTCCAGCTGCGCCGTGAGAAATGATCGTTCCTGGCTGGTCGATTAACAACCAAATATGAGCGTCAGCCGATAGAGTGATTGCGCCGCCTGGAATTTGATCGCTCTCGATGCGAGCTTCAGTCTGCGTCGTGCCGGCAGAAAGCTGGTCGCCTGAAGTGAGAGGCTCGACAAGCTGGAACTGAGCGGTATTACGAGAAAGGATGAAGTCAGAAGCCTTACCTTGAGCAGATAGTCCGATAACGGAGCTAAACATGCCCTTAGTGACTAGCGTAGATGTCGGATCGATCGAAACGCTTGCGCGGTTTGAGGTGCCAAGGTTTGACGTGATCTTAAGTTGTTGACCAACGATCGAAACCGTAACGCCAGTGAGCTTGCTATTAAGCACAGCTGCCCACGACTCAAGAGAGTTCGTAGCTGCAGCAACGACGTAAAGGCCAGTTGCGATGAAGTCGCCGTCGGTGACCGTGTAGGTAATTGGGGCCGTACCGTCCACAGACAAGATCAGGGTTTCGCCGCTTGCGATGCTTGCCGACCACAAGGCTTGGGCTTGAGTGAAAACAGATGCGGTCTTACCGTCTTTGCTGAGAGGGATCTTGTTCTTATAAAGGCGCAAGGTTTGGATTTCGTTCGAAGGAAGTCCAAGAAGGGCTGCAGCATCGCGACCAGAAGTAGTTGGAGATGCAGTTTTGAGCGTGTCGTTACCTTCGGTCTTTGCGCGAATGATAATATATTGACCGCCGCCGGAAGTTGTAGCTTCAAATCCAAGCGTCGTGTCAGCGTTAATGGATGCGGTGATTTCGAAAGCGGTTGCTCCGCCTGGAGAACGGAAATCGGAATCAGAGAAAACGTGCTGGTAGGTCTGCTCCCCTACTGTTACGGCAAGGGTATCGCCTCCGACAAGGTCGAAAGGAGCAGCAAGCGTACTCTGTAAGAAGGCTTTGGCAAGAGGAGCTTGGCGTCCGCCGGTAGCTAGTTGGAAATACTGTTCGCCGCCTAGAGCGCTGTCAACGATGCTTTCGAGACCAACGCCTGAAGACTTGGCTTCATATCCATTTCCGTCATCGATATAAAGAACTGCGCCATCAGAGGTCTGAATCATTTCGCAGCTTACGATCGTGGATTGTTCGTCAGATGGAGTTGCGCCGATCACAGACGATTTCACTGCCGTTGCAGTGCCGAGGCCCTTAGAAGCTAGAGCGCGTTTGATACGGATTCTGAGTTGATCATCCGATTCGCTATCCTGACCATTGGTGAATGGAAGAGGGTTAGTAACGGTTGCGCCCGAGAAAGGAGGGCTTGCAAAAGACTTAATAGCACCGCGAGGAACGTTTCCGCTCACTCCTGGCTCTTTAGCTGACACTTGAACGTTTTGAACTTCAGTTTCACCGTCCAAAATAACGGCTGGAGAAGTTACGACGAACTGAACGTCAGGGCTCGTTCCTGCGGATGGCGAGAGAACGATTTCATTGATAGGGATGGATCTATTGCCGCCCTGCGCCATAATGACGGATTCGCCCAAGTTATGGAACTTGGTCGTAGGTGAGGCAAGATTAATAACGTAATAATTTCCAGATTGTACGACGGAGCTATAAACGATAGGGCCTTCTACGTTTGGAGTTCCACGGCCAAGGTAGAGGGAGCCTGAAGCATTGAATTCAGAGGCGTCCGAGACCTTAATGGAGGTAGAGCCGATATTTGGAGGGGAAGCGCCTTCATAGATCTTGGTTGCGATCTTTTTGGTGCTGTCAGAAACCGTCACATAGCCTGTAGCAGGCTTAGCGGCGATCGGAGTAACCCTATTTTCCTGAGCAAGGCGCTTTAGAGTGTCGCCGGTAGCGCGGTCAACCGAGTAATCGCGAAGGATCTGGAACACGTCGCCCGAAGCACGAGCGGTCGTAAGGGCTACGGTCTCGAAAAAGGACGTAACGGCAGAGCCCACGTTAAAGTCGTTAATTCCGACCTTAGCGGCGTAAGTGCTCAACATATCAGCTAAAAGCTGCTCGTAACTCTTTGGATTAGGCAAATCGGCCATGCTCGTGAACTCCGTTTATACCCTTTAAAGATTCGGGTTTTGCTAAATGAGTTATATCATTACGCAGCTAGCTGGAATGTAAGGGGGAATACGCCTTCGGTACCCGCCAAAATAACGCCCATAGAAATATTGAGAACCCCGCCGTTTAGCTGAATTTGGAGGTTACTCAACCCTTGGAAGCGCGGGTCATCGTTAATTAAGGCATTGATATCATTATAGATACTTTGGGCATCAACCTCAGAAGTCATCATTCCGACCCTGAGACCTAGGCCAAATTCAGGGTGAAGGATGTACTTACCCTTCTGGGTGCCAAGCTTGATTTTGATGGCCTGAATAAGGTTTGTCATCCCGGCAGAGAAACGGAAATCGCCATAAGAATTAACAGCTAAATCGCCAGTATCGGTCAAAAGCCAGTCAACCTTCGACATTCCGACCAAAGGATCGCCGGATAGGGAGGCAGGGGTTGGGATATTAGGATCTTGATTGACCTCAGCATTGCTAGGGATAAAGATCTTTTGTTGGCTATTGACGGTGCCAGGGAGATAGGCCTGAAGGTAGGCGCCATCAGCAGTAACGAAGTTATCGAGGTTTGCCTCACCGTCCAAAGTGATGAGGTAGCTCGTATCCGAAAGCCTATCGATGCCAAGGATTCTGCGGGCAGACTGAACCTGACCTGATGAGCACATAATAACGCGCTGTCCAATATAGAGGTTTTCGGTCGTGGAAACGGTAATATGTCTTCCGCTCGCATTGGAGAGAAGTGGCAAGGTAAAGCCGTTCTCGTCAATATAAGGATCGCGAAGATTGTTTAGAGTAACGATTTCAAGCCAACGCTGAGCGTCGCCAAGGTAACGAAGGGCGATTTCTTCAATCGTAAGGCCGAATGGAACTGGAACAAGGATCTTGCTATTTGGGATCTCAAAGTTAATTCCTGAGAGATCCGCAAGGCCTGCGACGAATTCCATACTGGTCTGGCGGTTGAGATCGTCGATTTCAGTCGTTGCAGTCAAAATGTCGTAAGACTGGATCGCCTCATAGAGGGTCTTTAGAATGTCGTACTCATCAACCGTCATTGCTTGAATGCGAGCCGTTGGAGCAGGTCTATTGTAGATTTCGCTATAGAAAGATGATCCAGCGCCGAAGTTATTGGAAAGCTGGAGAGCAAGCTCTTGCATCGTCGCTCTGAACTTCTTAAGATCATCTACCGTAAGGGATCTAGCGTCCGCAATAACGTCATTTACGGCGCTTTGCTGGGCATTATTGAGCTTCATGCTGTAAACAGGCACGCTGTTCATAAGGCTGAAGTTCTTTTCAGGGTTTCCAAAGATATTAGCGGTTGGATCAATTGATTGCGCACTTGCGGCCTTTGCGCCAAGTTGTCCGCCCGACACTGCAGCAAGGCTCAAACCTTCGCTTGTAGCTGAGCTTGCAGCAATCAAGGCTAAAGCGGACTTAACGGCAGGGTCGCTTGTCGTAGTCGAAATGGAGCTAGAAATCGTGTTAATCGAATCCTTGATCGCAGATGCGTAATCGCGCTGGATCTGGAATGGAAGGTCTGCAGCGGTCACGGCAACCCCTGCCAAATCCTTCACGAGAAGCGAGGTTTGGCGTAAAACGTCGAGAGGCGTCTCAACGTCAGAGCGCACGGCGCCGATCAAGTTGAGTGCAGCTGAAGTCGTTTTACGAGCTTCCGTAATGGTATTCAAAATGCGCTGAAGGATGCCTGGGGAAATGGAATTGATGTCAGGCTTTGCAAACGAGACCTTCTGCTTTAGGTCTACGCGGCGCCAAGCCTTAAGCTGGAAGCTATAAAGAACTTCCGTAGGCTTATTCTGGCTTTGCTGCCAGTTGAATTGCATTGGTGTAACGACGAACGATTGGTTTTGCTTTGGAATGTCCAAAACAAGGCGCCAGTAGGCATTCTTTGGATCTTTCTTAGCTTCAGCATATTGCTCAAGGAATTGCTGAAGAGCCATGGCTTGATAGTAGCCAGTGCTTTGGCCAAGCATTCTGTCGTTTTCAGGCCTTGCGGTCTGAGGCTTATTGGCAGGGTGATTGGAGGTAGCCGAATTAATGACCCTAGTTGCCTGATCGACAAGGCTTCCAAAGGCTTCGATCGTTCCACCAAAGATGGACTGAAGCGGTGATGGGCTTGTTGGAGGCGTCGTAACGCTACTTCTATGAGCCCATACGCCCATGGTTCCTTGGGCATTGATGATCTTAAAGCGGACGCCTGAATGCTCTTCCACAACGCCGCGAAGGGTTGCCGAGGCATTGATGGCAAATTGGTCTGTAATCGTTAATTGCTGAGGGGTGATCGGAAGCTGGAACACCCATTGAGATCCCATTGGGGTGAACTCGATAATGGAGTTTCCTGCGGATCTTACTGAAATATTTGGGGAAGTTCCACCATTGACGACAGAATTATCCCTGCTGTCAATAACGATGAGGCGGTATGGGAAGAGCTTATCCCAATAGTTGGGCTGGATCGTAACATATGGAAAGAACGTGGAATTTTGCTTAGACCATGGATATCCGCCGCCAGACGACGCACGTTGCTGTGCCCCAGACAAAGCGTTGATCGCGTTGTTAAATAGGCCATCAGTTGCGCTTTGGGCTGCAGAAGCTAAATTATCGAGTGGTCCAATCATATACCGTTAATTCCCTACCATTAAAGATTGTGGGGAAGACATACATGATATATCAGGCTTATGAGAGCCTTATATTCGTTAATTGCAAGCATTCTGATTGTGACGGCCTGCAGCACGATCCAGCCCAAGCTTGCGCCCGAGTATGACGGTGTCGATCCTAAGCTTCAGAGCTATGTTGACGAATATTTGGCGCTAAGTAATCTAAATCACGTAACTTTTAAGCATAGTGTCACAGTGGGATTTAAGCGTCTCAGGGGAAGTATTGTGGGAATGTGTACCCATGGCGGACTCTGGAATGAGATCGATATTGATCCAAGTTTCTGGAATTATTCAACAAATCTAGAAAAGACCGCGCTCATCTACCATGAATTAACGCACTGTTACTGCAACCGAGGCCATGACCACGGTAAGGGTGAAGAATACGGAACCCTTGATCAAATGGTTAAAGAGGTCGATCTCTGGCATGGCGGCGAGGTTCCAGGGCGCTACCCAAAGGATTTCTGCCCTACAACCCTTATGTATCCCCGCGTTCTCGATAATGAATGTATGCAAATGCATTATAACGATTACGTGAAAGAAATGTTCGATCGCTGCAGTCCTTGGTAAAAATTCTTGCCAAAATAAGGAAATAAGGCATAATATTTTTCCATGGAGCTTATTTGCGATAACCAAGACGCCAACGACTGTATGATCGTCGCGGCTTATAACGCCCTTGTTTTGGCTGGGAAAGAGGCCGATTATAAAAAGATCGAACTACTATGCCTTTCCAGGGGTTGGTACAACCCAGATACAGGTTTTACTAGTACTTACGTGGACGACCTTCTGTCTGAGCTTGGCGTAGGTAAGGAAGCGCCTGAGGGAACCACGACTGCAGATATTAGAAATAATGTGAAAAACGGCGCATCCTATCTTATCCTATGTAAAGATATAGTATTTGGCGGTGGACACGCCGTCGTAGCAGTGAAAGGCAAAAAGGGCGTTAAAATAATCAACCCTAACCATGATTACTGCAAAGGGTGGAGATCGCTCTGCAAGTTCATCAGAATCAAGATGATCGAGATTTCCGCTTACGAAATATCTTTGTAAAGTCTCGCCTTACTCGTAGACGTATATTTAGCAGGAACAACGTCATTGAGCGTAACAAGGGTTCCCTGAACAGACTTAACAGCGCGTTGAAGTTCTTGCTGACCTTCTGCCATAACAAACACGATGTCGCCTGGGGATAGGAAGCTTGGGTCCACTACGTTGACCATATTGGTGCCGTTACCGCCTGCCATAAGGAGTGTAGTTGGTAGAATGCTTTGGTAGGTAGCCGTGCTCTCCTGAGTGCCCTTCTTAATGGAATCTTGAGCACTTGCGGCAGACTGCATACTTGTTAATTGAACCAGCGACCCACCGAGAGCATTAAGCCTTAGGGCTAGAAATCCGTAGCGCTTTCCATAGAGGCCGCTGCTTGAGGTGAGATCCCCAGTGCTGAGATCCTGAACGACTGTGCCTAAGATCGTATTGAGTTGGGAGAGGCGAGTTGTAACGAAGGTTGAGCGAGCTTGAAGTGCAGACTGAAGAGCATTCAGTTGAACAGAATGAAGCTTCGTAGGAGCTACGTTACCAGTATCGAAGTCTGGGTAGGCAAGCCAGGTATTCAAGGCTGGCAAGATCGTGTTATTGATATTGTCAATCGCAGCTTGGTTAATTGCAGCGTTATTCTTGTCGGCAGGAACAGCTGCAGCTTCGGCCTGAAGTAGCGCTATAAGGCTATTGACCGCAGTGACCATGCTGGTCTTGAGAGTAACTACAGCGTCATAGGTAACCAACGTTGGAGCCCCTGGAGTCCAAATGCCTCCGCCAGCAACGCAGGTTGACTGAGTCGTATATGATGGCAAGCTACAGGAACCCGCAGATGTATCCATATGCTGGCCTGTTGTGTTCTCCGTGTCGGTGTTTGACTGCGCTGATGCGATGTATGACAGAAGCGAAGTGATCAGGTCTTGCTCGCTCGTAATCGTGCTAGGATAGGCCTCAGAATAGTTCTTACCTAGGGCATATCCGTTTGCGTAAGGCTTTACCTTGGTCCAGACGTTATTTGACGAGGAAAGGCTTGGAACTGATGTGGACGTATCGTTTGGAAAGAAGAAGTTTCTGAGCTTTTTATTGGCAGAATCGATAACGTCTTGCTCGGTAATTGTAGTTCTTACCTTACCGTCAAGCTTAGACAATTCCACATGATAAGCGTCAATCAAGGAATTAACAGGGACGAATAGGTTCTTATTGGCAGTATCCAACTTCTGAACACTTGCAATCGCAGCTTGAAGCTGTGCCTTCGCCTGATCCAGAGCTTTCATCTCCGTATCGGCGCCAACGATCTTCAAAGAAAATGCAATTCTATCGTCCTGTGCAATCATTAGTGAACTCTAAGTGGGCGAATAAACAAGGTGGGGAGAAGACGTAGTCCGTCTCTTCTTTCCTTATCGGTTCCATCGTTAATCATCTTGAGTAGGCTTACCAAAATCTTTTCGTATATTTGCTGAGCCTTATCGTTGTCGAGGGTAAAATGTCCGTCGTCACAATAAAGGTCTCCACCTAAATGTATCACGGAAGTCGTCTTTTCGGCGTCCATAATTTCAGGGAGCGTGTAACCGCGATATGGATTTTTAACGTTTTTCTTCTTTGCCATTTTACCCCACTAACATCTTGAGTGTCAGGATTGTTGTTAAATCGTAAAGCGTGTGAGTTACCATCATGGTTCCGAATCCACGCCTTTCTCCTACCATAACAGAAAAAGGAATATAAGCCGATAAGAAAATAGCGGGCCAGAAACCTTGATACAAGTGACCGCTAGCAAATGAAAGCATTACAAAACCCATGGCCAAGAAATGGACAGGTGCGGCGTACATAGAATCGCCAATTAACCTGCGCAAAAGGACCAAAGGAAGGCCGTGGCAGGCATCTTCCCAGAAAACAGTTAACGTTCCCTGCCAAGGAAGTGACGTGACGTTTTTAATTGCTTCTTGGGAAGCTGGGGAAAGGTGTGGCGCGAACTTGAGGACCAAGTAGCGATAGATCGAAATGACGATAAAGATCTTGATCCAGCGCACGATAATGCCCTTATCGACTTTTAAAAGATCTTTGTTTCCAGACGCATACGCGATCCAGATCATAAAGAGGCCTTGAAGCCAGTAAGGATACATATGCGATGCAAATTCTGAAAACGTCATAAAATCCTTACGAGGCCGTGACCTTATTTGCAAATCCAGAAATAACGGAGCTAATCACAGGAATACCTAGATTTCCGGTTCCCATGATCATGGCGCTGAGTAGAACGACCGGCTGGCCGCCTGCTCCGCCAAGAGCAACGTTTCCGTCCAAAGTAATGTTTGAGGCCTTAATCTGAGCCATGCTTTCGGCTTCGACCTGGAATTGGCTACCTTTGACCTTAATTTCAGACTGAGCGTTAATTGCTAGCTTTTGACACTCAAGACCTGCTGATCCGCTAGCCTTGGCTATGAGATCGGCGCACTGGAGGTTAAAGTTCTTAGTAGCCGTGATCGCAACGTTCTCAGTCGCAGTCACATTAAAGTTCTTTTTGGTGGTATTTGAGATGTCGTCGTCTGCGGAAAGGCTTGCTTTACCGTTCTTATCGAGGCGGTGCTTGATCGTTTTGTGATCAACCTGATAGGAGCCATCCTTTTCGATCTTGATCGTCGTAGGAGTCATCTTATCGTCGATGGCCTTGCCAGAATTGTCGGTCGGACCCTTGAACGTGAGAGTGGTGCTGCCGTCAGTCTCCACCTTGATGTTAACGCCGTTATATTCGCCCTCAAGCCTTGGGCCGTCGTCTTTGAGGGTAGTCTTACGGTCTGGATGCGTTAATTGACCAACGATAATTCCCTTCTCAGAAACGCCGTCCATGCACAAAATGAGAACGATCGCGCCATCTTGACCCTTAAGGCTTTCCGCCTCGCCCTTACGAGTCTTTTTCTTTTTGGTGCGAAGGGTTTTCTCAAAGAAGTCGGCAATCGATCCAAGACCTTCTGCTGATAGGCAATTGCGGTATAGAATCGTAGTTGCGCTCTTGTCTTCTTGCTGCTCAACAACGATAACGTCGTATTCAGGAGCAAGATTTGATCTATTCTTAGGATCGTTAACAGGGTAGGAAGCAACGATAACACCTACGCGCATAGCGTAGTTCTTATAGGACTTATTAAAGCCCTCCATCGCAGACATAGTGTCGTGACCTAAAAGGCCAGATGGTAACACTCCGCCGTTATCAAGTAGGTTAGACATTACTTAACCTTCTTTCCGCCCGGCTGAGGGAATGGATTGTTATCACTGAAAGGTCCGTCTGGATTTTCAGGTCTATAAACCGTATCTTGCGACTCAGAGACACCTGGAAGGATCTTACTGTTCTTAGCGTCGTCTTTTCTGGTAGAATCGCCGTTGGTGAACGCCATGTCAGGATAACGAACGCCGTTAACTCCGCTTGTGACGGAGAGGCCGTTGGTTAAATGTAGAGTCGTTCTGAACATTTTCATGGATCTCTCAACGCTGATACTGCAGCTATGACTTACTTGCTCGACATGGTAAACCACGCCATCAAACTCCACGTTGTCTCCGACCGCGATCGGATCGACAATTCCCGCACATGTCAAGGTGCCATTAGGCCTTAGATGCTGACCAATAACCGCGTCACCAAGGATCTTGGCCCATTCAGGGCTTCTATATTCCTTATGATTATCGCTAGGTTCGTCAAATGCACTGGTAACAACGTAAGGTCTTAATCCGCTCCTCTTAACATCTTCAATATCATAGACGTAATTGGTCTTAGCGATCTCCAGAGCTTGGGAGGCACCGTTAATTCCGACCGAGGTTTGACCGAAATACTGAACGAAGTTAATTCTTGCAGCCTCTTCGGTACCAAAGTCTTCGTCGAATACGAGGGCTGGACTGATCTTCCAACGAGGAAGGTTCATGAACTTTGTAACCGAAGCCGAGCCAGTGAAATCGTCATTTGTGAATGGAATCTGTCTAAAGACAACCGTAGGCATGACGCGGCCAGACTTTGAGACCCTAAAGCAGGTGTAAAGCTCGTTAAGTGGAGCGTTTGTGTATTGGTTTAGAATTGACCAAGTCTTAACGCTATTCCAGTATTCAGCCTTAAGCCAAGAGTCGCCTGCGCACTCAATTGGCGTATACCAAAAGCGAGGGAACTTCTCGTAAATGCCCTGAGGGTTCATTCCATCGGCCAAGGATTGCGCCGAGCCTGAAGCGTATTGCTGGAGCCCGAATAGATAGTTGTAAACGTCCTTGGCGGCCTTAGCGCCTTTAACGCCAAGAAGATCGCCCACAAGCTGCGGAATGAAGAAATGGGTATTTCCGGTTCTAACGATACCGTTCTTATCAACCCTTCCTTCTTCAGAGATGCCGTTACCGATGAAGCTCTGAATTAACACGGCGATTAGGGTCTGTACGTTCGTATAACCCTTCTCATTGACCAAGTTTGCCCAATCCTTACCGATGAAGCTTGCGAATAGAAGCTCGTTCTTTCTGTCTTGGTTTGGATCTACCAAGTAAGGATTGAAATAAATCGTGTTATTGAATTCAGTAAAGGCAAAGCCTGTAATCCTGAACATGACCGTCTTTGTGCCGCTGCTAGGATCTGATACGACCACTCTGCGACAGCTTTGAACCTTGAATACGCCCTTAAAGCCGTCTTTGACGCCGTTGATTGGCTTTTTAGCTCTAGCGTTGTTTGCAACGCGGCGAGCGTCGGTAGGCCAGTTAAGCATGTTGACGATCATAAAATCGCCAGGGGCAACTTGCGTCTTATAATTAACGTCAGTGAAAAGGAGCGTTGCTGATACGGAAGGAGTTAACGCTGACTTTGCGGAAGTCGTTGTAACTTGGATACAATCGTTTTCCACGACAAGCGGATCTCTAACGTCAGAGCTTGGAGTGACAGTGTTTCTGAACGTATCGCGGTTTTCCCAACGAACGAACGTAAGAACCCAAGAAGGGCTTGATTGATGAACCAAGTCCTCTTCCCCTTGGCCAGAGCCAAATGGGCCTACCGGATATGTGTAAGCTCTTTTGTCTGACATAATTACTTAGAAGTCCTTCCGGCCTGCTGCTGCGTTACTGGTGTGGAGTATTGCTGCATAACCTTCTTGACGGAATCAAGATAGTTACCGTTACCGCTCTTAGCGTCTTCGAGAGCCTTGAGCAACATTGCGTTCATCTCACGGATCTGGTCAGTGAAAGCTGCAGCAGACTTTGCTGCCGCATCCATTCCGCCGCGCATTTCATTGAAATTCTTAAGAACCGTGCCGGCATCGCCTGCCATAGCAGCGATGGTATTATCTTCCATACGGCCAGAAGATCCTTGGGTCTTTTTAGTAACGACAGCTTCACGATCGCGCTGAGTGTCGGCCTGGCCAGGAATATCTCCGATAGCGCCGCTCATGCGAGATTCTGCCGTTTGAACGTCGCCGTATCCGCGCTCAACGTTCTGATAACTTCCCACCATGTAATAATCCTTCTGAACGTCGTCAGAGAACTCATGAAGGTTATCTTTAGTAATTTTCTTACCAGCCTTAGCTTGCGCTGCCTTTAGGCGATTGACTCTTTCGTCATAATCCTTAAAGCGGCTCATGGACTTTTGGTTAAGTCCAGAGATTTTGCCAACAAGTTCTTTTGGAGAGATTCCAGCGCTCTTTGCGGCGCCCTGAACTAGGAAATTGTCTTCGTTAAGCTGATCTTCTGGGATCTGCATCAACGATTGCTTTTCGATGGTCGAAAGCTTGTTGAGATCAGGATCGCTCATGAAACCTGCAGCACGCATGACGCCGCGTGGACCTGTGGTTTCGGACGACATCTTTTGATACTCTTGGTAGGCGCCTCTAGCGGATTCGATGCCCTTTGAGGTATTTTCATTCATGAAACTACCAAACTTAGCTGCGATACGCTCGAAGTCGTCTTGATTGCTAGTTCCGCTCTTTGCGATTGCCTCTGCAGCAGCTTGCGTAAACTTACGATTTTCTTCAGCGAACTTGCTGTCATCAAGACCAAGTTTCATACCTTCAGCTAAAAGCTTAACGGTAGCTTGCTTGGTAGATTCACTTCCGCCGATACTACCGCTCAAGGTTCCGAGCACTTGGCCAGCGTTTGTGAGATCCATGCCACGTTGAAGCTGAAGGCCAAATCCAGAGTCGCGAGCCATGCGAGTAGATCCGCCAGCACCTAAGATGTTGCCGGACATTTCCATAGCCATCTCTGGCGTAAATCCATTACCGATAGCTCCGCGCATGAAACCGTTTGAGCCATACATCTGATCGTTGTTAAATCCCAACGAGCGCTGGAACTGAAGGTTACGCATGAAGTTCTGCTCATAGTCAGCAGACGCAGCCTTCTTATAAGGATTCATGTTCTTTTCAGACTCAATACCGCCTTGATAGTCACCGGCAACTTGTTGCGCAACCATCGACTCGTACTGTTGTTTATAACGTCCGCCAATGAAAGGTAGCTGCGATAGCCCCAAAGCTCTTTCTCTAGGATCTGCTCTGAGCAATCCTGTGATAGCGCCGCCTGCGCCACCCAATGCACCAAAGATACCTGCACCAGCCGCAGTTCCAACGCCTGGGAAAAGGGCCGTTCCTAAGCCTGCGCCGATACCTGCGCCGGAGGCCATACCTGCACCGCCCCACTTGAGCATGTTTCCAGCTAGGCCCATTTTGTCAGCGGTCATACCGCTGTTCATGGCTTCTAGTGCTCTTGAAGCTGAACGCGCACGTTCTTGAGTCCAAAATGACTCGAATGCACTTCTACGACCATAGATGTTCTGAACATCTTGGCCCATAAAACCTTGAGTGGCACTTCCCATTGCGGCAGCGGTCTGAATTGGCATTCTTCCGTATGCCCTGTAAGAATCGCCGGCCATACCTAGGCCGACACCCAAAGTGCTGATAGCGCCGCCTGCGGCGCCAATCATGCCAGCTGGACCCATAGCTCTAAGGAAGTTTCCTCCCTGGCCCATTAGTCCGCCCATGCCGCCGGTCTTGTATGCGTCTACTAAATTTCTAACGTCGAGATCGCCCTTTTGCTTCGTATTGAGCATTTGGTTGAGAACGGCATCACGCTGCTTATAGCCTTCGCGTTGGCTATAGAGATTTGCCTCAACCCTTGCGATCTTCTCTTTAATTCTTAGTTCTTCTTCGGAACCTTTAACTGCCTCAGCCTGGAGCTTCTTTAGCTGATCGAGCTTACCCACACGTTCATTGATAAACTTTGCGAGCTTTTCCTGGCCTTGAGCTTCTCTCGTAATTGAGGCTTCAAGTTCACGGCGAGCCTGATGGGAACTACGCTGAAAGGCGTCTGAGCCGGGCCTAGACATGGTCCCGCCAAAACCAAGATTGTCTAGGCGCTGGGCGGTCGCGCCCTGCATTCTAGCCATATCTGAAGGCTGATAGATCTCACGCAACTTTTTTTGCATGGATTCCACAGACTTATCAAAGTCAGACGTATCAAATTTTGCTTTAAACTCGACTTCTTTTCTCACGTTATCTCCACCTTTAAGGCCACATTTAAGATTGTAATTATGACCCCTTAGGCTCTTATCTCCTTATATCAGAGCTAAATGGTTGATTTAATTAGTATGTTAATTACGGTAAATAAGAAAATAAGCTTGACCAAAACATTCCGGTCGGCTATTTTATATTTATGCCTAGAAAGAAAAAGAAGACAAAGCCACAGCCTAAGAAGAAGCCAGATCCAAAGAAAACGCATGTAGAAACGCTACTTTACTATACCGAAAGAAATATTACCGGATGCGGTAGCGAACTTGACGTGCTCTTTACTGCTCAGGCCAAGAGGCTCAGGGAGCTTCTGGAGAGTTTATGAAATACCTAAGGGCCTACGTTAAAGCATTTGTCACCCTGTTCACAGGAATGGGCGTAGTGCTTTTTGCTATTAAATCCATGTTTTTCCAAGACTTTTTAGCAGATTACTTCTTTTACGTTGTGACCGTAGCTGCCATTGGCGGCCCCATCTCTGTGATTCTCAACAAAAAGGATGTCGCTTGAAGTATTTTCTTATTGCCTTAATTACACTGTGTTCGCTAAACTCCTACGCTGACGAAGGCTTTCTCGGCTTTGGGGTGGGTATCGCGAATAGCGCCAAGTCCTCAGCCGGGGAAGTTAAGATTTTTAACGCCGGCCTAAGAGAGGACATTTGGAATGGTATCTATTGGCAATACAAGCTCGGTTTTTGGGGTGACGGATCTGGAAATCCACACAGGAGCAGTAGTCTTTATGCTTCTACTGGTCCTGGCCTTCTTGTGGATCTTCATCCGGTCGAGATTAGAACTGGCTGGAGTTTGGCGGCGATTAGTTCGCCCGACAGTTACCTGGGAGGTAGGTTTCCACAATTTAACGGCGAACTCTATCTTGGTGTTAGGGACAATCACGGCAATGGTATTGGCGTTCAGTATGAACATGTCTCCAGTGCGGGTATTGTTACTCCTAACCAGGGCAGAGATTTCTTCATTCTTCAGATAAGCCAGAGGTGGTAAATGAACGACTCTGAATTTAACGTTCTCCTTAAAGAAATGGTAGAAGGCATTTTGCTAGCTTTCAACAAATTTGACATAATGAATGAAAGCGTTAGCAGCCTTAATGCTGGTAGCCTCTATTATTTTGTTCAAGGGGTAAATAACAAACCAACTTACTATTGGCCAGACGGAAGTCTTTCTAGTAAAAAACCTAACGATGGAGAGACTTGGACAAAGCCTAATTTCACTGGCGGCCCTACGGAGACTTGGCAGTGGGATGATTACATGGGTCAATGGATCAACATCACTAATCACCCAAATGGCAGACAGACCCATAGGCAAGCTGCAAACCAGAACATGTCTGGTGGCTGGGGAGTCAGCGGCGGTTACAGTAGCGGTAACGGCACCCTCTATATCCCTGACGACTTTGACATGACCGAAGTAAAGATGGATCTCGGCAGGATAGAACAAATTAAATGCGAATGCGGTTCCGAGAAATGTGGATCAAATAAGCACTCAAACTGGTGTCCGAAATACGATAATACTTAAGTATGAACGAAGATACGCACTTCATCATTGGACTAATCGTTATGTTTGGAATGACCGTAGGTCTATTCCTAGTCCTTTATGAGGACGGCACTTCGTTCGCCTTGTTCAAAAGTTACGCTGCAAGCTAAGGTTACACAAATTCAATAAGAAGATAGCTACTACGAAGATGAAGCTTTACTATTGTTCTTACTGTAAGGCCAAGAGGGTTCATCCGCCTCTAA